GAGCGTTGTTAAGCTGGCCAATCAGGATGAGGATGCTATTCAGCCAGTCATCATATGGAGCCGGTGGTACACCACCCTCCACCCCGGTCACGGAGGTATTGACCGTCGTCGGGATAACACTGCTCTTTTTCAGCAGCCCGTTGTCCGGATGGTTCAGCGCCCGGATTTCCGTATAGCCCAGCCCCGTATGCGCGGTATCGGAGTCCGTGACCGTCCATGTCAGGATTTTCGTATCCGCGTCGTAGCTCGTATTCGTCGTCAGCGGAACAACCGCGTTATATGGCATGAAAAGCAGATGGAAGACAGGATTGTCATACCCCATCTCGCTCAGTTCTTCCACCCAGGCCGACATGTCGATATTGATCTGGGTCGCGTTGCTCTCGCCCTGCTGACCGATTGTCAGGTACTGAAGCTTCTCGATTTCGTAATCCACCGAAGCCATATCATCTCACCCTCTTCCATGCATAGATTCCGACCAGGTCGGTAGTTACCTGTTCCCATTCGCCAAAGGCAAATGGTTTCACAGGCGTTCCGGTTTCACTCGTCCTCACGCTCAGCGCCACGCTCCCGACAGGGTAGGCGCGCTGCCATCTGATCTGTTCAAGCAGGTCGCGCAGGCTGAACGCGAAGCGCCGCTCCTCCTCGCCCCATCTCGTCGGGATCGTCGGAAAGAGGAGACCGTAGTTATTAGGTTTTCTCATAAGTCCTCCTTAGTCCGGATCGAGTTCCAGATCGATCTTGATCCCGCCCGCGATGGTGTATGGCAGGGCGTCATGGCTCCGGATTTCCATCCGGAAAATCCTACCGTGCGTATTCAGGTTCGTCCGCAGGAGCTTGTTCGGTTTCACCTTGATGCGTTTCTCTTTGAACTTGCGCTCCGTCCGGATGCCCATCCACAGCTCGACAGGAGCCTCGCACTCGACCATCAGGTACACGGTGAATGCACTTTTGATGGAGCTCTTCACGCCTAAGTCCTGGTATCCGGATACCCACTTCACGGGCATAACCTTACCCTGGGTGTCATCCAGCTCGAACACCTCACCCGGGAAAGCGGCGCTCGTATAGAACAGCCGCTCATTGATCTGCAGGAAGCTCTTCACTGTCATCCCCGTCCGCAGGCTGATCGTCCGGTTCCGGGTGTCATACTGAAGAATCGCGTTGCAGTAGGGGCTGTCGTTGATGGGAAGCGCAAGGCAGTACACCCCGTCCCACATCCCTGCACAAACCAGATCGGTCGGGCTTCCAGTCACCTCTTCCCAGTGCTCCGGAGTCCAGGATTCCCCGGCGATGGAGCCGTCTGGCTGTGCCTCAGCCAGAATCGGAACAATGCACCTGTAAATCGTTTCCTCGTGAGTGCTCAGATCGCCGTAGCTGTAGGATCGATTCTCGGAATATTCCGGCGCAATGTACTCCCGGCTGAGCTGCTCCCGCATGAGAATCTGGGTTGGCTCCTGCAGAAAAGGATGTGCCCCGCTTCCGTCGTACCGCATCATGCCGTATTCACCCATCATGTAGGCGTACTCGCCTTCAACGGCAATCGTGTTCTCCGCGATGGTGCCGCCACCGTACTGCCGCTGGATCGTAAACTCGCCGGGGTTCGTACCGGAGATACGCCAGATGGAATTGCGCTTGATCGCCAGCAGTGTATTACCGTACTGCTTCAGGCTCAGGAAGCTGTCTCCGTCCCATGTGGGCTGAAGGATATCCCCGGCTCCGTCCTCCGGGATCTGCGTATTGGCCGACCAGTCAAACGGATCATACGGTGCGCTGTACACCAGCATGTCCGGCTCGTCGGTGATTCCGCTGCCCCAGATGCGCTCGTTGTACCGGGCCAGCACTCCGAAGTTTTTAGGCGTCGTCACCCTGCCAACTTCCTGCGTATCGCCGTACAGGCAGAACATCCCGTCCGTGGCGTTGGTGAAAAGCAGAACGTCCACTGGCTCGGACAGGGAGGCCCCGGCTCGTGTGTTGACTTCGTAGGTCACCCAGTCGCAGTTATCGTCGGTCAGCCCGCTGTATCTCTGCACCCAGTCGTCGCCGCCGTCCAGCGTCTTGGTGTAAACCTTGCCCCGGCTGATCGCGACCAGCAGTGTTCCCTCCGTGCCGTATCTGCGGTGCAGGTAGGCGAGGGTGCCGATCGGGTCATGCAGAGTCTGCTCCAGCTTCCGGCCTTCGCGCATAGGTTTGAAGCTCCCGCCTGAGATATCGACATTCTCCATCTCCCGGGCGAGCTGCATCGACATGTTGTAGCCATCCCCGGTCTGGTTCAGCCCGCCGAAGCTGTTGATGTTGAAGGAGGTTTGATACTGCGGCATACTTCCACCTCCTTATGTCGGGATGTTAATGAAATTCTTGTACTGCTTTATGGTTCCATCCGCATTCAGTCCGGAGAGGCCACCTTCTCCGTTGATCCGGGAGATCACTTCATCGAAGGCCTGTTTGAAGTATAGCCCGCGCTGCTGCTTCTGAGGGTTCCCGTTTCGATAGACCAGCCAGGTGGCATAGTCTGCCAGCGCCCGGTGAATCCAGTGCGGCACCGCCGGGATGTCCTCGTCATACACCAGCCTCGGGTAGCCTCCCGTCGGAACGTGGCCCTTCGCCCAGGCCTTGATGATCTTGTCGTACCCCTCGTTGACATAGTCCTCCACATGCGGGAGGTAGTCCTCCAGGTCGTCCGCGTCATTGTTGGTCTGGAACATGACCTGCTCCTTGATCTCTTTGAAGGTCATAGCCTCTCACCTCACAGATTCGGATACCGCTGTTTCAGCATGATGTAGACTTCAGGAGTCACATCCACGTACTCGCCCCGCTTGATCCGGGTAAAGTCATCGCCCGTCTCGTTGCTGATACTGACGTGTTCATACTGATCCACAGCGACGCCCGTTGCGTCGTCATTCTCCCGCTTCGGGATGTAGATCCTCACGCGGGTCTCCTCGACCGGCTTTTCCTTTTTTGGTACAGCAATCGTCTGACTGCTCTTAGGCATAAATATTCTCCTTTCTAAGAATTGCCCCGGAAGAAACACTCTTCCGGGTCAATCCGTATAACTTAGGCGCTTACACCGTGTTCAACCCGGACGATGAAGTCATCCTGGATAATCGCGGCGCAGAAGTGTTTTACCTTCCAGGCGATAGTTCCGCGCTGGTTCAGCGGGTCATCAGAGCCAGAAGAACCAGGGGCCTTCACGATGGTCTGGATGTTCGGGGTACCTCTGCCGCCCAGCTGCACGATGCCGTAGGCGTCGCGGCCATAGATCAGGGTGGCATGCACTTCGTCACCGCTGGAAGCGCCGCCGCTGGGGACGACCTTCAGAAAGTTCGTGGTAGTCCAGTCCGTAGTGTCGGCGGGCACCCAGCGGAACGTAACGGTCTTCGCCGCAGCGTCCACGTACTCGATGCACATGGGCGTCACATAGTCGGTGCTGGACTTGGTGTACTGCACGTAGACCAGCTTGCCGGTCAGCTCGCGGGCCTCGTCCTCGCTGATCGTATCAGACACGGTCATGGTACGGGTCGCAGCGTTGAAGGCGGTCGCAGTCAGAGCTGTCTTGGTGCCATACAGATAGGTCTCGTTGGTGAAGATCTTGCCGTTGTCCACTTCGAAGAACTTGACCTTATAGATAGTGCCGAGCTCATACTTCTGCACCCGGGCATCGCTCTGATACGTTGCCACATCAATCCAGTGCTGATCCTGCGTCAGATCAAAGTAGGTGTCGTGGTCGATCTTCGCGTGGTAGTAGCCGTCAGAGAAGGGCTGAGCGCCCGCCTTCTTCAGCTTGCGAACCACGCGCTTAATTACCGCATAGTTAATAACGTTCGCACTGGTCAGGGCGGCGCGGCTGGTCACGGAGCCGGGATACATGACGTTCAGTCCGGCGCAGATCTCATCACGCACGATGGTGTCGATGGACAGCCGGGCCTGATTGTTCAGCCGGTCGGACATGGCTTTGGTCATGTTGTCGATATGGAAAAGATCGAATTCATCCGTGTAGGGGATGTAGCCGCCGTAGGGCTTGGTCATCACGGAGAACTCGGTTTCCTGCAGCTTCTGGCCGTCAGGAGTCACGCCTTCATACAGGGGCTTCGTGATAGCGGGAAGCTCGGTGAAGCGGTGGAAATGAACGTGCTTGCCGTTGTGCTCAGGCTGCTCGATCATCTGAGCGTCGGAGGCATAGCCCAGGTTGGGCTGCACGTTCTTCAGCGCCTGCCTCTGGAAATAGTCCTGCAGGGTAGGGCTTACGCCCTGGTCGTAGGAATAGTTCATGTTGGTAATAGGCATTCGTAGCACACTCCTTTATACTTTGAAGCGCGCTCCTTCCTCCAGCCTCTTGTTCAGTCTTTCAAACTGCTCATCCGTCATGGAAGCGATCGTGGATTTCTCCGCGCCGCTCGCGCCGTTGGAGGAGCGCATCGGAGAGGGTGCCCTTCTTCCGGCCTTCTTCTCGGTGAGATAGTCAGCCACGTCATAGAAGTCCCACTCTCCGCTGATCACTTTGTTCTTGGTTTCCTGGTTGGAATTGAACTCAGCCAGCACGTCGATCTTCCGTGTACCCATGATCTTGTCGGCCTGATGCTGCAGCATATCAATCCGGGTCTGGATCGCGGTGTCGTCGTTCTTCCTGGCAAACTGTCCGTTGTCGTTCCGGGGCTGCTCGGGCTTGGCCGCGGGAGTGCTGGCCTGTCCCTGCCCCTGCCGGTAGCGCACAAGCTCCTTGGCGGTCTCAAGGTCTTTCACCTTGCCGCTCCGCACAAGCTCCTGCGCGTCCTGCTCCATCATTCTTTCCATCAGCGGAGCCAGCTTCGCGTCGTACTCGGCGCGGATCCTCTGCTCCGTTTCCCGGATGGCCTTGTCCACCGCCGCCCCGACCCGCTTCTTAATCCATCCGGGTTCACTGTTCCCGGAGGCTTCTGCCGGATTCGCCGGTTCGCTTTCGGTCTGCTGGGGTGCCTCGTCCATCACGGAGTCCAAAGTTTCCGATGCATCGTGTTCCTCGGTGACAGGAGCCTCAAGCTGGACGTCGTCTCCAGCAGCCTCTGCCTGAATGTTCTCGACCATTTCTTCCATGGAAAAAATTCTCCTTTCATCCGGCGCGAAAACGCTGTCCCGGGTGTATATGCAAAAGCCCTGCGAAAACGCGGGGCCGATTGCCGGTGATTATTTCTTCAAGTCCTGTATTTCGTGCTGAACCTCGCTCATCTGGCCTTCCAGTATGTAGGTTCTTTCAATCACGCTATTATGCTTGTCAACCTTGCTCTCAAGCTGTTTCAGCCTGTATTCCATCAGCGCCTATGACCGCCGATTACTCAGGTAAGTGCCGATCAAAGCACACCCTGCTGTGATCAGGCTCCCTGCGATTGCCGTCCATTCCATCGGTTACACCTCCTTGTTCTTTAAGAATTTGGTCATGATGTAACCATCAGCGGCGTACCGGACACGTGCCCAGTCGCCCTCGATCTCGAGCACCTCACATTCCTCGCCCTCGCGGAGGACGCCAAGCTTCGTGCTCTGAACGGTCGCCCCTTTCCGGATGTTCACTGTGCCGTCATTCGGCACGTCCACGTAGGCCTTTCCAGGTTTCAATCCGATCACCTCGTCTCTTTTGTCGGAGTAGCCGATCCCCCGGATCAGCCCGTAGTGCGACCATTCGGACAGGGAAGAGGAGACGACGCCCGCCTGGGTGCCCTTCGCCTCGACCACCTGATTGTTCCCGACGTAGATCCCCACGTGGTAGAAGTCCGTCCCGTTCCGCAGCTTGAACACAAGCGCCCCGGCAGGGACGGAGTTTCCAGGAATCGCGCCCTTCTCGAACAGCGCGTCCCTCCACTGGGAATTGCTTCCGTGTGCTACGGAGACCCCGCACTTCTTGCACAGGTACTTGACAAGCCCGGAACAGTCAGCCACGTAGTGGCCGACCCACTTCCGTCCGTACCTCCGTGCCTGCTCGTACTTTTTGTCGGTCGTCTTGTCCATCTCGTTCTGCATCTCTGCAGTCCATTTGACCCCGGCTCGGCCAAAGATATAGCCCCACTTTTTCTGGAGGATCTCCCTGGCCATCTTCGCCAGGTCTTCGCCCATGTACATGGTCATCACCTCCTTATGTCGGGAGCGGAGCCCCGGTCTGCACCCCAAGGGTGTTCCTCGCGGCGTCCACCACAGCATTGGCGCTGTCTGGAGACTGGAGCATGCTGGTGGCTCCGACGGTGCCCGGGCTCTCGCCGGGCGCGGGAGCGCCGCCGCCCCGCTGCCGGTTTCCGACAGTGGCCAGCGTGTTGCTCATCTCAGCGGTCGTCTTCCGCAGGCTCGCGTTCTCAGCCCGCATCTGTTCCATCTGCTGGCCCATCTGCTCAACCTGCTGCTGGAGCTGCTGCATCTGCTCCTGGTAGTGCTCGTTCGCCTCGATGACGGGGAGAATCTTATCCTTGCCGTCAAGGTTCAGAATCCTGAACAGAGCGCTGACGGGGAAGAACTGCTGTGCCTGTGCCGCCATATTGTAGGCTTCGACGAACATCTGGTTCTGGTTGGCGATGCGCTGAGGATCCCTGCTGGATACTTCGATCTGCACGGTATAGGGAGGAGGGTTGACCACGCCCTTGCTCTTCTTCCCGAACAGCTTCTTCGTATCGACCTTGACCGGGAGCTTCCGGCCTGTGATCATGACGACCCTGTCGTCATCATAGAACTGGGCCATCAGCCAGATGATCTGCTCGACGATCTGCTTGAACCCGTACTTCAACTGTTCCGTCCGCATGGAAGCAATCTTGCCGCCCGCCTGGATCAGGCTGTTGATGGCCTTGCCGGAGACGATGCCGCCCGTGGTCTCGCCACGGGTGAACTGATTCGCGCCGGAGTCGGCTTTCAGGTCGCTCTGAAGCATCGTCATCAGCTGAACAATGGTCGTGCCGAAGGGCTGGTTCTGTAGCCACTGCAGATTGTCCGGCGTGATGTTGTCGCCCTCGATGATATCGTTCTCCCAGTTGGCCAGCGCTTCCTTATCGATGCCGGAACCGTTCCGGATCAGCAGCCTTCCCTTGGAGCTCATCCTGGCGTTCATGTCCGCGTAGCTCATGTACCGGTTGATATACCGCATCATGGGGACAAGCTCATGCACAAGCCCTTCGCCCGCCAGGCTTCCTTCGACGCTGTCGTGAACATCCACAACGAAAGGATACATACCATGTGTATACACATCCTTCTGCTTCTCAAGCAGCGCCCCGCCAGCGGCGTAGGCGACGTTCACGGTGTATCTCCGGGTGGAAGCGTTGTACTCTCTCCACCAGTATTCAATCATCAGCGCCCGCTTCTCGTCGCTGACATGCTCGGCATCCTCCTGCCCTGCGGTCATGCCCACGTCGGCGTGGGTACCGTCCTCAGAAGTGACGTACTTGCCTTCTTCCGGATAGTGATCCCGGAACCAGGATAGCGGTCTCCATCCAACCTTCATGACGGCCCTGCAGTCCTGCAGGTTGTCAGCGGTCGGATCCCAAAGGAAGGCCTCCAGCGGCCAGCGCACCAGCGCGATCTCGCCCCTGCCATAGTTCGCATCCTGATCCCACGCCACCTGGGTGATCGCCGTGCCCGGGCCGTAGAAGTCCTCACACCTGCGATAGTGGAGCTGCTCAAAATTATTCGCACAGTACACCACGTAGTGCACCATGTCCTGCAGGTCGTCGGCGGCATCCTGCGCGTCCACGGTCTCCGGCATAAGCTTCGCCTCCGGCATGGAGAGCATCTGATCAGCCACGACGTTATTGATCGTGGACTTCAGTGTCTGCATCTGCAGGGTTTTCTTTCCCTTGTTCTGATTGATGGTTATGGCTGTGTCCTGTTCCGGGTCGTCCATATGCAGGATACGCCGGGACTCCTTCGCCGCGTCGTGGTACGGCCTGTTCATCTCCTCGAAAATGTCCAGCCGGTCATAGATCGTTTCCAGCAGCTCCTTATCCTCCTCGGACAGGGGCTGTTCCTCCAGATATTCTTCCGTCAGGGCCTCGCGCTCTTTATCCGTCATGCCTGCTCACCTCTTTCCCCTCACACTTCCAGCCAAACGTCGGGCCAAGCGGATGCTTGTCCGTGTGAAGAATGAACTGCAGGGTATCTATGTTCAGCTCCACCTCAGTGCCAGTGCTCTGAATCTGCTTTACAAGAACCGGGAAAACCTGAGCCACATCTGAAAGCAGCTCCTGATCGTTCTTTGTGTTCAGCACAACATAGGCCCCATACAGAGAAGTCTCTGGAAAAGGCCGAGCACGGAGGCAGAAATCCGTCGACATAAAGGGATTCCTCCTTTTTCTTTTATTTTTTTATATGCACGCACAAACAGAGGGGGAGCTTGTTCAGCATCACCGTGCTCGGTCTTGCTTTCTCAATCTATATCAAACGGGCTGAACGGCTTATACACCTGCGGCGGCTTCTTCGTCGGCGTCAGCGGGTGCGCCATGAGCACGTATCTTGTCTCGTCGTAGATATGATCCTCAGCGTCCGTGTCGATATCCTCCGGTTTCGTCTCGCTGTAGGGGAGCGTGGAGACCGTCCGGATGAAATCCTTGCAGGTCGAGAACACCTGCAGCTTTGGCCGCCCGTGCTCATCGAACCTCAGCCGCTCATGCATCTGCATCTTGCCTGCGATCCGGGCGTTATCGCCCTTGTCAAACACCACGCCCTGCCGCCGCCCGTAGAACCCGGGAGCCATCTGATCCGCGACGGAGTCGCCCCGGCTCTTGTCGAAGATGGCCGGGTCAGCCACCCGGAGAACCTTGATGTTGTCCCTGATCTCCGGAGCCTCCCGCTCCAGGATGCCCTCAGCGATCTGCGCGGGCGTCAGCTCGATGCCGACGTTCGCCTGCCGGGGTTTGCACCCGTACCATTCCTTGTACCGGTACAGGCAGCCGTCAGGGCCCATGGCGAACCACCCGCAGGAGAAGGGCTTCGAGTACCCATGGTCGAACCCAAAGTACCGCGGCCAGTCCGCAGGAATATCGAAGGGCTCGATCACGTGCGTCCACAGCCGGTCTTTGTAGTGCGCCGGATCATCCTTCCACTCCTTGAACACCTGTCCCTCGAAGGAATCCCAGTCGCCGTTTAGCAGCGCCCGCCTGAGCGCTTCCGGCTTCTGCTCCAGCTCGAAGATGTAGTCGTCCGTGATGTACGGGTTCTCTGTCGCCAGGGAGGGGATGTACTGGGTCTTAATCTTCTTCGTCTTGTGCAGGGTCTCGGAATAGACCTCCTGTGTCCGTATCTCCATGTATGGCCCTGCGTCCACGAACAGCTTCTTCACCCATCCGTGCCCGATGTTTCCGGGGTTGCTCGCGCTCTTCACAATCGGGACGCACCCCAGACTGCGCTTTGCGCGGAGACGGGTCTTCAGGAAATCGTAGACCACCTGCTCGAAGGTCGTGAGCTCATCAAAATACATGTGCTGCGCTTCAAGTCCCGAATATCTAAAACGGTCAGCGGCGTTCTCACAGTGACGGAAGAGAATTTTGCTGCCGTTGACCAGTCTGTATTCATGCCTCCCGGCATTGTACGTGGCAATGCTTTCCGGATAGCTCGACTGAGCTTCCTTGATATCCGTATCCTCCAGCTCCTGATAGGTTCGCCGGAAAATGACCGCTACCGTGTTCGGCCACTTCAGGCACCTGAACAGCGCATCCATGATCAGGGCCTTGGTCTTGCCGCCTCCCGCGGCCCCGCCATAGAGGATCTCGTTCGCCGGGGAAGCGTGAAACATAGCCTGCTTTTTTGTAGGCTGATAATTGATCACGCAGGTTGGCATGGTGTACTCCCGTCAAACCCCGGGGAATGGTATAACGCCCGGAGCACGTTATAAATTTTTTTCTTTAGGAGGGGTCTGTCGTGGTATCGGGGTGCTGAGGTTATATACGGCCCGCTTACCAGAGCGCGGAGTCCCTGGCACGATTCAGCCCCCCGGGGTCTGATCGGGGTACCCCCACCCCCACCTTGGCGGGGGGAGGGGGGTGGCTTTACCTATATTTTCCGGCTGGGGCTGGTGGCTGGGGCCGGGCTTTGGCCTCTCGCTACTGCATAACCAGACCAATCAGCAATGCATAAAGCTGTGAATACTCATAGCTTTATGCTGCATAAATGCCTGAAAATAACATGGCAAGTAATATCTGGTCAGAAACAAATACCAGAATAAACAGAAACAGGCGAAAATACCTGTTTCAACTATTCGTAAAACTATGCTTTTACGAATAGTTGCCAGCTTCCGGTCAGGGGCTCATACCAGATTAGCCATCATCATCGGGGGAGCCGATTTCTGGCATTCCTTCTATTCTGACATTGACGGCCTTCTCATCCTCGCCCCAGATCAGCGGCTTGGCAAAGGTCAAGCTATCATTCGCGGCCTTGTTGGCCAGCCACCCATTGTCATCTCTTATCTGAGACTTGATCTTCTTCAGGGCCTCCGAAGACATGGCAATGCTGATTCTCCTGATCTCATCTTTCCATATCTCATCGTACCAGGGCTTCCGACGCCAGCGGGACATTTGCATATCAGCGTTCCTAATGAGGTTATCTGCTGATACTCCAACTTCCAGACCGAAAACCTCTTTCAGGATTGCGGGCCTGCCTTCAGCCCTGGCTTCCATGCGAACGAACATGTCCTGCTTGACCGTCGCTTTCGGGGATCCTCGCTTCGGCACTGTCTCGCCTCCTTTCAGCCGGACGTCGGGCACCCCCGGAGGGGTGTCTCATGCTCTAACGTTTATGTAATGGGTGTAAAAAAGAAGAGCAACCATAGAATACGCTCTAAGGTTGCTCCTGGTTAGATTTACCTCTAATCCACCGATTGCATTATACCCCAAATCATGTGGTTTGTGTAGGCCTTAAATTTCTATTTCCCCATCAGCTTATCCAGCTCTCGCAGGGCATATCCTCGTGCCCTGTATACGCTTTTGCTGTCCTGATACTGCATGATCTCCGATATCTCCCGCATAGGCTTGCCGATAAAATAGTGATAAATCAGCACCTGCCTGAAGTTGAAAACGGGAATCCGATCTACCAGCGCTCTGGCCTCTTTAATCAGTTTGGCATAATCAGCCAGCTTCTGATCAATCTCCGTCGTGATATCAGCCATGCCTACGGCTGCCGTCTCCACCCGACTATGGTTATCGTGGGCTCCAGGCATACCGGCGAAATTGGCGGCTAAAGCACCGCCTAAAGCCAGATAATGTTCCCTCTGCTCAGCCAGCAGTCTCATCTCCTGCTCAGCCTTCTGGACACTTTCCATGTATTCCTTAGCTCTCATACTTATCAATCCTCGCTTTCACCGCGTCGATCAGGGCATCCTGCCGTTCGGCCTTGCCCGTCAGAATTTTAACCACGCCTTCGTCTACCGTATCCTGTGCTACCAGATGATATATCTTGACCGGCTTATCCTGTCCCTGCCTGTACAGTCTGGCATTAGCCTGCTGATACAGCTCCAGAGACCACGTCAAACCGTACCACACCAGTATATGTCCTCCGCGCTGCAGATTCAGCCCGTGCCCGGCGCTGGCAGGATGTGCGATCAGCAGGGGAATCTGTCCGTCATTCCAGCGCTGTACCTCGTCATACCCCTTCAGCTGGACTGCCTGCGGAAACCGCCTGCATATCCTCTCAGCATCGTGCTGATAACTGTAATACACCAGCACCGGCTCGCCGTTGGCCGCCTCAATCAGATCCTCCAGGGCATCCAGCTTGGTATCGTGCACCAACTGCCATTTATGATCCTCAGTATAAACCGCCCCATTTGATATCTGCAGGAGTTTTCCTGCCAGAACCGCCGCATTTTGTGCCGTGATCGTCTCACCCCGCATCGGAAGGACTAAATCCTTTTCCAGCGTGTCGTAGGCTCTGCGGGCCTTTTCTGACAGCTTTACTGGGATTGTGATATCCACTCTGTCCGGCATCTGCAGATAATCCTCCGCTGTCATGCTCATACAGATATCCTTAATCCTGCCGTAAATCTCTGCTGATGCGCCCCGGATCGGCACCCAGTTGTACACCACATTTCCGCTTCTGTGGCCCGGGATGAACCACCTTTCCCGATAATGCCCGATGAATTTTCCAAGGCGCTCGCCCCTGTCCAGCAGATAGATCTGGCTCCACAAATCCAGCAAACCGTTAGGTGCCGGTGTACCGGTCAGTCCAACAATCCTCCTGACAGCAGGCAGCACTCGCCGAAGGGCCTTGAAACGCTCTGCTTTTGGGGACTTGAAACCGCTCAGCTCGTCGATCACCAGCATATCAAACGGCCAAACCTTAGTCTCGGCCTGATGATCCACAAGCCAGGCAACGTTCTCCCGGTTGATCACGTAAACGTCCGCATCTTTCCGAAGTGCCGCCTCCCGGTCTGTGCTGCTCCCAAGCACCTTCCTGATCCTCAGCCCCTGCAGATGATCCCACTTCCGGGCCTCTTCGGCCCAGACCGTCATGGCGACCCGTAAAGGGGCGATCACCAGCACCTTTGAAACAGCAAAATCCTCAATCAGCTCCTTGACTGCCGTCAGCGTGATCACAGTCTTGCCAAGCCCCATCTCCAGAAAGAGCCCGCACCGCTTATGATCCAGAATCCACTGCTTTGCCGCTTCCTGATATGGATAAGGCCTGTAAAGCATCCGCAATCACCTCTTCCTCCACAAAATCCAGCACCTGATCCCTGCCATACAGCGTCCGCACGTCCATGCCCAGCTCCTCCAGCCGTCGGTGTGTTTCCCGCTGCAGTGGAGACAGACGTCCTTTTTCCTGCTTAAGCTCCACAAAAATAACCCTGCCTCCCGGAAGCAAGACCAGCCTGTCAGGCACCCCCGCATTGCCGGGGCTCACCAGCTTGATGGCCCAGCCGCCTGCCTCTTTGATCCTCCTGCACAGCAGTTTCTCACTTCTTGACTCCAGCATCCAGCCTCGCCTCCCATCTGGCCCGCTTGGCCTGCATAACCTCCCGGACGTGCATCTTGCTGTAGCTGATCTGCTCCAGATACAGCATCACGTCCGCAATCTCCTCCTCGAACCTGTTGATTGCATCCTGTTCCGTCATAGGCGTCGGATTCACCCCGTCGAATACCCTCCTCAGTTTAAGAGCCGCCTGCCCCAGTTCACAGCATTCCTCTGATAATCCTGCCAGTAGTTCCACAAGTGGTAAATAGATTTTCATCGTCTAAGCCTCCCGGTCGAAAAAAGGTCTGTGTAGGATGTGTTGCCTAATATACAAACTCTTTCTTATAAGGGATAATTTATAGACATGGAACGAACATTGGTATTTAAACGACACATCCTACACTATCTGTACATCTAAGCACATCGTGCTACGCATCTGTTTTCAGACGCAATCCGCGCCAGTATCTGGACTCGGCTGTTCTGAATTTCTGGTAGTCGTTATTCTCCAGAGCCTGCGCGAAGTCGCGAGCCCGCTTCGGGTGGATACCATTCTGCCCGGCCCACACTTGGTACGCTTGATACAGCTCTCCGGCCTGCACCTCATAGTCTTCGCTAACCTCGCAGACATCTGTCACGAAGGTATTAAACCAGTCCTCTCCGTTCAGGTATTCTCCGGTTGCCTTCTTCACACATCGAGCCATCGGGAGCTTGCAGCCGTTCTCATAGAATCTGACTGCGCCGTCTATTACCCATTGCAGGACGGCGGGCCCGCACTCCTTGAACAGCACTCCCTGGTAATCTGTGATCACCTGATCCGGAGGAAGTGTGGAAGGGAAGGGCGCGATGGCAATCCTTCTCTTTGTGCCTCCGTCCATGCTGCCTAGGCGGGGCAGGTGGTTGGTGTGCATGATCGTTGTGTGTGTCGGGATGAATTCCATCGGGTCTTTGTACAAAGCCCTTGCTGAGATCACGTCCCGGGATGTGATCCGCTTGAGCTGGGCATTGGACATATAAGCAGACTCCTCAGTCTCACCCAGCACTGCGAGCCGCACCCCGCGCAGAGCGGCGATATAGCTTTGATCAGGCCGGGAACCGGGAGACGGTGCCAGCACGTCGGCATTGATGGCCTTGGCATAATCGCCAAACACGCTCTTGAGCACTCCGAAAAAGGTGCTTTTACCGTTGCCGCCTTTGCCGTAGCTGATAACCAGCCCCTCCTCATATACCTTGCCCACGGCAGCCATTCCGGCCAGCGTCTGCAGGTACTCCGCGAAATCCTCGTCTCCTCCGGTAATATGGTCAATAAAGTCTTCCCATTTGGCTTTACCCATCAGCCCCGGGGAGACTGCCGTGCACTTGGTGCACCTCGCCTTCGGGTTATGCGGGCCCAGCTCGCCAGTACGCAGGTCAATGATCCCGTCCGGGGTGTTCATGGCCCATGGGTCTGCGTCAAAGCTGTCAGTCCGTGGCTCGTCGGCGATACTTTTGAGGATCGTTGTCAGGTGGCTGATTCCCGGGGCTGTCCGGAGTCTGCAGACCGCTGCAAATTCCTTTTTGGCTGCCGCTGTCTCCTCCTTTGTGTCGGCCAGTGCCATCCGGGTCTGAGCGTTTCGGTACAGCACGTCGGTAAACTGCATCATGAGCATGGCCGCCTCGGCGTCGGCGTCCAGGAGCCACTTGGTGCCGTCCCAGAACATCCAGCCGAAGGCTTTGTTTCTCATCACGCCATAGCCATAGGTGTCGGACATGAGCACGGACAGCCCTATCTCCGTCAGGTCACCCTTGAAGGCTTCCAGATCGGCACTCTTTTCAAACACACTTTCCGGCGTCAGGAGGACGCCTTCAGCCAGCTCAGCCCGTACCCGGTCGTCCGTCTGGCACATCTTTTTCATGGCGGCCACGCTTGGCAGGCTTCCGATGGGTTCCTGGCTGTCCTTGTCCAGCTCGCCGAAGAGATGGATCCGTACCATGTCAAAGGCATTGCAGAGCCGGTTGCTGATCGGGTCGGTGCTGTGGTGCGAGTAGATGAAAGTGTCGTTGTCATAGGTCGCCGCGCCGTTGGTCGTGGATCCTTTTGTGTATGTCCAGCGGCCTTCCGTCACCGGGCTGTAGACGTCTGGCAGGAATTTTTGGATAGCCTCCGTGATCGTGTAGGCCCGGTTGAAGGCTCCGACGATCCCTGGCTTGGTCAGGGGATCCCCCTGCACTTTGCCCATCTTGACGACGGCCTCGGCCTGCCTGCTTGATGTAGGCCATGTCCGCATATCCTGCCAGTCATCATACATGGCGAGGATTTCGTCCGGATCGACCCATCCGGGGCCCGGATGCACCTTGACGATGAACTCTCCGTCAGAGCACACTGACGGCCAGAACATGAGCCTGGAGGCCTCATAGGTCGTGTCATCAAAAGCGTCAATGTCGATCAGCTTGGCCAGCATCCGGGCGACGGGCTCATACTCTGCCGCCGAGACAGGCCGTGAGAGGGGAATGACAAACCTGAGCCTGGGCTGTTCCGGGGTGTGGCTGTGGCTGGTGTGCATCAGGCAGGCCTTGCCTACCATGATGTCCCACAAGTCCCACAGCCCCATATCCGCATAGTCCGCGTCCAGACAGATGAGCTGCCGGTCGGTGATATTCCCGGCCCGGCGCACCCCGCCCTCGATCCTGCCGCCGACGTACCCGCCGACGTCCTTGGCGTCCCCGCGCTGATCTTTGGTCATGGCAGCATATTCTGCCATTGTTTCATTGGTCACGACAGGAGTGGAGAGCTTCCGACAGAGCCGCTCCCAGCTCACCGTCTTGGGAACCCAGCGGGTGGCCCGCTTGGACTCACCCACTGAGATTGTGATATCAGGCATACTCAGTATCCTCCATATGTTCGCGGCATACCCACACCGGCACCCCGCGGATCCAGATGTACCCGACGGCATCCCGGTCACGGAACATTCGGGCGCATAGTTCACAGATCATTCTGCATCACCGCTTTCTCCGTCTGCACAGAACCAATCAGGTTTACACCATCCGTTGTGGAAGCAAACACTGTCTGAATTGTCGCACGCTTCTATGTCTTTATTCCAATAATTGCAATCCTTGCATAAAACCAACGGCTTCATTTCGAGCACGCAACCAGTTTTGTCCTTATCAAGTTTCGGGATCATTACCCACGCTTCAGATTCAGCCATCCCACTTCACCGCCTTTCCCCGTCAGCACAATACCAATCATCAGTTGTCCAACGCTTGTGCAATTCACAATACCGATACAACTCACCATTTAACTCTGTCTCGTGTTTGTCAAGATGTTTCACGCAATCCTTGCATCTGACAACAGGTTGTCTATCTTCAATGGCAATAGCGCAGTTTTCACAATTGTCCTGTTCTTTCAGCAGTTCTTCCTTTGTAGGCACCGGAGATAATTCCACACGTTTTTTCAGAATGTCGAGCCACCACTGATAGTTCAGCACAACAACGCCCTTCCCAAGAAATTTAACCGTAGACCCTTCCCGGCATCTGCGGATGATTTCCGCATCTGCTTCCTGCTCTTTCAGCAGTTCCAGCTTTTTGCAAGCATCCTCAATCGTTTGAGCAAAATCTTCTCTTCCTATATTTGACAGATACAGACTTATTTCGGAAAGGCCATAAATAATATCATCACTTTTCATAATTACCTCATTTATTGTTTGTTGTCATATTTTGCACAAAGCTTAGGATACTCTGGAATTGCACCCCTGCATCGTTTCACAAGCAAATCAGCAATTTTTTCCAGCCCTTCGAATAAATATCCTATGTCTGTATGTAAAGCGTAACCTTTAGAATCAACCCACATGCTGTTTGAACAAAACGATTCTTCATTGTTCAAATAGTCAATAAGTGTTTGCGCCGCTTTTAATGCCCTAACAGCTTTTTTGTCATTATTCATTCCATTTCACCGCCTGTCCGCATTGATCGCAATACTTTTGTTTCTCATAGAAAAAGCATTTATGACACTTTGGGCACCTGTAAAGACGGTCGATTTCGTTCAGCACTTCTGCTTCCGGCTCAACCGCTTCCTGCTCTTTCAGCAAGGCAAGGACGGCTTTTGCCGTCTCTTGTACCTCGCTGTCGCTGTACCACTGCTGCCAGTCATCCTGCGTCAGCCCTTCCAAGCAGCCCATTACTGTCAATCTATCCATCATTCCCACTTCACCTCATGACCGCAATAACCGCAGTAATTGATTTCCTTGTCTGCCCTCTTTCTCGGCAATCTTTGACCACATTTTCCGCAATACACTTTTCCTTGGCTCCATGTTGGCTTCACGGGTTCCTGCTCTTTCAGCAGTATTTCTACTTCTGTCTTTATCTGGTCTATGTAATCGCATAAACTGGAATACACATCCCAGTTGCCTGGGCTAACTACAGGATGAACGGTCACATCTGCGAACAAGCGCAAATCATCCAGATGAGTTATAACCACTTCTCTATCAGTCATCCCACTTTACCGCCTTCCCACAATATGGGCAGAACCGTGTGCCAAGGTGCAATCTCTGCGCTCCCATTTCGATGCTTCTGTCCGTAGAGCACCACGGACAATAAGCATTTCCATACATGTCCGTTTTAACTTGCATCGGTTTCTGCTCTTTCAGCATGGAAAGCACATACTCTGCGTCTTCCTTTGAAAGACGAACATCCTTAAATTCTCCAGCCTCGTTTATGGCTGTTTCCAAAGTTAATTCTAAAAGAGTCACCCTACTTCACCGCCTGTCCAGCTTCGGCAATTCTGGCCTATACATCCATGCCGTTATTTCTCTTATGTCTCGTCCGCTGTCGAGCATGATTCCATCGTCAACACCGTCCACATAATCGTCAATCCAGATATCTTTCCCGTCTGTCATGAGATACTGCCCATCATCTCCCGGTAAGCCGTGAATAATACCGTCATCGTCCTCTGTGAGCAGATTCCACTCCTGCTCTTTCAGCAGTTCCAGCGCATCATCTATATATTTTATGCCGCTCTTACATCCAAGATTCCCGACAACGCCATCAGCTCGATTGCTTCCCATCTCAAAAAACAACCTTGCGGCTTTCAGTTCCATGATAACCTTCTCTCTGTCCATTCACTTCATCGACCTTCCGTTATATCTTTTGATACACATTCCCATCCAATGAGTTCTACCTCGCTAATCGGTTCAAAATCGAATAATTCTTCCATTCTTTTTTCTGCTTCTTCTTCTGTTTCGCCCTCAACCCATAAATCAATATTGAATTTGAAATGTGCCATTCACTTCACCGACCTTCCTTCATTCTTTGTCCACAAGAACACAAAGAAATTCTTTTGTGTTATCAAAGCCTACCGCTATATAACCAGTTCCTTCCAACGCATCGTTGATCTTGTTGAGGATTTCAGCTATGTCTTCTTGCCTTATGTCACTCATTGCTCTCACCGACCTTCCGACATATCTGCGCCACAGTTTGGACAGAACGAATAGCAAGCTGTTTGTCCATCCTGTGAAACACCGCATTGGCTGCATTTCATCCAACTGTGTCCATTTGTGTTTCCGAAAATCCAATGCCCTTTTTCGCGCTGATGTTCAAGAAAACGAATTTGTGCTTCATGCTCTTTCATCGTTCTCACTGCGTTGTAAAACCCGCGATCATAAGCGTTATGTACAGCCTCACAGATTTCATCACTTACAGCATCCATGCAGAAACCGCCGACCGGAGAGCAGTTCCCAAGATTCCCACGCATTGGGCAATCTTTTCTCATATCTGGATCATACATCCCATTTCACCGTCTTTTACCAACATTTACAGAAACTGCAGACATCTGACATGTTCTCTGTCTTTCGCCCATTAATCGCTTTTTTGACGTTTTATCCTCTGATTTTGCATTTTTTCTGCAAAAAGCGGGGTTAAACCGTGTTCTAAACAGCCTTTTCTGTTTTGCTGGCCTGATTTGTCATTCCCGGACCTTCCTTTTCCACGATCGCGGTTGCATACTCGTCATTCACGAGCTTCTCCAACGTGTACAGAGCTTTCATATCCTGATACATCATGTTCCATGTGTCATGCACCTGACCAAGCCCAACCATTTCAGGGTATTTTTCCGCGCTGAATGCCTTTTCCCATTTTGACCAAACCGCACCAGCTAAATGCTGAAGCGCAATTCCGCATTCCATTTCCTGTTCCTGACTCCACGCCATGCCCCAATTTTCATCAGCCTTTTTGCTCATCCGTCAATCCTCCTCTGGATAGATCGTTATATCCAAATGTCTGCCAAGAAAACGGAGCCCATAATCCGTCAAGCTATACCACGCTTGCTTTCCTTCCTCTTCCGGCTCGTGTTTCCTGATGATTCCGAGTGCCCCGCTGAAGTAGTCCAGATATTTGTTGTTTCCTGCCCAATAGTTCCGATACGGCTTATAAAAAATCTTTCCGTGCCGCTTATAGGCATGGCGCACGCCTTCCGGCCACATTCCGATCATGTGCATCATGTTCTCAAGCACTTTCTTGAGATCCCAACCTTTGTTCCTGAAGTCATCCTCCACACCCATGTCTGTCCCCATGTCGCCGAGATAATTTGAATATTCTTCCTGGAACCGGTCGAGCTGCTTCCGGGTAAACCTGCAGCCATAGCTCCCATCCTTGAAGGTTCTCTGGTCCTCTTCTGACGCGAAGCATTCAGGATAATCCCCGGCCTCGCTTCGCTCCGGTTCATATGGACATTTGAAACACTTCATTCCCACGGCACCTCTTTCATCTGCTCTTCGGTTGGCTTTGCGCTCCACGCCCTCCAGCCCATCGGATGAGGCTTCTTCTCCGGGTACACATCACACATCAGATAGAAGTCCCCGTCCCACATGTCGTCATCCGCGTCCACAACGTTGAACTGAACGCCACCTGGATAGTTGTATGGTTTATCCTCCGGCGGAGCTATGCCCTCAACAGCGAGCCCCCAGAAGCACCTACCGACACCTTCCTCGACATATACGGCATCATGATTCTTTCCGGCTTCAATCATTTCTTCCCGGGTCAGAACATGTGGCACTTCATAAGGTATTTCTTCCGCTTCATTTATATACTTGATGGCATCAAGCAGCCCATCAATGGCTCCGCACTCATAGCAGTCTTCATCGACCCAGCCGGCCGCCTCGGAACAGATTTCGCTCTTGAGCTTTTCGATACGTTCGACAAGCGCATCTGCATCAATCAGTCTCATGCTTCTCATCAACCTCCCTGATTGGAAAAGGATCGTCAATGGCCGCTATGGTTCTCTGTACGGCCTTTTGCATTATCTTGTTTATTTCGATCATATCTTCCCGCTGCAGGACATCACTTAACACGAGGTCCCGGATTTCCTCAAGCAGGTTCCGCTTTTCAAACGCCGTCATTTCATGCGTCATTCGTGCACCTCCAGCACTTTTGGGTTTTCAATTTCCTTTCTTAATCCATCTGCAACGGCTCTGCCAACTTCTTCTGCGAGGAACTTCATTGCAGCAGAGGCGTTCAACAAAAGGGCACTGTCTCCTAACTCTATCCAGGGCTTTCCTTCCGTTTTGAGTTGATCCTTGTTTATAAGATAAAGTTTGAAGTTTGTTAAGATTGCAGGCCAGAAATCCATTTCGAGAAACTCATTGATTTTATTATCAGAAGCACTGTCTCCACTTTTAGCCGTATTGTCTTTGATGTTCTTCCCGGCTTTTTCGGATATGCCCAAAGTCATGCAGGCAGAATGAAAGTCATGATCCGGAGATTTGAAATCCGAGATACCAAGTAACCAATCTGCCGAAACACTAAGCTTTTCACAAATCTGAAAAAGGGTTCTTGCATCAGGAACCCTGTCCCCGTTTAGGTAATAACTTACCGTTGCTCTGTTTAAACCGAGAACCGTTGCAAAACCGTTGATTGTCTTTCTTGAAGCATTCTTGCACCAATCCATGTAGAGTTCATTTAATCTTTCTTTGAACATCTGTTGCAAACCACCTTTCTGATATACAGCTTTGCCATCGTGATGTTTTCAAGAAGCCAAACCAAACTTTCAGCCTGTTCTTTCGTCAAAGGCTCCTCCACACTGTCAATGTGGATCTGTGCACTTTCTGCAAGGTATCTTGCTATCGCATCGATTGTGAAGGAACAGCCATTTTCAACGAGATAATTCACACTTGTGGCCAGTTTTTTATCGTTTACAGAAAGTGCAAATACTGATTCTTCGGAAAGTCCAGTTGAATTACAAAATGCAAGATTTTCCGTTCTTGCACCCGCAACAAGCCAATCAATGGACACATTGAATTTTTTTGAAATCGCTAATAACGTATCTGAATCAATTTTGTCTCCCAATTCCCATCTTTGAATGGTCGATCTACTTACACCAAGAAATTTAGCAAACTCATCTCTTGTCATGCCATGATCTTTGCGAAGACCATATATTCTTGTTCCAAGACTCATTCTCAACACCGCCTCGATTTTTTCACCGAAGTTTCTGTCGGCATTTAAACCGCCTCCAGCGCTTTATCGACTTCTTTGAACGCCTCTATTAACCAGCCCTCTACTTTCTTTGCACATTTCCGGCAAAGCTTTCTCCTGCGTCCGTAGACATACGAAGGCATCTGACAAAGCACATCAAAGCCGTCACCAGTTTTGTGCCACTTATGGCAACGATCACAGAAAAACTCCGGCTTCTTTCCTCCTGTCTGCCGCTGCAAATTTGCAAAGCGGTTCATTGGCGAATACTTCGGTTTTTCATCATCACTCTTGACACCAACATCCAGAACAAGCATTCTCTCATCAACTCGCCGGTTCCAGACTGCTGCAGCTTCCTCTTTTGTGGTAACGCATCCATCCTCTTCACCGGGCGCAATCATGATAATTCCGCAGTCGCAACACTCGACGTCCCAATCCTCGAAATCACCTTCAATGCCAAGATCGGTGAACTTTGCGGCCCCGCCGCAGAACGGGCACGGTTTTAATCTGGTTTCCATACTTTCCCTCCTGCTTCATAGTCACTTTTTGTGTTTCTCAATCAGATCCAAGATCTCGTTAGCGAATTCCCTGTACTCATCTCTAATCTCAGCTGGAACATAGCCTCTTTTCATAGCCTTTATTTGACCGTTTCTTTTGCTTTTCTCAAAGTTTACATTTCTCAGCGTGATATCAATGATGTTGTTTATCTGAATATATAAATCATCCCTTTCCGACCAAAGTAAACCTTCACCGCTTTCCTCTAAATCGTGAGGGAATATTTCCTTGAGCCTTTCTTTTGCTTTTGTTAGATTATTTTTGCTGACAGCCTTGCAAGCTTTCAGCTCCGTCTTAATCTGCTCGATTTGTTCTGCTGTGAACTGATCAATTAACATATTTTCCCCTCCTGATTTTTCTCCGTCACATATCCCCGACAGGCCACTTGATCCCGATCCCGGCCAGAGCCATTCTGATTTCCGACATGCTTTTGCTGCCGAGATTTGTCATTGATTTTGCGCTCTCCTGCGTCGGGAACGTCTGCAGGAAATCGCCGACATTGTGACAAGCGGCCCGCCTCATGCAGTTGTAAGCTCGAACAGAAAGACCAAGTTCTTCAATCGGCATCTGCAGAAGCTCCGGTCGAACTTCGCCGCTGCTGCTTTCACTTTCAGCCAGGATAAGCTTTGCTCTGTACGCCGCCTCCAGCTCTTTCTTCTTACTCTCCAGCTTGACCTCGACCTCTCCGGCCACCCGCGCATCCACGTAAGCCTTTACACCGTGAGAAATCACGAACTTGGCATCCTTGCTCCCGCGCATTTTCCGCATCGATCTCGCCTCAACCTGCCGCACCCGCTCCGCCGTAACACCAAAGTCTTCGCCGATTTCTTTTAAGGTTTTCCCCTGAGCAAACATCATACGCAGCACGTTCTTTTCGCGCGGTGTAAGCCTCGCTAAGCTCATGGCCACTTCCATGGTACCGGAATCATCCAGAGCATCCAGAGGATCTGACAGCCCCATCTCCATGGCCTGCAGAAAGTTATAAGGCCATTCGGACGTTCTCAACGCAACTCTTGTTTCCATATCCACACCTCCAATCAGACAATGGTTTTCGCGCCGCAATTCCGGCACACGCTCCAGCCAACCTGCCACCCCAGGGTCACTTTGTTCCGGTAATAATGGGTTTCCACGCAGGCTTTCCCACCGCAGCCAAATACCATGCCCTCCAGCTCAAACTTCGTGCAGTCTTTCATCTCGACCTTTGTCTCGTGCCGAACCTTTAGCCACTCAACCATTTCAGGATCCGCAACCTCGACATCTTTTCCGCAGCTCGCGCAACAGTATTTGCCTGCGTCGTTCAGAAACACAGGCTCTTCGCACTCCGGGCACCCAGGGCGTTTATAGAGCTTGTCCGTATGGTAGTCATAGTCCTCAATCCAGATTGCTTTCATCATCTTCCTCCCAACCCGCAAGAGCATTCGCGAGCGCATTTATTGTTGTCTGCAGAGCAACCTTGTCGCAAAAATGCAGATCCACTTCCATGCTCTCCACATCATCGATATCAAACTTGTCTCCGGTCTCGAAGTCCTTTTTCAGTCTAACAATACCGACATCCAGCCCGCCGCCCTTGAAGAGCTTGCTTTTGAACACGAAAATGCCCTTTTTGAAATTTCTGCCGATTATTATTGGATAGTTCCGATTTTTCATGTGGCCTCCTCAACGAACTCCGGCATCGGACCGAATTCCCCGGCCAGAGCCAGCGAAGCTGCGCAGCACACAATATTCATCATGGTGTGCTCCAACGAATTCCAATCTACATGACCGGAAGCCATTCTCTGGCCTGCCGTCTTCTGCGTAGCCATCCGAATCAGCCGAGCCACAGAATCCTTCAGGCTTTCCTTATCCTTTTCCGTACCAAGATCCCCGGCATTCGCTTTCAGCCAGAACATGGCCCACATGGTATCGGCGCAGTCCTTTTTCCAGTCAATCTTGCTCATGATCAATCTTTCCTTCCGCTGATAAAATCCGTCATCGCCCTGAAGGATTTAAACTCCTGACAAAAATCGCCGTTGGAATCATACAGCCTGTAGCACTTCCCAATCTTCTGGAAAGCCCACTCTTTGCTGCCCAGATACCAGACATCTGAAATAAAGCCCTTTTCTTTCATTCTGGCATCGCTCAGAATTCCATCCATCCTTATTCACCTGCCTTCGGCCACGTTCCGCCGAGAGCCGTTTTCTCAATCAGATAAGCATTCCTGATGGGAAACATATCCGAAAAGCTCGTCTTCGCGGCCGTTTCGCCCGCGGAGTAGTAAACAAAAGCACCATCTTCAGTCAGCCGCTTGATTTTTCCGATCTCAAAATTGTCCCCATTGCGATAGATGATCAACTGACCCGTGCGAAACTTTTTCAAACTCATTCTTCAGGCCCTCCGTTCTTCTGTTCAAGCTTTGCTGCCAGGAACTCCACGAAATCTCTGGTCGGAACATCGAAACTCCGCAAAACCTCGCGGCATCCACTCGATCCCATTTCATCGCTCAACACATCCACCCGAACAGGCCCCAGCAGCTTCCGCTGGCGGCACCGGAGGATCCGCCCATCATTCAAAGCAAAAGTCATCATGAAACATCCCCCTCTCTTTTTTCAATATTCTAAATATGATTCCATACAATCAATCTCATATTCCATCTCTTTATAAAGCCACTTGATTCTCTCGTCCTGCGCCTTGACCTCGCGCTCAAATTCCTGAGCGGCCTCTTCGTTGCGCCAGCAATAACGAGCAATCTGAGCCTGAACTCTCTGGCTTCCTTTTGTCTCCAACGCCACAATGAGCGCAGCCAGCTTTTCCGAGGTGCTTTTTCCCGTGTAAATCTCCACAAAATCCTCAAATGACATTTCCCATTCCCTCCCTCTCAGCACTTGAAAAACCGATAAGCATCCTGATCCTCGCCGCAGCCCTCGACCCATGCCCAGTAGGCATCCTCGTCGCGCCGCCGCAGCTCATCCAGGATCCAGCCCCTGACCGTGGGCATCGTCTCGGCATACATCGCGGGATTCTTGTCCATCAGAATCCCCGACATAACCAGATCGCCAATCAGCGCCTTCGTCGGCCTGTCGGCCAGCTTCCCGCGAGCCATTTCCTCAATCGCCATCAATCAGTACCTCCAGAATCAATCTGCCGGCATCGGCCGGAGAGCTCCCACCGGACAACCTTCCCGGTTCATTATTATTATAAACTACGTTCACACGTAATTCAAGGCTTTTACAGCAAAATATAAAGTTTATTTTTCTTGTAACACTTCTTTTTCAACACTTTAAGCAACTTTTTCAGAAGTTTATAACCTATTTATCTTCCGAAAAAAATAGGGCACGGTTAATGTTCCGTGCCATAGCCAACTGCTTCAATTCCGGCGTCCGATCTGATTTCCATCCGCTGCGGATCCTTGTGCCCTCCGGCCACCCATTTTCCCAGGAACTGGCATTCTGTCAGAGCTTCTCCCCAGCCGTTGATCTTCCAAAGATCAATTCTGACATCGGAGCAGTCTTCCATATCCATCATCTCGAAAATCTTATTCGCGTCCATAATCTCGGCGAACTCGCTGTCATCACAACCGCAAATCCCGCATACCAGATATTTCGCTTCGCTCTCGTCCATCAGGCCATTGCTCAGAATTTTCATCATCTTCCTTCCTTTCTGTGCTCAGCACACATCCCCGTCAGATGAAATCACCAACGCTCATTCCAGGAGCATCCCAAGGGTTTGACGGACCATAATCTTTCTCAACGCCATGCCGGCGGTTGTAGCTGTTCATCAGGCTGTCATCTCCGCAGGCACTCGCCATACATGCATCTTCATACTCGCTGCTGTCCCGGTAGTTCGCGAGCCGTTCGTCCTCACTCTTCAGGAAGTCCCTGTCAAGGAACTCCGGCTTCACAAGGCACTTTTTGACCCCGCTCTCCCGGGCCAGCTTCGCGAACCGTTCCATCGCCTGCGTGGCTGTCAGCCCGTCGGCATAATCCCATTCGCCGTTGATCCTGGAAGATACGGCGTACCAGCACTCGCATTTCCAATTGACAAGGATCATCACATTTTCACTCTGGGCAACAGCTTCCGCGCATTCCATGTCGTTCTGCATCTCCGCCAGCAGTTCTTCCTCGTCAAGCGCATCCATCTCACGCTCAATCTCGCGCTGCTTCTCTTCACTGCAGCTTTCCGAATAGAACATGCGCGCCAGCTCATTCTTCCGCTCTTCGATCTCATCAAAAGTTCTCATGCCGGCCCCTCCTCTTTCAATCGCTAAATCCGATGATCCCGACAAAGTTATCTTTCTCAGCAAGCTTCTCACAGAACCGGGCCCGGGCGGCCTCCGTCCTGAAGGCCCGTCGCCGAACCACAATCTCGAAACGCCTGTTGATTTCCCGCCAAGCCACTTCCCACATATCGCTCCGCCTCCTCAGTAAATCTTTTCGCAATCGCTTTTCCGGGCCAGCCGGAGAACAACCCCTTCCGCAAGCTTCACATACACATACCGGCTGTTGTACCGATCAACGCGGAACGCAGAGCCGGCGGGAATCAATCCCCATCCAGGAACCACAATATCCCGGCGAACACAAATCTTTTTCATCTTCGCTATCCTCCATCCTCAGTTGTGCCGGCACCAATTCATGCAGGCTTCAATCGCATGTCCGGCATCCGCATAAAGCTCGCCACCGAGCCAAATCAGCATCAGCCGAGAATCGACATCAAGTGTTTTCTCGCAGCACTCATAAACCGCAGCGGCCACGCCATCCTTCCTGCTCGCCGCCAGGAGAACCCGGTCTCCGTACCGAACCATGGCTCCATGCAGCACACCACCGGCATAGCAGTCAAGGCTTTCCATTGAGGCGAACACAGGGAAGGCCATTTTCAGGCCGTCAACCTTCATGACCCACTCTTCTTCGCCGCGAATCACAACTCCCATCATGTCGAACCTCCAATCTCTCACCCGGCCCGGCGCCGGCACCCCCCGGAGGCCCATCCCCCGGGGACAATTATATTATATGCTATGCAACACTATTTTACAATGCTAAATGAGCAAAATAGAACCGGCCAATCCACCTGTTTCAGGGAAAGGCCGGTACCTATCCGGTCTGCTTCTGCAGTTTTTATCTTTTATCTCTCCCGACAGAGAAAGTTGAAGCCTTTATTTCACTCAAACTCTCCGTCCAGGATGAACTTCGCGTATTCTTTCTTGCCTTCTCCCGTGCCAAGAAACGTAACCAGAAGGAAGAGGCCGTGCTCGTAGGCCAGTCGCTGAACCTCGTGAACATCAAGCATATTTGTCGGCCCTGTCTCCCGAATCTCAAGGATCTGCTTTTTCAGGATCTCATAATCCCGTGCGGTCGTCTCATCCATTTCAGCCATTTTCAATCACCTCCAAATCATTCCGTCCAATCCTGTCCAGAAACTTCCGCGCATAGTCGCCGCAGAGCTCTTCAAGGCAAAGCTCAATCTCCGCCTGATTCTGCTTGCTCCTGCGCTTCGCTGGAATGACCAGCTCGAAAGTCTTTGTCTGGATCTCGAAATACTCCTGTCCGAAAACCACGCTGACCATGCCGGCAGCCCGATGAACCGGAACACATTCGATCCCGAAACCGCCCCTGTCCTTGTCGAACACATCATCAACCCTCAGAGAATCGCAATCGCAGTAAACCGGGCCGCTCAGCTTTACGTACTTCGTCATTTTCATTCTCCCTTCTTCCAGGACCTCTGCCAGGCCGCATAGTATTCTCCGCAAACCTCTTTTGTTTGCGCTTCCCGAATGATGGAATCAATCAGATCCTCAATTCCAAGCCTGTAATCCACCACAAGATCCGCGATGACGTCCTGTTCTTCCTCTTCCTTCTGTGCTTCATCCTCTGGAACAGAGTGATCCACGATATCCCACGGATTGAACCCCTTGATCGTCGTCACGAAGAACAGCTTGCGCTTCTCACCATATCTGGGCTCCAGCCAGGAACCGTCCCCTTGCGGCTGCTCAAGCCCCTCAAGCTCGCCATCTTCCCAGAGATACAGGCTGTACTGAATACGCCCGTGGCACTTCATGACCGTCTCGTAGTGGGAAACCATGTACTCCGCAATGGCTGCACGGTTGGCCTCAATAGCTTCCGATCTCCGCATCATATTCTCCCTTCCTCCAATCCGTTCGTGATCATTCTTCTGGCTTCTGCATCGCTCATGAATTCCGGCTTGACATCGTCATAATCAACCCTGATATTCATTCCCTCGAAATCGTCAAGCTTGATTGTTATCGACAGATCGTTCAGCCTGATGACCTCACCCTTGTATCTGTATGCCCACCTGGGTGTTATGTGGGTCGTTCGCCAGCCGTTGTCGAAAATCTCGACCCGGTCGCCAATGTTTGGAATGTAACCCATTTGCACTTCCTCATCCTCTGAATCTTTCTCCCGGGGATTTGCCGCTCCGGATCGGCTCATCTTATTTCTTTGGGTGATCTTCCATATAGTCAATCAAGTTTTCAATCTTACCAGCGATTTCACGCAATCCTTCAGAACTTTCCGTCCTGCCTTTCTTCTCAAGCTCGTTTGCGTATCCAATCAGGTCTTCTGCACACACCCAGATTTTCGTTTCAATGCCGTTCATGTTGCCCTCCAACGCCGGGGATATACCGCCCCGGCTCGGTTCAGTGCTTCTTCATGAAGTAATAATATTCGCCAAGCTGCCCGAGGTCTTTATCAATGGCGTAGCACTTCGCAATATGCTTGATTGCGGCCTGCGGTGTTTCAAACGTCTGATTAACGCAATCATCCCTGCCGCTGGAAAGGTGCCTGCAATATACGTACCACATTATTCTTCCTCCTTATGAATTTCTGCTAAAATTCTCATCTTCGTCAAGTATTCCATAAAGCACACTATAATCCCGGTAATGGTAAAGTCCGTTATTCGGTACATCGTCTCCCATGAGGATCAGCAACACAGTCAGCACTTTATCTTTTGTCCTGTCAGTGAAATTATAATGATCCGTCATATCTTTTCCTGCAATAAGATGATTCTCTTTCAAAACGTTCTGACAGATGATTTCACGTTTAATTTCTGTCAAAATATTCAGAAGGTATTTTTCTTTCGTGCTTATGCTCATTGTTCTTCCTCCTTCATCAATTGTTCATTACTCCACCTCCGGAGGGTCTTGCTCCAGAACGGTGAATCAGCCTGTTACGGTGTGTAAGCATCCCCGGGGAGCAAAGGTTCCGGCCAGTAATCCCAAGCAATAATCTGGACACTTTCCGGGCCAATCAGACCGTTTTGCAGATCACCGGCTTCAAAGTAATGATACTGTCCGTCCCGAGGATCCTTGAGGTAATAGCAGACCGTGGCCAAGGTCTCATTGTGCTTCTGCCAGTCCCGGTGGATCGTGACATGCAGCGGTTGGCCAACTGGTGGCGGCAGTTTCTTCGGGTCTCTCCATTCAGCAAACATATTTCGTTTCCTTTCTCCCGGGGATTAGCCGCCCCCGGTCGGTATATCCTCAGGCCTCTTCCAGCCAGCTTCCATAACTCGCAGGCTTCACAGGCAGCACACCCGACGCTTTCCGGTCGTTCTTCCTCTTCCTGTCCGCTTTAGGCTTCGCCGCCCATGCTTTCTGTTCCTCAGTCATCGGCTCCACCTGTGCGGCAGAGAAGAAAGCGGAAGTCTTCATGAACAACCGAGTTTTTCTCGTCGGTTCGGTTGCATTCCCTTCGTCATCCTTTACGGCCTGCTCCACACCTTTCCAGATCGGAAACTTCGCCAGGGCATGTTCGCCCTTTTTGACAGAGAATCCAAGCTCTTTCCAGTGGCTGAAGGTGTGAATCGCTTCAGGCTCCTGCAGAACTCTCTCTGATCCATCTTCAGCGGTCACGGTGAAGGTCCGTCCGGTCGTGCCGAGCAGCCCCTGTTCCATCAGCTTCACGCTCTCCCACAGAATGATCATCTCATTTGTCATCTCATGTCTCCTTTCTGGCCGTCTCAGCGGCTCGTTTCTCGGTTGCACGGGGCGGCTCAAGCCCCGAGCAGCCACTGATGATAAACATACATGTAATCAGCATCGATGATCTCGGCGAGCTTACCGAAGCAGCGCTCCCGGATGGTGCTGTCGCCAACGCCCAGATACTGGTAAACATCCTGATGCGCATCCAGGGTATTGAACAGGCCCTCGAACGTCGCGCCTGCATTCAGGCTCGCTCCAAGATCGTCCATGGGATAAGCTTTCATGTACCAGTCGCGGATTTTCACTCAGCACACCTCCTCATCCGGGTCACCAATCAACCCGATTTCGCAAATCATCCACGCTTTCCAGCCTCTCTGCCGTGCCCGGATGGTCAGGTCATCAGAAGTATCCTTCAGCGCGCCAGCGATGTCATAATCCCAGACAAACGCCTTATCCTCCCAATACTTACCGGAGGCATCCCGCACCGCGTAATCGACCCGCCACTTTTTCATGCTATCTCCCTCCTGCAGCGCTCAACGCTGTCTTCGGCTTCATTCTCGACCAACATCTCCGCCCAGAGCTCGGCAACCAGCTTGTCAATGTCCTTCCTCCGGTACTTTTCCTCGCCATGCATCTGAATCGCGAGATTAACCGCATCAGCGTAGCTCCACAGCATTGGCAACCTCTTTCTGCCGGGATTTTGGGCTCCCGGCCGGCCCCGTCGATCATCAGGCCACCACAAACCGGCGGCAGGTCGTGCTCTTCATGAAGGGCGCCAGAGCTTCCTCAGGGAAGGCCTTCTTGACGGCCGCGGTATCCAGCCGGGAAGAAGTAACGCTCTTGTAAGTCACCTTGAAGGGCCCGGCCACCAGAACCTCGTCAGAACCCATCTGCGCCTTGATCTCGTCCTTCGCGGCCTCGATCTCGGCAGCCAGCTCTTCGGCCATCCTCTCAAGCTCTTTCAGCTCGGAAATCTTGGCCACCATGTCCTTCGCGCTCATCGTCATCGCTCATGCCCTCCTGTTCTCAGTCTCATCGGGATCCCGCGGGGAGAATCACCACAGGCCGCTCCAGACGCTCCGCTTTGCGGGCCGCTGACCCTGCGATCGGCGAATCCTCATTGTGGCTCATGCCCTTGAGCCCCCTCGGAACCCCGTTCCGCATCCCCCGGAGGGGAACCCCCACCTCCCGGGGACAATTGTATTATAAAATAGTCCATACTATATTTCAACCCCCTTTTTGCGAAAAATAATAAATATTTTTACTTCTTTACAACTAAAATAAAACATGTTATTCTTCTGCTGGAGGTAAAATAGGCATGAACAATCCAGATATCATCGCCGAAAAGGAGCTGGAACAGGCCAGGATCCGGCAGAAACGGCGTACCGAATCGCTGAAGGCCAAATGGAAAAAAGAGCATTACGATGCCATCACGATCCTCGTGCAGAAAGGCGAAAGATCCATCCTTTCCAGGGCGGCAAAAGAAGCTGATTCCTCCGTCTCCCGCTTTATCGTTGATTCCGTCAATGTCGCGCATCCGGGGCTGCTGACGCCCCTTGACGATCAGAGCAAAAAGAAGAAGCCGGAAGAGGAACCGGAAGAACTGATTGAGCAGACAGAAGAGCCCGCAGAGGCCCCCGATGAGCCCGAACAGCCCAAGCGAAGAGGCGGGAGGCCAATGGGCTCCAAGGACAGCGTGCAGCGCAAGAGGCGAACCAGAGAGGAAATAGAGATGGATCAACAGGCCAAGGAGGCGAATCCCGCACCAAAGAAAAAACTTGGCCGTCCGTTCGGCTCTAAGGACCGTATACCAAGAGGACCCCACAAGAAATAGAGTTCCGCAGGCGGGAAACAATCCACCACTTTCCTGCATAAAAAAAGGCCGGCGATTTTCGCCGGTCTTCCTTTTTATATTCAGGCGCTGATTCCGATCATCTCACTCCCCGCGGCCAGGAAATAATCCGAGTGAGCAACTACCGCATTGTACTTCTTTCCATCTCCCATGAAGGAATCCACAACCTTTTTCTCTTCCCTGTCCAGATCCTCGTACCTCTTCCGCCCAAAGCTCGGCGGCAGCCAATTCTTCCCACGTGCGGCGAAGATGTTGAACTTTGCCAGAAGATCCAGATTTTTGAATTCAAGATGGCAGGTTCCTTTCTTATAGAAGGTCAGATAGAAATACTTCGTTTCCACCTTTCGTGTGTTCCCGGTCTTTTCCACCTCGCAAAGCACCTCGGTCAGGCTCTTCTCAGGCGTCCGGCCTCCGTCCAGATAATTGAACACTTTTTCAATGTCCTGAAGCTTTTCCCGGACATTGTACGCATGGAATTCAGGCGCAAACCGTGAACCCCAGTCGGTATAGGCCCGCAGCGGGATAATCACTTTGCGATTGACCGCGAAGGCGTCATTCGTGCGCCAGCCGTCGAAATAGTGTCTGTTCTGCGCATTTTCGTCCCAGTGATATTTCCGCGTCCAGTCATCGAAAAGGTCCATGATCGTACTTTCCACACCTTTGGTCACCTGAGCATTCATCTGCGCCATGATTTCCCTGATGTTGAAATAAGAAAACTCGTAGTTTTCCAGCTCCCCGACACGGTTGTACATCTGCGTCCGCAGGTTGGTCGTCAATTGATCCATGAACTGCGGCGCGGCGAAGAGCGTTGACCAATACTTCCGGCGCACCTGCTTCACCCATTCGTTTTCAGAAACCCCATCCTTTCCGATACTCAGAGTCATTGAAGTGCTCAGAACGTTCGAAACGGCCAGATATTCCCGAATCAGCCGGATTCCGCTTTCCACCTCGTAGTTGTAACGATCAATGATCGCCTCCACAAAATCGGCCTTGGTCAGCCCGGCAACCTGCTCGGCCTCCATCTCCGCATACCTGTGCGCCGGCCGGAGCTTTTCCAGAATCAGGCTGTCCTCAAGCTCTTCCGCAGGCGCCTGATAGCGAATCATGGCGATTTCCACGTTTGTCTTCCGATCCGCATCAACGAACTCATCCTGCAGAAAATCAATCTGCGCATCGCCCAGGAGCCGGAGCAGAAGGCTTCTGTCGTTGGTATAAGGATTCCGAATGGTCTCTGCATTGCACAGGGCCACAAGCTGTCCTTTGCCCTGCAGCAGAGAAATCGCCTTCAGGATATGCCTTGCCCCATCCTCAAACGGAGGATTCATGACAATCAGGTCGTACCGTTTCATCGTCTGGTAGGTCAGGAAGTCATCATGCACCACGCGAAGCCCCTGCGCCGTTAAAATAGCCCGCAGAGCCGGGTCGATCTCCACACAGTCCAAATCTACCTTTGACAGGCTGAAGTCGCCACGGTAACCCCTGAAGGCCCTCTTTGCTGCAGCCATGGCAAGATCCCCACGCCCGGCGCTCGGTTCCAGGATTGAGCCCACCCGGTTCCAGTCAATCCCGGAAAGCATCTTATCAATCAGGCGGACAGGAGTGGGATAAAACCCACTCTCTGCTTCCTTTGAACAGGTCATCAGCCGAACATCCGTCATCTTGTCATCCTCCCCTCTCAGGCATCCCGCCAATATGTCCAGGAGCGAACCTTGCTCAGCCCGTACCGCTTCAGGTAGGCATTCAGCCGCTTCTCAAACGCAGCCCGAACCCTCTGATATCCCTCCAGGATTCGCTCCCGATCCTCTTCGGAAACCTCGGCAGGCTCTTTGCCCGCCGAATAAACCGAGCGATGATAGGTTACATAGTGAGCAACCCCGGGTTCCTCATTCTCCACAGCCGCAAAGCTGTTGTAAGCAATCTCACCATTCCGGTCACGGCTAAGGAAGGCGATGACGGCATCCAGCGCTTTCAGATTCTCTGCCCGGAAATAATCCTCACTGCTCAAGGCCTTCGTGACAGAGTTGTTTGCTTCCTCGGAATCGTACCCGGATTCGCCAAAGCAGAAGTTTGTCTCAATCCTCGGCTTCCTGATGCAGACGATCCGCCCGTCCTCAAGCTTCACCAGCCCGCCGATATAATCCTCGTAATACTTCCGCCACCGCTCATCCTCACCGGCCATAACCCGGGCCATATACTCATCATGCAGAGCCTTTTCCTCGGCCTTGCTCATCACCGGCCGCTCGTGCACAACAACGGAATCGATCATTGCTCGTATCTCGCTGTCGCTCATCCTGTCGAGCGCGACCCACGCCTTGCGCCACTCATCCCAGGAGAAGCCATGAGCAATCAGCTCGTTCCGAACCTCAACGGGCGCATGATCCGCAAACTGCACAGTAACCATCTGAGCACCCTCATGCCGCTTGATCTCGTAAATCATCTCACAACCTCCTCCCGATCATCACCCCGGAGGCCCATCCCCCGGGGACAATTATATTATATACTATGCAATACTATTTTACAATGCCAAATGAGCAAAATAGAAGCCTCTATTCCTCAATCCTTGCCGGCTTTCCGCCGATAGCAGTAAGTATTTATAGCCACGATGGCTTTCACCCGCATCTGCGACATCAGAGTGTTAATCAAATCAGCTTCCCCGAAGTACAGCCATCTAAGGCTCGGACCGTCATCTGTCAACTCTTCACTCACAATCACCGCATTCCCAACAATCGGGTGCCCGTGCTTGTGCATCTCGTACAGATAGCTGCCATATACGTTCAGCTTCGGCTGACCTTTGAGCAGCCCTTCCTCATCGACAATCATCACATACCCTTCCGGCAGTCCATTCGGCCGAACAACTTCCAGATGTTCACATCCGATCATTTCACGCAGCGCATCCATCGGTTCCGCATCCTCAGATATCTCCACAAGCTCCCAACCAACGCTGTCAGCCAGGAGTACGATTGCATACTTTCTCATCTTTAAATCCCCTTTCAGCAGCGAGCCCTGAAAACCATATCTTCAGGAGCAGCACTTTCCGAATACTCCACCGCGGAAAAATAATCATACACACCATAGGATTCGCATTCGAGCAGGTCCTTCTGGTCATCGGTCAGGCCTGCATCGTTGCGGAAAGCCTCATTGATCTTCTTGAGCTCGTCCATACTTTCCGCCGCATTGATCTTCGCCAGATACGTTTCGAACAGGTTTTTCATCTCAGCACCTCCTAATTCAGCCACCATCCGGGGACATTTTTATTATATGTTACGTTCTTACGTATTTCAATATCTTTTCAGAAAAATAAAAAAATATATTTCCATCGAGCCAGCAAAATACATGGCTTTTCGGCGTTTCTGTTGTCATTTATATCCTATTTATTTATATGTACGAAGGCATTTTATAACCTATAGGTTATATTTTCAGGCAAAATAAAAAAACCGCTCCCCGAAACAGGGAGCGGACAGTTAATGCCACTTGACTTTTCGTCTCAGATTCTTTCGCAGAGCTTCACGCATCATGTGCTGTTCCATGGCAAGGAACTTTTTGTGCCTGACCTCTTTGCGCCACTCATCATATTCCTGATAGGCCGCGCACCGGCCATGGCATCCGACCTCTCGGTCCTTGCAGTCCCTGTCACAGGGGTTTTTCACTTTTTGGCTTCTTCGATCTTAAGCTCTTTGACCATGGATTCTATCAGCGCATCCATGGTCGGTTCGATCTGCTCTGCGTCCACAATATACCCTTGCTTCTTCAGGAGCTCAATCACATATTTCTTTTTTTCCTGCCCCTGATCGCTGTTATAGAGCTGCCCGGCAGCATATACCGCCGTCTTGACGGCAATCCTCAGCACCTCAAGCTGATTGCTGTCGAGCTTGCTCTTCGCCCAGGGGATCAAATACCGGCTTATCAGACCGAAAATCAGGGTTATCACCGACAGAATGATCGGCGTAAGATCAATCTGTACTCCACCAACCTGCAACATGAAATTTCCTCCCTTTTTTCATCTTACACGAGATTAAATCCTCGGTTTACGCTTAAAAACGTCATGGAATTACCCAACGCCAACGAACTTGGTCATGATATACCACCCTTTCCGGGATCCATAGTTCACCCGGCACCAGTTTTCGGCAAAGCTGACCATCTCGACCTCCGTACCCACCGGCAGCTCATCATAGAGATCGCATCCGGTTGACGGCCTCGCCCGAAGCTTGACGGGCTTCCCATTCTCCGCCCAGACCGTCACAACGGTTCCGGCCGGAATGCCGGCATCTGGATCTGGTTCAGGAGCAGGTTCAGGATCTGGAACAGGCTCAGGTTCAGGAATGGGCATATCCGCATCCACCAGGAACGCGCTCATCATCCATCCGGTCTGCTTTTTCCACGTTATTTTTGACCACCTTCCGCTGATTTGAGTGACGGTGACAAGCTCCCCGACCGGAACTTCGTCCAGGATTCTTTTGTTCAGCGAAGGCCCATACCTCAGATTGACAGGCTTCCCGTTCTCCGCGAAAACCTTCTTTGTGACGATAATCGGCTCCGGCGAAGGTTCAGGATCCGGTCCAGGACCAGGGTCAACCCCGTAATCCACGGCCTTCAGCTTGCCCCAGTAAGCCCATTTCCCGATAGTGGAATCCGTCTTCGCGACAGGGCTTGTGCAGTGCGTAATCTCCAATGGATTGACGCTCGTGACGAATCCTATATGGCTCAAATTGCCGGGCTCTGTCCCGTACCACCTGTTGCCCTTGTCGGCATCCGTCCAGGGTTTGCACTTGAACACGGCCATACCGACCTGCAGATCCTTGGCGCTGGAGATCTTCCCGGTTTCCGAACAGTATTCCCGGAAGATCGTGTTGCTGCCATGGTAGATTTTCGCGCCTTGCTCGCGGTACATTTTGACGAACATGCCGGAACAGTCAATGCCGTCTTTGTTATTCGTCCCCGGTGACTCATACGGCCATCCGATGCACTCGTGCGCGGAATCAATCATTTTTCTCAGATCCAGCATCAGCCATTCCCCCCTTCGCCATCTTCCTTTTCAGACTTGTCCTTGTCCTTATCCTTATTCACGGACCCGTTGATGGCTTTGGCAATCTCCGCGGCCCAGTAGAACCACTTCTCATCGATGGAGTTTTTCGTATAGGCAAGCACAGAGACGATCATGACGGCCGTCACCATGATTCCAAGATAAACAACCGACAGCGCGGCCTCCGGCGCCACAACGATGGCCACAATCGTCAAAACCATATACAGGAACCAGTACCATTCAGTTCTTCCTGCCAGCCTTTTTGAGAATTGCTTCCTTGGATCAATCTTCCTCGGATCATCCTTTTTGGTAGCCGTAGCCATAGCCTCACCTCATTCACAGATGGGTCGGGAGCTGAAAATACTTCACATGGATATCATCCATGACGCCATTTGCGCCGAGCGTGTGATACTGCTGATACATGTTTTCAAAATTACTGCGGTCGTCAGGATCCGCATATCCTCTTCCCTCATGATACCTATAGTCCTGCAGCAGCCGGTCGCGCAGAATCGCCTGAAGTCCTTTCTTAAGAGCCTTGTTCTGTGCGACCTGAATCTTTATGAATCCGATAAGAGCCAAGAAAAGGCTTGGAACACCAAACAGAGTCAGCCAATTGTAAACAGTCATATTTCCTCAATCCTTTCAAAAGCAAAAATGCACCTTCAGTCCGATTAACCGGGCGGACATCGCCCTATACAAAAGATCTTCATGCCAGCCCTCTGTTCCTCTGTTTTTCTTTTTCTGTCTCTTATCTCTCTGTCTATTGTCTTTTTCCACTATCTCTCGCAGCAGTCATTTCTGACCTGAAGCCTCAGATGGTTCGCCAGAACGTAACCTTCCTGCCCCTCGTAGGTCACTTTGTTCCAGACCGGAGTGCCACCTGTGACGAAGACTTCTGCACCTGCAGGAATCTGTCCGACTGCCTCAAACTTACGTCCGGGACCGGAGCGAAGATTAACGGCTTTTCCGTCCTTCTCATCCAGGATGATTCTGGCCGCAACGGCTGCGGATTCTCTCTGCGGCGGCTCCACCTTCCGAAGCTGAGCATGATATCCCCATTTTTCGGTATCATGATCCAGCCTCATTCTGGCCTTGCTCATGCTGCGTATACGAAGCGGGTGGACGCTCACTACCACGCCCACCCGCCTGTAATCCTTCAGATCCCCATTGAAACAGTCGCCGAATCTTCCATAGCATTCTTCCAGTTCATACCCACCCTGATTGACTTCAAAGGCAGCCAGAACGATTTCTCCCGCACCGAGCGGAACATCCTTTTCAATCGGCCGAATGCGCCCGCGAATCTCGTTCCGGGCCAGATGATTGCAGGTCGCTGCTCCACGCCACTGTTCACCGTTCCTGCGCAGCGCACCGATGATCAATCCGGGATTGTCGCAGTATCCATGTTCTCCGTCGCAACCGACCCGGAATCCAGGATCCTCCGTCGCGATCTGCTCGACCGCCATAATGAACTTCTGAATCGTGACCATTTCCCTATCCTCATCCCCGGAGGTTACTTGTTATCAGTGCAATAGAAAACTCCGCCGATGTTGCCGAAGATTTCCTTTGCCAACTCCTGATACAGCGTGCTCCGGTTTCCGTGAGCGTCACCGAGATCATCGTTGAAATATTGCACGACTTCCTTTTCAAAAATCACATAAGTGATCGGATTGCTCATGAAGGCTTCCGTGGTTGACCAGATTTCAGAAACGGCTCTGTTTCCGGCAAAAGCATCCCGGAACAGCTTCTCCGGGGTTTCATTTTCGTTCGCCGGAACAATGGTGATCGTCATCACGATATTGCCGAACACTTTCTCTTTCGGCAGCAGCTTGCTCAGAGCATCGGCCTTGCGCGTGTTAGCCACGAGCAGCTTTATCTCGTAGGTATCCTCGTCATACTTGACGGTCACTTCGGGATCTTTCTCGAACATGGCTTTCAGGGCGCCGGAGAATTCAAACCAGGGCGGCGATAATTTGGTTTTATTCATTCTTCCTACCTCCTATAAAATTATTTTATTAAACCACTTGACAATCGTATTTTTTGGGTTCAGAATAAAAGACGAAAAAAAGAGCGTTGGTGTCTTGCACGCACCATCGCTCTGCGGAAGATGTGGGTTGGGCACATCATCCATGGAAATAATGATACCACACTCTTTCGCTATAATCAACAAAGAAAGGGTGTGTTTTGTTTATGGCAACGCAGGATAAGGTTTTACTCATAAACCAGATCGAAGGAACTCTCAAACCAAGGATGTTCGCCAACCTTCTCGAGGAAGCCGTTACTGAAATCCAGGAGCACCTTGACGAATACGATGTAACACATCTCGCAGCGGAGTCCACCGGATCCGACGATATGCTGGACACCTACATCAATGCAAAGAAGGTCAGCGGCAGATCCGAAAAGACGCTTGTGCGTTATCGGTATGTGATAGAAAGGTTTCTGAAGGCAGTGAACGTGAAAACAAAAGATATCACTACCGAACATATCCGAAATTATTTTGCTAAAGAAATGACGCGCGGTGTGGCTGAAAGTACAGTTGACGGGATTCGCCAGATCTTGTGCGGGTACTTCGGTTGGCTGGAACATGAGAAGATGATCCGTGCGAACCCTATTTCCAGCATCGAAGCAATCAAGTTTCAAAAGAAAGAACGAACATCAATGTCTGATGCGGATATGGAACTTTTGAAACGGCACTGCCAAAATATCCGTGACCGCGCCATCTTCCATTTTCTGCTGGCCACTGGTTGCCGAATCAGTGAAGTCACCAGTCTGAACCGCACTGACGTTGATCTGGACAACGGAGAATGCATTGTCCTCGGAAAAGGAAATAAGGAACGCACCGCGTTTCTGGATGACGTAGCGATTTTGACATTGCGCGAATATCTATCCAGCCGGAACGATACGTGCGAAGCACTGTTTGTAAATAAAAATGGCGGTCGGCTCCAGCCCGGTGGTGTCCGTGCAATGCTTAAGGTACTTTCGGAGAAAGCGGGAGTAGATAATGTGCATCCGCATCGGTTTCGCAGGACAATGGTTACCCGGTTGCTTAATCGCGGAATGCCTATCCAAGAAGTCGCTATCATTGTCGGGCACGAAAAAGTTGACACAACCATGCGGTACTATTCATCGAATAAAAACCGGATCAGGAATTCATATCGAATCTATATGGCTTGACAAAGGAACCGGGATGCAATCGCACCCCGGTTTTTCTTTGCCTTTTGCCTTACGTTTGACCCCGACTAATTGATTTAAAGTCCTATTTAACGAACTTAACTTATTGCATTGGGATAATGTTGTTTCATCTTGCTCCAGATGTAGTTTGCACTCTGCTTCGCTCCAAGTGCATTCGGATGAATGTTGTCAATGAAATACTGCGGAGTATTCTCGCTAATCTGACTTCCGGCATATTCCTTAATAACAGGGATGCCAAGAAACGCATCACAAAAACTTATCAAAGACCTTCAATTATACAGTGTTCAGCAATAACGGTAAATTGTTGAAATTATATTCGCCAAGAAGATTGTTGTTCGGGTCTTGCAGACTTACATCCGCTCCGTTGTTTCCAAACGCACCGAAATTCTGGAAATTATAATTATATGTGCCGCCTGTATATCCACTGATGACTGCAAATCTTGCTCCATACTGTTGGTGTGGTGCGTATGATATGCTATTGCGAACGGTAAGTCCTTGATTTGTTTGATTGTCCGCCAACCCGGTATGTACAAACAATCCGCCATGCCCAACGTCTCCGAATGTACCGTCACATTCGCTTATAAAAGTGCAATTTTCAAACGTAAAGTCGCAATCCTTACATGTACCAATGCCAACAGCCGCACCTGCATTGCTAACAAATTTGCAATTTATGAATTTAACTTTGCAGGAACCGAAATCAACGTGAACGGCATAGGCAAATGTTCTGCCTTGTGTCTGCGTGTGGTGTTCCTCATCTGTCATGTTTATAAAACTGATTCCTTGAATTGTTCCGTTTGTCTGTATTTCTGCGGGTGGATATGAATAATCACCCAAATTGTCAAAAACTATCGTGGTGTTTGAATCATATCCAAACAGCGAAATCCATCGTGGCGTTTGATAAGTTGCACCACGCAGTTTGAACCGTTCATAATTGCCGGGTAGTATGACAATCGTATATGGTTTAGATGGGCTATCATCTTTAATACTGTCAATGGCGTCCTGTATGGTTGTATAATCACACCCATTCTGATTCCCGACATATATTATTGTTGGTATATTGTGTTTTAATTCACGTCCATTCCTGTATAGGATAACATCAAGACAATAATTGTTACCGCAATAAGACCAAATGTCTGTGCTTTCGGACGATGGAATATATTTGTTTGTGTCAGTTGACCCGGAAGGCATCGCAGTACAATTTGATGTTGTTTCGTTCGGCGTTGATGCGACGTTGCCTGTTGCGGCTTTAATGCTCACATAAAAATTTCCGGACAATTGTACAGGTGAATCGAAAACGGCATCAACCCATTGCATTGCGCTGTTTGATTGTACTGCAACCGTTTTTGATGCAAGCACACTTGTAAATGATCCATCCCAAATTGCAATTTCAACATTAATCGTTGCTGAAGCACCAGAGCATCTGGCATAAACCGATACTTTATCAACTTCACCAGTAAAAGAATATCGTGTTGCAAATGCCCGAAACGTAGTAGAACCAACACCTTCAACGCTTGTATCAAATCCTTTGAATTCATTAACAAATGCGTTATTTGATATATCATCAAAAGCAGATTCTGTTCTATCGCTTAATTGATTTATTTCTGTATCAATTGTATTTATCGCACCGTTAATTTCTGCATCAATGGTTCTTTTCAAATTTGCAAGTGCACCATTGATGTAGTTAATTACGACATAAGCATTAGGTGAAAACTGTGTGCGTGTGCTAAAACGAACATAACACGTTCCCTGCGGAATAGTAACGCTGTCAGAGCTGAAATGCCCGTCAAAATCTCCATTCCCACTATCTGGAATCATTTCTTTATTTTCATCATAGAAAGCATAACCATAACAGTACGCTTTCCATGACGAATTATTAAAATCAAAAAGCTCAAATTTATCATTTTGTGAAAACGGACATAATTCAGATATGGAAAAACTGTCAGATGGCCCGGTCGGATTCCCCGTCATACCTATATAGTAACCAACAGCCAAAGGAACGGTTAGCGTGTTTATTGCACCGTTAATTTCTGCATCAATGGTTCTTTTCAAATTTGCAAGTGCACCATTGATGTAGTTAATTACGACATAAGCATTAGGTGAAAACTGTGTGCGTGTGCTAAAACGAACATAACACGTTCCCTGCGGAATAGTAACGCTGTCAGAGCTGAAATGCCCGTCAAAATCTCCATTCCCACTATCTGGAATCATTTCTTTATTTTCATCATAGAAAGCATAACCATAACAGTACGCTTTCCATGACGAATTATTAAAATCAAAAAGCTCAAATTTATCATTTTGTGAAAACGGACATAATTCAGATATGGAAAAACTGTCAGATGGCCCGGTCGGATTCCCCGTCATACCTATATAGTAACCAACAGCCAAAGGAACGGTTAGCGTGTTTATTGCGCTCTTTAAATCAGTAACCGCCTCCCCCATTTCGGTGTAATCTTCCGGGATTGATTCGAGAACTTCCTCTGCCGCGGTTGCCGAAGCTGCGGCCGCAGAGGCAGAACCGGCCGCAGCAGTCGCACTTCCAGCCGCCGCAGTCTCATGAGAAGCCGCCTGCTCAGCATAATACTTCGCGTTGTTGTGATACGCCACATCTGTTGATCCTACATCCGCGCCGTGGCGTCTCCCGATCGCATAGGCTTCCGCATCGGCAACCCTGTCAGCCGCGTCTTCCGCATGTCCTTCGGCATCATCAACGCACTGCTGAGCATCCGCCAGGGCGTCAGCGGCTTCCTGAGCACTGGCCGCCGCCGCCTGAGCCGCCGTTTCGGCTGAAGTCTTTGACCCTGAAGCCTGATCCGCATACTGCGCAACCAGTCTCGCGTTCTGGGCAAACTCCGCCTGATCCTGACAAAACTGGGCATAAGTTCCCGCATAGCCGCCCCGCACAGCAGCGCCGTAAGCAGTTACGATCCCGGCTGAATATCTTCTGTCTGCCATAGAGCTTCCTCCCCACAAAAAAGCAATTTTAAAGTCACTGCTGATGAATCGTTACAATAAGTTCGCCGGTGTTTTCATTCACAGAAAACGAAACATCATCATCAATCGCCTGAATCACAGTCACATACATGTTTCCGTCATTTTGATCCACGTCGAACCAGGCATATCCGGCTTCCTTTTCCAGATTTTCAATCGCCTCATCCGCCCGGTCGATCGCGTCCTGAATGTCATCAAGCTGAGCATTAATCATGCTGGCGCAATTATCAGCAAAATATTTCGCATTGTAATGGAAATATGTTCCCGATTCTACAGCCGTCCCATCCTGCTCTCCTACTGCGTATCCTTCCGCTTTCAAGGCGCTTGCTGCGGCCTCTGCTGCTTTTTGTATAGCCAGGGCCGTCACGTCAGCCCCTACCGCCGTGCTGATTCTCTCAAGAGCCTGAGCGATCCTCAGGAACTCCGGGTCAGCCAGCGGCAAATAACCGAACTCTCTGTTGACCGACACGATATCACCCCTCTCTTACTCAAATCTGGCCCCGCGCACCACACCATTGACCGTCAGACTGGCGAACGTCGGGGAGGAAGTCATATTCAGCTCCTGATTGACCCTGTCATGCAGCGTGTCGAGCCATTCCTTGTCGGTCGTCGACATATAGCCGTGCTTTGCGGTCGTCGCGTCGTCATGATCATGGTCGGCCGTCGCGAAGAAATCGGCATCGTGCCCGTCCAGTGTGTTCGCGTCTCCCGTGATATCCACATCGAACTTTCCATTAGCATTCAGCCGCAGGAGCTTACCGGCTTCTTTTTCGTCCTCGCTGGAAAGCACATCATCATTTGTGATCATTCCAGACTGAGAAATCATCACGGTAATGTTCGCAGAACCATTGAACACATACGGAATATCGTAAACCCGCTGCACCGTTGCGGTCGCCTCTGACAGAATCAGGTCCGGTGTGCCCCCGAAAGTCATATAACTGAACAGGCACTCTGAATTCGCGATATCGTTCCCCTGCGCGTCCACGAGCTTTGCAAAAACACCAATTTCGTCCACATAAGTCGCGGCCTCCAGATTGGAATTCAGATACTGCACCGTCACAATCATGACTCCGTTGCTCCGGGTTATTTTTCGGGCAATCACAGCATCCCTGAACTTCGCGATCAATTGAGTATAGTTCTCCAGGATCGCCGCATCGGCAGCAACTCCGGTTCCGAGTTCCGCCCGGGTAAAAACAACCCTGGCATCCGTGCCAAGCGCAGTGGCCAGAAGGTTTCGACCCACAGCCGTAATAACGTTTTCAACCGCTCTACTCATCGCTTATTCCTCCTGTTCTGCAGCTCCCTGAAGCCCGACCTGCATAAAGTCGGATCCAAGCCGTGTATCTGTCGTAATATTTGTATTAGCCACAGTATCAATGATTTCATAAACGACATCAACTCCGGCGGGCCGTGGCGCAATCAGGTCGCCACGAACCATCTGCTTCTGAATATCTGACAACTTTCCACGAATCTGGTATTTCATGGTCATCAGTCCTGTTTCCGGATCAACGCCGCCATCTGTAAAAGAAAAACCGTAGTTGGAGAAAACTGCTCTCAAGATGTTCGTAAGCCCTTGGTTGGTTCCGTCCCACATGTTTGAGGCGATCCGCGCCTGAATCAGCAGCCTGAAATCGTCATCGTTCAAAAGTCCGTCCGAGCCTTCTATTGCAAACGGAAGCTGACGTTCCGCTCCGACAATGGCGCCAATGAAATCAAGCTGCCTGCCGACAGCAGAAGTCAGGTCAAAATCCAGGAGCGTCTGTTCGAGCATGTTTCCGATTTCGATCCCCTGCACGCAGCACAAAAGCACGAACTCCGCGAACCGGCTCCGCTCAGGCGTGTAGGATTCTACGATGTAGAAATATGTAAAAGGCAGGGCTGAATCTTCAACCCCGCTGACCACAATTCTGCTAAATCTGCTGAAATTCTGCCCGGAAGCGGTTTCCTCCGGAAGGTCGAACGTTTTGCCGTTCAATCCTTCATTGCCGGCGGCCACTGTGGCAATGAGCCTTTCCTCTTCCTGTCCTCCGGTTCTGACCCTGTAATAAACCCGAAGTTCCGCATTTGAATTCTTGCTTGTTGTGCTGATGTAAACTTCGTTTCCAATCAACTGATTCAGATAGGCGATACTGGCTGTTTTTTCCGGCCCTTCGCCTGAATATGTGACATCAAAAATCGTCCAGATTTCGCCCTCTCTCGGAATCCGATGCGCCGGCGGAATCATTTCCTCGTATCTCTGATAATCCATTCTTATTCCACCTCAATTACCCAGACATTCGGTGAAGTCTCCGTCAGCGTTGTCACGGTTCCGGCATTTTTCCACATATAATCATAAGGCGCCACAAGCGTATCGCTCTGGACGCTTTCGCCATGCCCCGCCACATACAGGTTTGAGATAGAGAAAATCGGATAAGCGGCCTTATTTGCGCTGAATATAATCCCATGCAGCAGACCGACAATCAGGTTTTCCCCGACACCCAGCGAATTGATATACTCGGAAACGACCCGTGGAATATCTTCTGAAAGCAGCGTAGGCTCAAACTCCGCAAATATTCGCAGCGTCATCGATACTTTGACGTTTTCCTTTGTCGGCCGGCTGAATCGAATCTCATTCTCGTGATTGTATTCATCTACATAAATCACGGCTTCTGTTCCGCTAAGCCCACACCCAGGAGCTTTTTTTAACCACAAAACCTCCGCAATATCAGCATCTTCTCCGCCATCTACAACAGCGCAGATGGAATGGGCCGGAATATCCCCCGGCGTGGATGTCCTGTTTTCGACCACATTGACCGAGTTGACTCCGCTCACATTTACCAGGGCACCCACAATCCCGCTCATGATGGATCTTGACGGAAGCGAAACACTTGCACTCCTGCGCTTGCGCAACTGCGCGTCCGTCTCAATCTCGTTACCAAGAATCGCCGGTGCTTCGTTTGTCACGCCGTACCAGTGAACAACAGCCGTATTGATCTCATTGATTGCACCAATACCTGCGGCAATGGCCCCTGTCTCTGTGCAGTATGCGGTCGCTGTGGCTTTACCTTCATTGTTAAAAGTCACAGGCTCCTGAATCTGCCAGACATGAGAATCTATGTCAATTGCCTGTAGTCCAGCCGGAAGGGTTACGCCCGCCGTCCCGGTCAGCGTGAGAACCGCAGAGGAGCTTGTGGCCTGTTTGCGGACAATACCGTTGAGTGGCACCAGAAGGTCAAGGGCTGAATCCGTCGCATAATTCGGATTTCTGGAGTTGTAGTTATCCAGGAGCACCGAACCCAGATCATCCCAGCACTTCGCCACAATCGAAAGCAGCTGATAATCCATGGTATCCGGCTCAATATACACATCTGAGCCGAAAATCTTCCGATATCCGGCAATCAGATCCTCCAGTCTCTCCGCATAACTCGGAAGGTGGATCCCACCCTCATCGAGATAAGGCGCGAAGTAGCTCATTCATGTCCACGCTCCTCTCTACATTTTCTCCAAATTCCGATCTGACGGTGATATCCGCCCGAATGCTGTGCTTATACCTTGTGGTGGAGGTCGAAACCAGTTCCTTTACCCCTCTCGTCTGCTTGATATAGGCTGCTACATAGCCGATCATGGTATCAACGCCCTTTTCCGATCTCAGGCCGTTCACGAGGAACTGCGGAATTTCAAGCCCTATATCTCTGTCTTCCCACCAGTCCCCGCGGTGCAAGTCCATCCGGCTCTGCACCGCGGCCGCCACAGCATCCGTATCCACGAGCATCTGTGAGGAATTCTGAACCGGCCTCATATCTCCGTCTTCATCCACAGGTCTGTATCTCATTCCATATCACGCTCCCGAAATCAGATTGCGAATCGCATTGATAACCGCCGCTGAAGGATACTGCGAAGAAACAGTCACCCGCGGCACTTCCTCACCAACTACGGTATAGCAGGCGCGAATCGCGGCAGCGAACCGTTCCATAATCGTTTTCCACTTCGCGAAGTACCCGTTTTCAGTCTCCTGATTCAGAACAATCTCCGCAAGGCCGTAGGCGGCCCTTTTCGCATTGATCATCTGCCACATCTCCGTGATATCCGCCTTGTGAGAAATGCTTTCGTTCGAAATGATATCTCCCGAAGCGATTTCTCTGAAAAACTCTGTCTCAGACAGAGTGATCGTCCAGGACGCATCCGCAAGGCAGTGTGCCAGCTCGTCACTGACCCGCGCGAAGAACTCATAGGTTCCGGCGGCCTGCAGCTCAGCCCTGAAATAGGCAATTCCGGCTGCAGAAGAAACGCTCTTTGAACTGCTCCATACGGTTTGACCATCTTTGACCGCCCACATGGACACGGTCTGCGCCATTCCGTCCGGCTCCGCTGAATAACTCACCTTAAAGGCCGGAGTTAATGTCGCCATGGTGTTCACAACCGGAAGCTGAATCACCGGAGTTTCCGGCAGCCGGTTTTTCCTGACCGTTGTCGTTTCTGCATAGGCGCTCATCGCGCCGATGGTATCTCTGGCCGCCACCCGATACTTGATAAAGCTTCCGCGAGGCAGAACCATCAGCGTCGGCGCATGGTTGTAGCTGGTTCCGATGACCGTTGCAAGACTTGTCCAGCTGCCCCATGAGGATCCGTCGGATGAAACTGCGTACTGCAGAACATAATCGCTCAGATTTCCATCCGCATCCGTAGAAGCCTCCCATGAGAGAACGATATTTCCGCTCTCATATCTTGCCGGCGTCACTTCAAAGCTTCCCGGAACAGTCGGCAGCGAGTTTCTGGTTACGACGCTTGAGGCAATCCAGTCGGAAGCAACACCCAGAGCATCGATCGCCCGAACGTAGTATTTTATTTTCGCTCCACGAGAGAAAGACGGAGCATCGAATTGATAACTGGTTACATTTCCAACGTTCGTAGCCGTTCCGCGCGTCCCGTTGTTGCTTGCATCAAGCGCAACCTCATAATAACTGATGTTTGAGGTCGTTTTTGCCGCAGCGGTCCATGAAACGGTGATTTTCCCATTCTCCCAAACCGCCGGGCTTGCCGAGATCCCGGAAGGCGCTCCTGGAACAATATTCTTCTGCAGCGAAGAGAACTCCACATATCCGCTTGCTACACCGAAGGCGTCCACCGCCCTGACCCGGTACTGGATTTGGTATCCTCTCGTCAGAGAAGGCGAGGCGGTATAGGTTCTGTTTGTGCCGTTGCTCCACTCGCTCGACCACGCACTCCAGCTCGACCCGTTGTACGTTCTGTAGCTCAGGTTGTACTGGCTTATGCTTGATGTTGAGGAAGAGGAAGCATTCCACGAAAGAGTAATCGCACCTTCAAAGACTGCAGGCGTAGCGCTCAGCCCGCTCGGATTTGTCGGTGCAATATCCCTCCGCAGGGTACCGCTCGCGACATAGCCGGAATAATAGCTCTCTCCGGCGCTGCCCTCTGTTCTGACCCGGAACTGCCGATAATAGCCCCTCGTGCCAGAAGGCGCAACCGCGACACTGGTAGCGGTTGTTGTGGTGTAATCAGCCCACGCGCCCCATGAGCTTCCGTCGGAGGATTCTCGGTACTGTATACGATATCTCTGAATTGAGTTGCTGCTTCCGGCAGAGCCCGCGTTCCAGCTCAGCGTCACATTCCCTTCAGAAATGGCACTGCTCAGCCTGACATTGCTCGGCGCTCCGCAGGCGGTATACACAAGGGCTGTCGTGATTACGACGGTCGCCTGTTCCCACCAGCCGACACCGTAATCCGCGTAACCCGTTCCGCCGTACCCCTTCTTCAGGGCAATGGTCTTCCCCCGAAGATTTGTCCACGACTGGCCTGACTTATTGAAGTTTCCGGCCCCGTAGGATTCGCCAGGAGAAAACGAATGCTTCCCAAGTGAATAGGCGTTTCCGCCGGAAGAATCGCAGATGAATAATTCGATGGACTGATCCGTGTCATCATAATTGTAAAACGTTCCATTAATCGAAATGCCGGTCGGGTATTCATCCGGCCCAAGAGCGATCGTTCCGCCGCTGTTAGGCCAAACAGAATCCGGCTGTGCGTATATACATCCCTTTGTCGCGCCAAGGCAAGAATAGCTGTTAAACCGATACCGCCACAAATCTTCATAGGTATGGCGCTCCGGGTTTCCGATATAGCCAGTCCTTGAACCCATTAAACCACCCCTTTCTCCCCGGTGGGCACTCAGCTAACCCTTGTCCAGCAGTACATCAGCATTTCCGGCATTTCTTCCCACACTCCGCCGAACAGCGTACCAGGATTGGTCTCAACTGTGCTGAAATAAACGGCGCCGACCGGATAAATGAGATCCAGAACGACATTTTTGCTCAGCATTTCCGTCCCATTAAGGTTCTGGATCCTGTTTGGCTTGCTTCGGAATCCGACAAAGGCAAAACCGTCCGAAATATCATGTTTTCTTACAGAGATCGGCGAACTGGATCCCCCATTCTGGAACCATGCATCGATACAGCAGTCCGAGAAAACCACAAGGCACTCATCGCCCTGCGAAATCGGAAAGGTGAATCCGGCTCCCTTTCCTCCGGGAAAGAATACCGGCACATCAGAGAGAAGCGGCGGCCGCACGTTCTTGCCGTTCATCAAGCTTCGGATAGCCAGTTCCACGGTGACTGTCTGTTCCGCCTCGTTATATGATCGGACAATCCCCGGCTGCGCGCAGTGAATCTCCTGTTTAATCAGCTCTTTCAGCCTGTCAAACTCCGCGCCGGGTGCCTGTACAATTTCATCGACAGAAACCTTACTCATCAGCACCCGCCTCCCCAGTCATTCCAGTTGTCGATCTGCGTTTCATCGACCAGAATCAGCTCGGTTTTCCAGAGTCCCTTCATGCTGTCCGCGTCAATCGTCTGACAGAGAAGCCTGTAGCTCGCCGCGGAATCCGGCAGTTTAATCGTCTGTCCGACAGGAAAACCCCGCATCCCGACAATCTGCACGATATACGCCCCTTCGGCCTGAGCAACCCGGTTCATGATATCCTGCGAGCCGAAGGTGATGGTGTCTGTTGATCTTCCCTTCTGGAAAATGAACAGGCCCCCGCGGGTGAAGTACGCGCGGGACTGCATGGATTTTGCCAGCTCGCTGATATAAACGGCCGTTCTGCCATGAAAAGCCTGACCCCGGAACAGCGTGGCGTCATCCGCTCGAATCGCCACAATCGGGACCGGGCGGGAGCACTGCTCCACCAGCGTCCGAATCGTCTTCTGAATGGAGTTTCCGGCTCGCAGGCTCAAAGAAACCGAGGACATCCAGAAATCCATCCCGTCCGAAATGACGATGGTCGTCATATCCTTGTTGTTGTCCGTATGGGTGTAAATCTCTTCCACCTGACCGCGAACCAGCAGGCTTTCCTCCTGTCCCTTGACGTCCAGAACCTTCGCGTCATGGATCCTTCCGGCGGCATCCTCCGGCAGCAGGTGAACCGTCAGCTCCCATAGGTCCGGCCGGAGACTCATCGTCGCCCTGCCCCGCAGCCGCATCCGGCACCCTTCCGCGATCCGTACCCCATCCGCGAACAGGCTTAGTTCTCTCAGCTCGTCCATGGACTATCCCCCCAGACAAGCTCATACTCTTGGATGTTCGTCACCATATTCGGCGTTTCGATCTTGTTAATCACAGGGAAACAGACAACCGCCCCACAGAGCTTGTAAGAAACCTGCTTCAGCAGGTCATTAAGCGAACCGTCTTCGGACGGCACAAGCGGGAAATTCCGCAGCACATCCTCGCCAGTGCTCACATCAATCACCGTGGCGAAATACTTCCCGACAAATTCCCGGTAATCCAGAATCAGCCGGTATGTTCTGGCCTTCTCATTCGGCTGCACGTCCATCGTTTGAGACTGACTGACATAGTCAGGATTGATCTGCAGCATGATCTGTTCCATTGCCCGTCACCCTCTTTCTCAGATGAAGTTCGCACCGACCCAGTTGACCCAGACCGAAGGAGTGCATCCGCTTGACTTTCCGGTATGCTTTGTGACTTCGGTGGATCTCTCTTCTCCGCCGCCGCCTCCACCGCCGCCTTCCGGCTTTTCCTGGAACGTAAGCTGCCCATACCAGCCGAAATGCGTGGTATCCGCATCCTGCGACAGGGAAAGCCCGGCCAGAAGCATATCCTTGTAGGTCATGAGGTTCGTGATCACATCCACAAGAACCCGGCTTCTTTTGATCTCATTCAGAACAATCAGAGCCGAAACCGACCGGGTTTTGTCCTTGTTGGTCAGGGCATTCCGGTCGGTGTAGACATCCGACATAATGACATCGAAAGTCACCTTGTTCGGCTCATTCAGGGCATTGTTGACATAGTCCGCGCCCTCTTTTGACGGCTCTTCCTCCAGCTTCAGCGTCATGGTGTGAGCAACTTTCAGAACGCCGTCCATCATGTAGGTTTCATTATTACTTTTGTTGTAGATATAGAAGGCCTGAGGAGTGATTGGGAATTCATTTGTGCCGGTGTAAGTGGAGGCCGGCATATTGCTTCCGCCGCCGCCTCCACCTCCGCCGCCACCTTCTCCACCGCCTCCGCCGCCTCCGCCTGAGCCGCCAGAACCGCCAGAGTTTCCATTCCAAATGCAGTTCATTCTCCGGCCACAGATACTACAGGTGGCATATTTCTTGTTTTCGGAGGCAACATGCACTGGCGTCCCGCTCGAATTGTGATCGCCAAATGCAGTTTGGGTGAATCTGCCATTCGTATAAGTGATCACTTTCCAATGTCTCGACGCATCATGCTGCCATGTTTCGCTGGAAACTTTAGCAACTACGTTTGCCGCAACCCTTTTGGCTGTAGTCACTGCCCTGCTCGCAGCATTTGCTGCAGCATTCACAATGTTCTGAATGGTTACCATTACGCAAACACCCCCCTCAAAGTCCGAAGCAGATGGCGCTGCGCCGCATCATAAGCCCTTTCGCCGACATCCTCGGCTCCAACTCCGCTGGCCTGCACGTTGATATTGATCGGAGCGGTTACGGTATTGTTGTTGGTCACAGAAGCGGAAGAACCCATCGCACTGGCAATGGAAGCATAATCCGCGCCAATCGTGTTTCCTCCGGCGCCGATTCCAAGGTCGCCGATGATTTTGCTTACCGCAGAAGTGCCCATTTCACCGAACATCTGCTTGATGAGCTCCGCAGCCCGGCTCGGCTTCGTGATAGGAATGAGGTATTCAGGACCATCTTCGCCTGCTGTCAGGTTGTTAATTTCACGGCCGATACGACCGCCAAAGGCTCCGCGCGGTCCCGATTTCTTATATCCACTGCCGCCAGAGCCTTTGTCGCCATTTGGGAGCGAGCCTACGATGTTCCCCATTCGCATGTTGACCAAAATATTTATCTCGCCGGGGATCTCCTCCAGAGCGGGTGTAACCTCATCGTTTCCGACAAGAAGAGATGCTCTTGTTTCCGGCGTTCTGGATTCAAGCTCGTTGATCTTTTCCTCGGCTTCAGAGGTATCCATGGTCAGCTTGCCGACATTGGCTCCGGCCCCACCTGGAGAGCCGCTGCTGCCAGAACCGGCAGGCGCGCTCGGCTGCGCATATTGACTATACGGTGAGAGCGGATCGTTTTTGAAATTGTACAGTCTGTTGTTTTGTACGTTTTCTGTACCCAATGGGGTCCAACCCCAAGGATCTCCACTGTAATCCCAATTATGTTCGATCCCTGTGTTCAAATATGGAATAAAGAATTCATCAAACTTTTGGTTCCCGGTAAGTTCTCCAGAGGACATGAATTTGCCGTTTCGTATTGTAGTGTATTTAAAGAACGGTTCAAACTCATCATAAACACTTTTGGGAACAGTTGCTGTTTCCCCGCTGGATGATACGATTTCTACGGTCTGATTTCCTTTATCGTCTGTTCCTACGATTACATTCCCTTGCGCATCTTTTTTAGCGGAAGAGGAGCTTGGATCATCGCCAAAGAGTCTCAGAAAATCCTGGAAAACAGGGCTGGCTGCACTGAACAGATTCTGCATGATTGTTTGACTCCACTCGGAAGCCAGTTGGGCTATTTTCCCAAAGATATCTCCAAAAATGGAATCTATGTCCAAATCTTCAAAGAGGAAATTCTTAAGTCCTCCGGTCTTTCCCCCATGTCCATCATCAACGCCGTTCAAGAACTCATCAAGCTTGTTGCTGAGCCGATTTTTAAATCCATCCTGCCCATTGGCTCCGTTCCACCACTCATCAAGCCCCTGCGTCAGACTCTGCCAGAGCGGTTCAAGAGCTTTGCGCAGACCATTATCACTCCGCATGGTGTGAGCTTCGTCGGCCCATGTTCCCATCCAGATGGTTTCAAAAGCATCTCGAATGGTATTTATGTCATCCTGAAGGGTCTGCATTCCCTCTGCCGAGCTGTAATACTTGAACGCCTCAGCAAGTCCGGCAAAGATTCCGAGAGCATCGCTCCCGGTGGCGGTTTTAACCGTCATGCCAGTAAAAAACGATTTCCAGAAACCGGTCTTTGTGATTTCCTCAGATACAGTTCTTGCTATCTGGTCTTCATTGCTTCCTTCAGAGAAAATCTTTGAAATAATACTCTGAAGCAATCCGCCGACAAGGTCACTGCCCGCCTCCAGAGCGTTGAATGCTGCCTTTAAACCTTCAAAAATGAGAGTTGCGATTGAGGTAAAGTCAACTCCCATGTTGGTTAGCATCTGCTCCGTTACTTTTTGACCATATTCATCGTCCGTCCAGTTCGGATCTCTTATGACCTGTTTCATCGCGTCTTCCCGCGCTTCGGTGAACATGGTCACAATGCCGCCGATGATCGAACCGACATCAGACACGCCGAGGAGCTTGAGTATCAGCCCGGCGCCAATACCAGAACTTACGCTGTTCCCGTGAGCAGCTTCTTCAATCGCCTGAGTCAGGGCTGGATTGTTTCCGGCAAACATCGTCGCAATCAACCCGCCGAGTTCTGCGGTAAGCCGGCCTCCGGCGCCAAGCGCGCCCGTCAGGGTTCCGATGATGTTCCTTGCAAGATCGATGATTTTACTCTGTCCATCAGTTGAACCAATATATGATGTTACGGCACCGAAAATGCCTCCTACGCCCTCTGCGTCACCGATGAACAGATCCCAAATACTGAAATCGCTGAGTGTCTGTCTGATTTCCCCAAGCTTATTATTGACAGCCTCAAGCACCATCTCGAAAACGCCGGATACCCGCTCGCTGACGCTTCGGCCTTCGTTTTGCGGTCCCAGCAGGAAATCCCACATTCCAGTGAAGGCTGTTTCGGTATACTGATAGGTCTGTCCATTGACCACAGTGGTCGGATTATCAGGGGTCAGCCCGAGCCGCTGATTCCTCTGATAGTTGTTCATATCGTCGATGACGCCGCCGATAGCCGTAATCAGGAACAGGATCTGCCCTATCGGCCCGGATTTTATCAGCCCCATAACGAATATAATGGCTTCACCGATCTTCCGAATCGCCGGGTCAATCTCATTCACGGTTTCCAGGATCCCGGTAAAGCCCTCCACGATTCCCTCCACGCCCTTGATGAATCCGGTGATGTAAGAGGAGATTTTCATCGTGATAGAATCCAGATTGTTCTGCAGCCACTTGGCAACGCCTCTGAGCTTGTCCGTAATCCTCTTGACCGGTTCCTCAATCTGCGTCAGAACCCTCGCACCGATCCAGTCCAGGACATTCTTGGCAGTCGCCCGAAGCTCCCAGAATGCACCACGCAGACTTTTGAGTCCTTCAATGGTGTTGTTGATGTTGGGCATCGCCATCTGCTCGTTGATTTTGACAAGTTCCTGATAAGTCTTGTTCAGCTCTTTATCCGCTTTGACTTCCTTCAGGGTTTTGCCCATGGCCTGCAGCGCGTTTTCGGAAGCCCGAACCGCCTCCGTGGTCTTTTTCTGCTGCTTTGCCATCTTCTGGAGACTGAGCTCCGTATCGAAAATGCCCTTCGCGAACTTATAAATCGCGGTCGTCGCGGCGGCAAAAATACCCGCCAGAAGCATCGCGCGCTGTCTGGCGGCCTCGCTTGAATTCCCGAGCTTCTGCAGTTGGGATTCCGCGCCCTCAACGCTGTTCGCGAAACCCTCAACCGCAGCAGCGGATTCGGACACGGAAGAGGCCATTTCCATGGCTTTCGACTTCATCGAATCCATGAGTCCGAGCATCGAATTGAAACTTTGATCAATCTGCGCGGACAGCTTTATGGTTTGTTCGTTCTCGTTCGCCACTTCAATTCACCTCAATTCTTTGCCGCGTCCATACTCCGCTTTTCGTTCTCATGCTGGACGTTTAATAGTTCAATCGCGTCCCACAGGTCATCCAGATTGTAGGTTCCGTCCCACAGCTCATGCTGCTTCCACATTCCGGCGGCTACGGGAGCGAAAAGTGTCTCATCTATGTTTTCGGCTCTTGCCGGGAGCCAATTTTGCGGCCGAGGAGAGAAGTCAAGCCGCTTTCTTCGAAAAAATCGGAACAATTCAGCGCGACAACCTCATAAACCAGCCGCAGGCAGGCCATGACGTTATACTCCAGCTCCTCCACCCCGAAATTTCCCCTCTCGTCCACAACCTGCTGATACCCGGCCGGAAGAGACATCTGCACCGTCTTCAGGCACAGGATGGTCAGCTTTTTCAGCTCTTCCTGCGACAGAGAAGCGAACATTTCAGGCAGCTGATTCGCAATCATATTGATATTGACAGTGAAGTTGTCTTTTTCCTCGTCCTCATTCTCAACGTTGAACTTGACCGCCGCCTGCAGCAGCGGCATCACCTTTTCCGAAACGACCTTCAGCAGGTACATTCCGTCATAGGCATTCATTTTCTTGATGTAGAACTTCCTAAGTTCCCCATCCACTTCAAACTCCACGTTTTTGGTGATTTCACGCATGGTTTTGCCTCCTGTTTGATGGATCTCGACAGAAAAGCATCCGGCCGGGAGTTTGATTCCCGGCCGGATACTGGTGTGGTGATAAAAATTTAGGTCTCGCTGATTTCCGCTGCCAGGAACGTATAGTTCCGGGTGGAGGAAGTCTGGTCGTAGTTCTCATCGGGCCACTTCTGCGGGGTCAGACCAACCAGAGTTGTGACTTTGCCACCCGCCGGGTCATTCAGCGTCATCTTGGTCAGCGCGAAACGATCCGTCGCCGCCGTGGTCAGATACTTGATGAGCTTGCGCAGATACTTATCCGCGGGAGAATTCTGCGGCAGCTCCAGAGCCACAGAGCCGTTCACGCTCCGCAGCTTATTCACGACTACATAGCCCGTGGCCGTCACAGTGTGGGAAGACAGGTCGCCCTGACGGGTAATCACCACCCGGCCGCCGCCTTCCTCGGAAATGACACACTGACCCACGTTGGGGTTGTTGATGGTCACTACGACATCCGCAAGGGAATATACAGAGAATTTATCCATCCTGTCTCACCTCCTTATTCCTGAACAGTCACATTGATCTCAATGGACTCGACAGAACCGCAGAAGCAGATCGCAACCTGAATCGGCATACCCTTCCGGGCGCGGCGGTTCGTTTCAGACTGATTGTCGAAGCTGTCCGCATACAGCGAATAACCCTTTTCCAGGGCATCCCCGGTCGCGATATTGCCGAAGGAGGCTCCACGCCAGATCCCGGGCTGAATATACCCGGCAGCCACGAAATTTTCCAGAACGCCGGTGATGACAGACATGAACCGGGTGGAGGTTGTGTCATTCTGCGGCAGTTTCCGCTCGCTGCTGCGCATAAGTGCCAGACAGGCTTCCTGAATTTCGGCGCTGAGCCGGTCCAGAGCGATGACTTCGTCCACGCGCAGAGAGCTTGCGGTCGCACCGAACTCCAGCATCGTGTGAGAATACCCGCGCACGACATAGACGCTGCAGTTGGCCCCGTGAAGGGTATCCACTTCGGCCTGCGTCAGCGTCGCGGGAGTCAGTCCGTTGACTTCCTTATACGCGAGCTGCCATGTGGTATCCGCATACTGAGAAGCACAGCCCATGGCCTCGCCCATGACCGCAGCAGCCTCGTTCGCGGCCGCGCTGTAATGGACATGAGTCCGGCGGCTGAGCCTGGAATCCAGCGTAGACAGAAGCCCGGAGGAAACCACGGTCGCCACGGCTCCGGTCACAGTCGCGAACTGCATACCGCGATTGATGGTATTCAGATACTCATCGATATCGCCCTGCTGCGCGGCGCTCGCGCCGTCCCAGTAAACGCCATACCACTCATTGCGAACATTCCGAATCGCATCCAGAGCGGCGGAAACGCTTTCGCCCTCGCCGGCAGCACCGATAACCAGCATCGCCGGAGTGGGAGTCACGCCGAAATACTTCTGAGCCGCCAGATAAACACTGCTCGTTGCCGCAAAGTCTTCAGCGACCTTGGCCAGACTTTCATAAGCTTTGGCCCGAATTGCCGTCGTAAACGTCTCCGTCGCGGCGGTCACAATCAGTCCCACATCATAGTTGGAAGAAGAAGCTGTGGCCGCGGTAACGGATACGTTTACCTTTACTACAGGATCAAGTGTAAGCATTGATTCTTATCCTTTCCGGCGGTTTATTCCGCCACGTTAATTCCGACCTCCGGCACCTCTTCCACCGGGGTCATGCCCATCGTCTCGACAGACAGATAGGACATTGAGAGCCTGAGATCACACCGCCTGCGCCACAAAGTTCCTTCCAGCTCCGGAACGGAAACTGGCCGGGGCGGCATCATACCGAGCCCATAATTGAGCACGATCTTGTTTCTCCTGAGAATCTCTCTCGGGCATCCGTACCCGGTATCGATCATCAGGCGCGACCTGAAATCTTCCACCCGGTCCTCCGCGTTCGGCCCGTAAAAGGTGAACAGAACGGATACAGGAATCACCTTGGTCACCTCCAGCGCCTCTTCTGCCCCTTTTATAAAAACGCTGTTCAGATCCTCGCTGGTTTCTTCCTCGACCGCAAAAAAGATTACATCATCGTCGCTGTTGTACTGAGGCGTGGTTACGTCCGGCTCATAGGCAGGCACAATCCGATCCGCTGTGGACTGCGCATCAGGATCCATGCCAAACGCCGCTGCAGTCGCTTCGTAAACCGCATCCTTAACAACCTTAATCCATCCCAAAGGTACCACTCCTCACTCTGGTCGCGTAGGCCACAACGAAGCCCCAGTCTTCCCAATTGTCAACCCGCGTCACACGCCACCAGGAATTCTTGTAGAACACTTCATCCGCTCCGGTCGCTCCGGTTTCGTCTCTTGTGCCGGCCTGAAGCGTCGTCGTGGTTCGAATCACGATCTGCTCCGAAAGCTTGTCCTCGCTGGAATCCTGACTGGCTGATTTATCCACCGGCTGAATGTTGCCTGTGGCCTCGATGGGCACGAAACTCTTCTCGACAGTGGCGCGGCTTCGCACCAGTCTGGGCCTGCGAATCGTGAAAGATACGCCTCCACCCAGCTCCGGGTCGTCCAGGATTTCGGTTACATCCGGGTTCAGCATGGGAACACCTCCCCTCCGTTATTTTCTCCGCACCTCATAGGAAATGGAGTTCATCAGGGATCCGGTTTCAATCAGCGGCGAATTGAAACCCTTCTTTCTGACCGTTGACGGCGCGTTGGGCGGCGGGATCTTCCCGAACTGCTCTTTGACGGCCGCCACGCCGATCATTCCAGCCTTTTCGTAATACGGCTGAGCCGCTTCCGGCCCGCTGAGCAGGGCTTTCATCATGCCCTTCCGAATCAGCTGGTTCATCTGCTTTTTTGTTTCCTTCTCTTCAAGCCCGGCTTTCAGCACATTCCGGGGAGGAATGTTCCGGGCCGGACAGCCATTGCAGTGAAGGTACAGCAGATTCGCATTCTTGCCGCTGCCTCCGCCTCCGTCAAAAACGCCGATCGCAACTTCCGTGTTCGCGATGAAATCAACCTTTTTCGCGATGTTCAGGAACTCTTTCATCTTGTCAAAGGTCATTTTCAGGGTCAGCAGAGTCATCGGGCTTCACCTCATTTTTTACGAGTGGTTGTTTTCTTCACAACCGGCACTTCCTCGGCCTCTTCAGAGACTGTCGGAACAGGCCCTTCCCCGGCAGGTTTCAGATAGGGATCTTCCTCCGGCTGCACCTTAACCTCTACCAGCGCACCGGAACTGAGCGCCAGCCTGAAATACGGGTCTCTCTGGAACTCTTCCGGCACATCCTCCGTCTGCCAAGGATAGATATACATGAACTGACGGTCGTTCCGAAGCTTGATGGCATTCGGCGTTGTGTTCTTTACGAGCATGGTCACACCTCTTCCTTACGGTACATATCTGCCGCCGGCAGTCGCGATCTTCAGGAGCTGAATGAGCTGCAACCCGAAAGCGGTCTGTTTCAGATCCCCGTATCCGGTGATAGAACCGACCGCAGAACCTTCGGATTTGGAAACGCTGACCCCGCCGACAGACTTGCTGAGCGCCTGCGCCGCAACTCCAGCCCCGGAAAGCTTCTTCATCGCCACGCCATCGGCAAGCCCACTCGGCACTTCCACGAACGTCTGCGCCCACAGCGTGAGCTTATGAGCCGTGTACAGCCTCCGGGCCTCCTCGGCCGCATCCAGACAATCCATAAAGCGCAGATTAGACTGGTCAATGTACTCATTGATCACCACATCGCTCACGGTGCTGAACTGCGGATAGAAGGCGAGAAAGTTTTCAAGCGTCATGCTTCATCTTTCCCCTCTGTTTTAGGCTCTGTGGCCTCTTCAGCGTTCTGGACGGGCTCCGCTTCATTCTTCTTCCGGGAAGCACGTTTGGGGGCATTCTGAGCCTTTTTCTCGGCAGTGTGGATTTCCTTGCCGTCCGCACCCAGCCCGAGCAGCGGCTCATTCTCCGCCTGGATCTTGTTATGCGGGGTCACAAACTTCAGCGAGCCATCAGCGGCCAGAAGATCGAACATTCTGGTTTTCTGGATCCACGCGGGCGCAGAGAGAACGCACCCGAGTTCTTTGGGCTTCACAGCATACACTTCCCCGCCATTTCCCTTGAACTCAGCGGCCACGGCGCAAATGATTGTGATAGTTTCCATTTTTTGCCTCCTGTTTTCTGATAAGCCACGGGGCGCAGAGGAAAGCCCCTGCGCCCCATGGAAAGTCCGGTGATTAGATACCGTCGGCGTAACGGACGGTCGTGGGATAAACGAACTGAACCTCGGAGAACTGAGACACGAAGGGCGTATGGAAGCCCATGTTGTGGATCTCAGTCTGCAGGCGCTGCAGCGGGACAGACTGGGTGAACCGCACCCGGTCTTCCTCGTTGATATAGCCGACCATGCGGTCGGTATTGCCGGCGCCGATACCCTTGCACCACTTGCTGGGCGAAATCACCAGATTGCCGCCCTGCTGATTGGTCAGGTTGTTCTCAAGGATATAGGTCAGGATAGACCGCTCGGAGTCGCTGGAAACCTTCCGGGTCACCAGAGCGCCGAACTGCTCAACGGGAACCAGAATATGGTTCGGCAGAGCATCGGAAGCGCAGTCGTTGGCCGTCCAGATGGCCGCCAGCAGATCGTTGACATCCGCCAGGATTTCATCAGCGGTCTTGGTCGCCCAGGTCGCGGTGCCGCCGGCGCCATTCGCCACGGTGCTGCGAACGATCGCGGCATTGTTCAGCAGACCGGTCGTGTTCGCCTTGCCGAAGCCGACATACACGTTGCGGTCGATGGTCTTATCCAGATGAAGCCGGATACCCTTGTTCATGGTGTCCTCAAGGTTCAGGGCCAGCTTGCGGAACTTCTGCTGCTCGACATAGCCGATCCGCATGTATTCCTGGAAGTTGAACACCTTGCTGACATCCTTATTGAAGTCAGCCTGCATGACCGGGATATCATTGCCGTTCTCCACGAACAGGGCATCATCCTCGCCGCCAGTGGAGGCATAGCTGACATCGATCACAGATACATTCTCGACAAAGCCGCCGCCGGTGCGGACAGGCATGTCACGGGGCCAGTCTACGCCGGCCAGAGGCTCCATAATCTTGGGATCCAGAAGCTCAAGCTGTTTCTGGAGGAAGGCATAGGAGTCAGAAACAAAGCGCTTGGAGCGCAGGTTTGCAGTTTTCGTCATTGCTCAATCACCCTCTCTTATTACTGAATGTTCCGGTTAGTGATAACGATTTCAGCGACGCCATTCGCGCCAACAGCCGCGCGGAACTTGCAGTTGGTCAGCTCGGTGTTGTCCGTGGAAACCGCGGAGAACTTGCCGTTGGAATCCAGATACACCTTGCCGCCGACCACGGGAGTGCCGCTCTCGACCTTCACGCAGACAGACCCGCGAACGATGATGGACATGATTTCGCTGTTGCCGTACGCGGCTTCACTTGAGCCATAGGTTTCGGGGGTCTTGACGCCGATCCGGGTCGCCACACCAAGGAAGGTCGCCATTCCGGCGCCAGAGGCGTATCCGACAGCGCCCTTGTTGGCCGCATCCAGGAAAACAGGCGCGCCGAACGGGATGGCATTATTTCCGACATTGGTCATGGAGATGACAATGTCGTCAACGCTCCGGGAAATCGCACCGGGGAAGGTGTTGATGAAAGTAGACTGTACTTTACCCATTTAGATCACTACTCCTTCTTAATCGTCGTCGAATTACTTCTTGTAATTCGCATTGCGGGCAGCCATGATCCGCTTGCCCAGATCGGCTTCAGCCTTCCGCTGAGCAGCAGCCTTGTCAGAAGCCTTCTTGCGCTGCTTCAGGGCCAGATAATCATTCCGCTTGGCCTTAGCGGTCATGCCGCAGCTCTTCCGAATGGAAGCGGCAGCAGCATCGGCAGCAGCCTTGCGCTCGGAGGGAGGCAGCTTGGCAATCAGAGGTTTCACCGCCTTGACGGCAGCACGCATCGCATCACGGGCACGCTTGTCGGTCACGGGGGCGGTTTTGTTCTCGGCCGCCAGAGCCTCTTCCTCGTCCTCATCCTCTTCGTTGATTTCTTCGGGATCAACGAAATGGGATTCGGGCTCTTCGGGATCCTCGTCGGGAGCAACCAGCTCTTCCTCGTCGGGATCGGCTTCCTCGTCGGCGTCGGTTTCGGCCTCTTCGGTCTTTTCCTCGCCCTCGGCCAGTTCGTCCTCCAGCTTCTGCAGAGGATCCTCTTCTGGAGCTTCGTCCAGCAGCTGCTTCGCCACCAGCTTCTCCAGCAGACTGATCACCTTGTCCAGCTTGTCCTCATCCACAGCGGGCTTCGCGGCGGGATCCTGAGCTTCCTCTTCATCCTCATCCTCATCCTCTTCGGTAGCCGCCTTCTGGGTGGGCATCTTCTGCAGCAGATCGGTGATGGTGTCCAGCTTCTCGGTCACTTCCGCGTCCATCGCCTTCGGCTCTTCCTTCTCGGGCTCAGAAACGATCTCATCAATCGCCTCTACCGCCTCGGCAACTTCTTCGGGCTCAGCGTCCTTCGCAAAGGAAGCCAGCATCTTAGCCAGGATTCCATGTTTGTTCTTGCGCATTCTGTGATTTCTCCTTTCGTTGTTTGGGGCAGAGTCTTTTATGCAAACGCGGTGACCGGCTCGCCCTTTGTCCACAATGGCGATATGGTTACCACGGATTTGCCGTTGAACCAGCTTTCCGTCTTCCTCGCAAAGCTCGTAGTTGTATCCGCAGGAAATCTCCCGCTTTCCGTCCAGAACCTTCTGGATGGTGTCAGGGTCGGTGATGAACAGATCGGCAATCAGCATGTTCTTTTCATCCCCGGTTCCCCGGTGAACATTCTGCACATGCCCGCGAGAAAGCCATTTGGCATTCTCGGCGGTTACACCCTCATCACCGTCCGGGTGGTCATCCGTGACCGGCAGTCCCTCGAATGAGGCCATCGTCGTTTCAGAGAAAACCTCTTCCTCCGGGCGATATACGGTGACCATCTCGTCCCCGTCCTGATCCACCTCTTCCGGCAGATACTTTTGCGTTCCTGACCGCGCAATCGGAACATTCACGCAGATGAGATAGCCTTCCGGCTCTCGCTTGCGGATGTTGTCAGATATCCGAGTCGCGTAGTACAGCATTTGCATCACCTTCCTTTCTGGCCACAATAAAAGCGCGCCGGTTAAATTCCGGTGCGCTTTATTCCTGTGTATAATCTTAATGGAGTCCTGTTTTTGCTTTATTCGCCATCTACATCCATCAGGAAGTACAACGCCCTGTTGTACTTTGCCTGACGTCTCACGTCCCGCTCCGTGACTTCAGCAAAGCGGGCCAGATTGCTGTTATCAATCAGGTCGGATATCTTGACCGCCCGAGCGATCGGATTCCTTTTGACCCGACACAGATAATCAGACCACATTTCACCCTTCCGATGCGTCAAAGCATCAACCGCATCTGCTATTTCGGCCCCGAATCCATCTCTGATTTCGTCAAGAGATACTTCCGTGTCCTCGACAACATCGTGCAGCCACCCGACAATCTTTTCCTCAGGATTTTTCAGCCTCTCCGCAACCCTTGCCGGATGGTTGATATACGGTTTCCCGGCCTTGTCGACCGCCCCGGCGTGAACCTTCCTTGCCAAAGCCTCGGCACCATCCAGAAGCTCAACGCAGCCCATCCTGCATCAACCTTTCTTTTCGGCCTTTTTGTAGACATCCCGGATCTTTTCCATCCAGTATTCCACATCTTCCTCTGGAACGTCGTCGTACCACGTCCAGTCTCCGTTCCCTTCAGCAATACTGTCCTTTACCGGAGTGCGTTCCCATTCTCCCGGAACATCCGGCCGGAAAGTATAGCATTTTCCGCCGTCAAACCGGATCAACGTCATAAATCCATTGCTTTTGTTGATCATGTAGACATAATCAGTCTTTGCCATCGATTCCGCCCTCCTCTCCGGGCCCTCTTCCGGGCCCATATACATTATAACCTATTTTATAATTCCTGTCACCTGCTTTTTCAGGGGAAATTCTTAATTCTTTCAATGTTTCTGGGCCTTTTTAAACCTGACATATTATTATACATAATATTGCCAAGCTCGTCCTTCCGCTTCTGTGCCGTTTCCGGCTTTCTCTGCTCTTCGTACTGAGGATGCTGCACTTCCTTGCCGACCAAGCTCTCCGGCGTATGGAACTGAAGCTCGAATCTCGTGCCGGTCGGTGATTCGAATACGCAGTTAACACCACGATAAGCTTTTTTGATGGAATAACTGTCCCACGTATTCTTGACTTTTACGGTTTTGTACCCCTTGGCTTCGAGCGCCTTTTGAGTCTTCTCGAAATGCTCCACCAGATTGTCAGTCGTACATGCCTGCGTGTAACGAACCAGATCGCTCAGATTGTCCGCAGCTTCTTCGTATGTCGGATAAGTTCCATCCGCCCTTCTTTCGGACATTGTTTCAGCGATCTTATCCGCCACACGGCAACCGCCATCGCTGCTGTCGGAAGCTTTCTTCAGCCGATATTCAAGTCCGAACATTTCAGTGCCAAGATCATCGGCAATATCACACAGATCATTTGTGATTTTCGGCTCGTTGGCAAGATCCTTTTTGTATTTTTCAACGGCGTAAGGTTTCAGCTTGGATGAGATATTTCCCAGGAACTTTTTGGTCAATGCCTTGCTTTCGGCTTCGGTCGGCCGCCCGGCCTGCGGTTTGCTCATGATTCCTTCATATCTCTCATAGATTTCGCGTTCCTCAGAGCCGGCAGGCCACTGCTTCGCTTTTTCCTTGCACATCACGGACGCTTCACGACACGCACTGGCAACTTTATCAAGATTCTGCTTTGCGGCCTTGCTCAGCTTGCGCGGCGTCTCGGAACCAGTTCTCTGCGGATCGTAGGCCACTGAAGCCGGTTCCTTCATTGTTTCGGCATTCTTGGTTTTGGTTCCTTTTTCAAGCAGCCACGGGCCGTCGTGCTGCTCGACAAGCAGGTCACTGCTGATTCCGTTCTGTTTTGCGAACTTTTCGATGATCTTGCTTTCGCTGTACGTCTTTGAATAAGGCATCGTAACAGATTCGCGCCCAGGAGCGGATATTGTGCAATACGGCTTTGACCTGCCAGACTTTCCGCGGCTTTCCCAATTGAGCCGGATCTTCGCTTCCTCTACATCAAAATTGGAAACATCCGGCTTCGTGCCACCCCATCTGCCATACCAATTTTCTGGAACACCGGTTTTTGTCGGCTTTGAACTTTTTCCGTTTCCCACGAAAAAAGTGGTGTAATTTCCAAACTCACTCTTGGCCGGTTTCACTGCAGCAGGCTTTGCGGCCGCTTTCGCCGCTCTTCTCGCAGCAGTCTGGGCTTTTCCTTCGGCCTTGACCTCGCCCATGGTCTTGCCCTTCATGTTGGAGGGTCCTTTGTCGATCTTTCCCTTGGTTCCTCCACCGCCGCCTTCGGAAAAATGAACCTTGGTTCCGCCCTCCAGCGTCCGCCAGCCGCTGTCCTCGTCATCTTTGGCGATTTTCTGCATGCAGGCATCGGCTTCCATCAGGCTTTCGATTTCCTCAGCTTTCAGCGAATCCAGGGCTTTCATTTTAGCCACGAGCTTCAGCAGTTTTCCCATGATCTCATCTCCTCGTTTTTTCGCATAATAAAAGCCCGGCGCTTTTCGCGTCAGGCTGTGGAGTTATATATAAATCCCTGATATAATAATCAGGTCGTATTTGACATGGGCTAAAACGCCCGGAGCTGCCTGCTGGAATGACTCAGCAGGAGGTGATGCACAAATGACGAACTATGAGTTATTCATGGCCATCATTGCTGTTGCAAGCCTCGTCTTGGCCGCTTTTGCGCTAAGACGCTAACAAAAAGCACCGGGTAGTAGCAGCTACTCGGTGCCAGGTCTTCCCGGTTACACCATAACCAGCAAGTCTCCATCGCAGTGTCATTATACGGCGCCGGGCGGTTCTGTGTCAAGCAGGGCCACCCTTTCTTACTACACCATGATCGGTTCAAACTCTTCGTCGTTTTCCTCTTCTTCGCTGTTTTGCGCATTGACATAATCCATATACGCAAAAGACAGGTTTTCGTCTGTCACAACAGGCTTGCCTCCCATGAAAACGATGAACACAGGAATGCCTATGCAAAGAGGCGGTTCGTCAGGATTCTGGAAATACATTCCATAAACCACGCATCCTTTCCAATCCGGCTTGCGCAGCAGATAAACGGCACCATTTTGTTTTCCGATCTTTATCGCTTCTTTTTCATAATCCATTTTACCCCCCCCTCTCTCTTGCTTCTGCATGAGGAAACCGTTCTGTTAAGTCCAGGACAGACGTATCTCCGGGAACTGAACATTCATTCCGTTAAGCTCGGAATTGTCGTTCCGATTTACCGGAGCTTGTGCTTTATCCAGAATTTTATCGCAATATTCGAGATTTGGCAACGCGTTGTCTATGCGAAGAAGCTTTGGCCTCCAGTTTCCTCCAGTCTCGGAATTAAGAGAGATTCTATCTAAGTATTTCTCAATCTCTTCCCCTCTGTGTTCCACAGCCATCTTCGTCGGATTTGGCTGAGGATCGAACAGGACAAGCTCATCTCCACGCTTTTCGGCAATAATGACATGAGCACCAGCTCTGCGGCCTTTCCAGCAGAATGAGAATGTGAACATCTGCCCCGGCTTTATACTGTCATTCAGCCATTCTTTGGCACTCTTTGCGTTTAGTTTCTTTTCTGGAACAACATATTCAGGCATCTCACCGGTATCTGGATCCATCCACGCGACAGCCTGATTGGCCGCGATTGCGAGCTGGGTTTGATCTGCATCTCCAGCTCTCAATTTGGCACTTACATCATAACCGCGTCGTCTTAATGCATACGCAATTACGCAAGTCTGACAATTTCCTCTTTGCTTCTTTGTGGCCACATCCCTAAGCGGATTGGCTTTCCCCTGATCCGCTTCTTCATGAGACATATCTCCGCTTGCTCTTCTTGCAACCCCTGCCACCTCTCTCGGATGATACATCTCCTCAATTTCTTCGGGAGTATGAGTCTCATGCCATGCCTCAATCAGGTTTCTTCTGGCTTCCGCATGCATTTGACGCTCTTCTTCAGCTCGGGCTTTTTCGGCGGCTTTTTTCTGCTTTTCGAGTTCTTTTGCTTCTTTATTTTTTTGCTCCTGAGCTTCCGCGCTGCTTGGCTCTGCACCAACCATCATTTTTTCCTGCAACAAAATATAATCGCGAAGCGGTTTCTGAGCGTCCTTTCCGCGAATCAGGTTTCCATTGAGGCTTTGCATGATATCTTCCGCAGCATAAAAGTGATCATGAGTGAGCTCGGAAACGCTTGAAGGCTTCTGAAGCATGGCATAATCGCGATTCCACAAATAAGCGTTCCTGCTTCTGCGGCCTATATCAATATACTTATTGACTGTATCCAGCAAAAGCTCTTTTTCCTGGTCTGTGAGCCTGTCAAGCTCTTCCTGCCTGACAGGCCCTCCCATCATCGACCCGGCATCGCCATAGATCCTGCTTCTGAGCTGCCAGACAGCCCTCATTCCGTAATAGCTGAGTTCGTTCGGATTCATCTTGTCGTAGGCAACCTTGTCGATGAAATCCTGATTCAGCTTGGCAAACTTCTCTGCTGTATACGCAGATGTATTCTCTGGCTGCCTTCCAAGCGCACTGGAAAGATAGCTTTCCATCATGCCGCGTCTGGTCGGCTGATACCAGCTGTAATCTCCGTTTTTCGGAGTTTCAGGAGCAACAGGCTCCGGCGGCGGCGCTGGCCGTTCCTTAGCTCCGGCATTGTACAATATTTCATCTGGAACTTCGTTTCCTGAAGTCGGACAATTCAGCGCCTTGGCCTTTATGTCCATCCAGACAAAAGCATCATCTTTCTCCCATCTGGTGAACCCTTCTCCGTCATCTGGAACTTCAGAGCCGTTCGCCTCAATCATGCCATATTTGTTTTTCAGATAATCGACAACCTTCTTGTCGGAATCCGAAAGCTTTTCATCCATGTACTCCTTGGCATTTTCCGGCCACCCACGCCCTTCGGCTATGAAGTCGGTAAGCTCTTTTCGTTTTTCGAGCGGCTGGCACTTCATGACGAAGTCTTCCGGGGTCATATCTTCCGTGAACTTCTCGAGCCCGGAATCCCGCAGCACATCGTCACGCTCTGTGGCGGTCAGCATTCCACTTGTCCACAGTTTATTCAGCCTGTTCACAACTTCCTTGCTGTGGTTCATGTCTCTTTTAATGTCGCCGATCGCCTTTACCGCTTCGATCTGCCGTTCCCCGGAAAGGTTCTGAAGCCAGTCCTTTTTCTTCGCTCCGGAAGCCCCACCGGAACCGGAAGAACCGCCAGAAGAACTCCACGGGCTGCCAGACGTACCGCCCGAGCCCGGTAGAGCAACCTTCGGATGCTTCGGCCGCATAGGTTCTCCACTCTTTTTGACGCCCCAGGATTCTCCGATCCGCTTCCCATTGAATCTTCCGCCGAATCCAGCCTTGATCTCCCCTGTAGAAGTCTCAAGCCGGAAATGCTTTCCCTCTTCAGAAGTCCGCCAAACCTCTTCGTCGCTGGCAACCTCTTCAATGGCTTCCGCATCCAGTCCAAGCAATTTGAGGGCGAAAGGCAGATACTCACTCTTCGGATTAGCCTCTGCAAAACCCAGGAACATCTTTCCGATTGCACTCACTGCTTTCACCTCCGTTTTGCCATAAGAAAAGCCCGGCACTCTCGTGTCGAGCTATGGTTAAATTCCTCTGCTTAAGCGTTTTTCTCTATCCAGTCTTTTGCAGCATCTGGAACTTCAACATTTTGGTCTTCAACATAGTCCATATATGGATCAAAACGAAGAAACTGGTTCGGTGCAACACCGAAGCCACCAAATGTTTTTCCGTTCCCGTAATAATATCTTCCATCTGGCAATGATACAAGCACTACGCCACGGTCGTCTTTGTAGAGCACCTTTAATCCTTCCATCTGATTTCGACCCCCCGTTGCTTTGCTAAACTCTCAATTTGTGCCCTGTCTTGGGAATTCTTGGGAATTTCTAAATATTCGATATCAGATGTTTGGATTCCTCCGTGAAACTGCAACTCTACATAATCCGTTGCGGTTTTTCCACTCTGGGCTATTTCGCTAAAAGTCCTTTCTGTGCGCTCAAGAACCTCTTTTGGTAGGCTTGCTCCAGAAAACGGATTCATTCCAAGAGAGTATATCTTTGGATCCGTCACAAGTGTTGGGACTTGCGAATTTCCAAGCTGCTTCTGCTGCAGGCTATCCCCAACGGTGAATGTCGTCCGGGTTTTTACATTGTCTTTTTTAAAGACTATTCTACAGTCGCCGTACATCTTGGCGCGTTCTGCGTGATCAAGAAAACCATATAGCTCATATTGATCATCGCCGATTTCGAGAGCATCCCCGCCATTGAAGAGATCCACGGCCAACGATTTCCGCATTTGAATATCTTTGTGCCCATTCGATTCTCCGGTTTCAATCTGTGACTTCATTCTCCCATCTTGAAGGATCCCTAAAATGGCATTCGACTTTGTTCTGGCAGAAAAATCATGCTTATCCAGGGCATCCTTCAGGATTCGCTCATACTCCGGCGTCCGCTTTGAGTATGTATCGATTGCTGCTGCCTGTTCAGGGCTCGTTGAGGAATATCCTCGTTTCACTTCATCGATATAATTATCATACGATTCTTTGTAAATGGGCATCAGCTCATCGTAAGCCTTCATCGTTGGAGTTTCCCGATAGCTTGGAGCCGTAACAGCAGTTTCACTGGCGCTTGCACTTTCTGTTCCCGCCGATTCATTTTGGCTTTCAGTCTCAGATTCCAACTTTGGCTGCTCTGCCTGCGTCTCTTTTTTCCCTTTGGAATTTTCCGGCGTGAAAGTATACTCAAACCCATACTCAGCGGCATGCTGCTTATAAAACTCATGGAACGGCTCGGTTTCCAGCCTTCGGATCTCGTCTTTCCGCTCCTGCGCAGCCTTTTTAGAAAGCTCATCATAACCAGATTTATCGAAATATGCCTGCAGGATCTCATTTGAGGCTCCGGCGTCCTTCATCTTGACCCATGTTTGAGCAATTTCTTCAAGCTTTCGGCGAGTTTCGTTCCCCTTCAGGTTTGCATCTGCTTGTTTCATCAGATCCAGGACTGAAACCTCGGCGGGAACGGCTTTCTCCAAAGCATCCCTCATCCCGAGCCATCCACCGTTCACTTCTCCCCTGCCATACCTCTGATTCCTCAGCGTATAAGTCCCTTCAGGCGTGCTGACACGAATTTCAGTCGCTCCGTAGCCGAAATCATCCAGATCGTCATAGGAGAATGTCCCTCCGGCCGGATGATTGTGAAGCGAAATCGCTCCCGGCAGATGTTCTCGATTGGTTCCAACCGTCATGCCGACAGAATGCTTATCGCCCTTGGCCTGCGCCCTGATTTCACCATCTGGGCCAACGATGAAAGACTGCTCGTTCTTGAGATTGGCGATCCTCTTTTCAATCTTCCTGAGCGCCTTGTCCTGCTGCGGGGTATTAGTGGGAAAAGGCTTTGCGTCCTGATGCTCTTCATCCCACAAACCGCGCTTTTTAAGCTCTTCCCGGCAAGCTTCCATCTTGGCCTGCGTCTCCGCCATCGAATCAAGATAGCTCTTTCTCACGCCAGCATATTCCTGCTTTTTGGTCTCAGGAAAGGTTTCGTATTCCTTCAGAAATTTTTTGGCCTTTTGCAGGTCTTCGTTGTGTCTTCCGAACGCTCTGCCAACACCCGTATCTCCAAAGCCTTGAACCTTTTGCCGCAATGATTCCACGTTAGCTTTCTGACTTTCGGTCAGCGCCGGAGCCTTCGGCGTTTCCACGGTTTTTGGAGCCGCTGCAGCCTGTTTTCTGCCGGCGGCGCTATTTTTGAAGACTGAACCAAGCTTTTCACCGTTGAACTTTCCACCGAACCCGGCTTTAATCTCTCCGGTCGTGGTTTCCAACTTAAAATGGCGCCCCTCTTCTGAAGTGCGCCATACTTCCTCGTCGGCAGTTGTTTCTTTTTGACTATTGGCATCAAAGCCAAGCATTTTTAAGGCAAGATGTAGCGATGCGGTTCTGGGGCTTGTCTTTGAATACTCATAAAACAATCGTCCAATGGTTTTCATCGTTATCACCTCCCCACAAAAACGCTTTACGCAATTTTGTCTATGTGCTATACTTTAGGCATCAAGGGGAAACCCTGCAGGCCGTAACAGGCCCCCGACCAAACGGCACGGTCGAGGGAACGAGTTACGGCTGAAGCTGACGCCATGCCTCTTGCCAAGGATGGCTCAGCGTGAAAGCTCCGATTGTTTCGGAGCTTTTCTTGCTTTATATTCAAGGCATTTATATGCCCCGTCTTTGTCGATTATTAAAACGCTCAAGTCCTGTTTTGAGCGTTTCGTGAGAGCCTTTTCGATTTTATTTTCTGCTTCTTCGATAGTGGCGCCACACGCACTTATATCAAAAATCAAGCCTCTGCTGTTTGGGGCAATTTGATTTAAGCCACTCCGAATCCTCAAGTCGAACGCATTTTGTGAATTGCTTTCCGGCGTTTTCAGATCCCAAAGTCCACCGCGCCAGAAATAATCAGGGTTGCTTTCATCTCTCAAAAAGTTTTCAGACAGAACAATCAAATTCCCGCCGAATAGCTGATGCAATCTTTTCCCCATTTTTATCTCTGCGGCACTATGTTTTTTATCAACCCTGGTCATAACATAGAATGCGCCGGAACCTGGTTCTGCTTCCTTCTCGAACTCTTCCGTTTTGTCTCTTATTTGTTTTTCGGCTTTTGTGCCAGATTCTTTTCCCTGAGTATCGTATGTGGTTTCCGTCTCCCGCATGGTTGCATCAGCCGGCGCAACCTGCCGGCCTATAATCGCGACTGGAATAGTCTCGACCCCGTTCATCATGGCAGCCAGAGCCCTGTGCCGACCTTCCTGATTTTCTGTCGCATAGTCCAGATAAGGAATCGGGAATTTCTCCCCGTTTTCCATCAGATCGGCGTATTTATTGACCTTATAGGCTTCGGTTCCCGCAACAGTGTTTTCCAAGGTGCTGTTCGTGAAAATCTCGAAAGCGCATCTTTCCAGATATTCTTTCGGGCTCATCTCGACAACCTTGGCGCTTCCGTTCTTCAATTTTTCCCGCAGAGCCGGAACATCCGATTCCAGCGTGAAGCCCTCGAAATCTTTCCTTGTCGTTTCCTTAAGCTCCGGGTTGCCCCACTCGGCGATTTCATCAGAACGCTTCTGACGCTTCAGCTCATCCATTTTCCCGCCGTACTCTTCGGCCTCCTGCCCGGCCTTCTGAGACTCAGCAAAGCAGTCATCATATTCCTTCTTGAGCTGTTTGCCCTTCTCGGTATACCAGCCGAAGAGCCCGGCATATTGCGGCCCCATTGACTTCGCGTCGTCATCCGGGTACTCGATTTCATTCTTCAGCTCTCTGCTGATTTCCAGGAACCTCTTTGAGGCAGCGTCTTTCCTCTTCGTGGCATCAGCCCACTTGGTTCTTGCCGCTTCAAAATCCGGGTCATTGATGAGGTTCTTCTCTCCCACGACAGAGGAAATCATTTTCGCTGTGCTTTCAGGCCGGATCCTCTTCGGCTTAGCTGCAGCTGGTTTCTTCGCAGACTGGCCGCCGCTGAAAGCTTCCTTCAGCGTCTCGCCGTTGTGCTTCCCTCCAAAACCAGCCTTGATCTCACCGGTACCAGATTCGAGCTTTATATGATGGCCTTCCTCGGTTGTTCTCCAGACTTCTGCATCATGTCCGAAAAGCTTCACCAGGAACTGAAGGGCCTTGTTCTTCCCTTCCCTATGCGCATAGGCTTTGTACAGCTCAGCTCTGATTCCCATGCGCATCACCCCTTTACGAAATCTTCCCGAACTTCTTTTTAATCTGGTTCTTCGTCCAGTAACCTACTTTTCCGTGATAATGCAGCCTGACCGAATCCGGCAGGTTCCTGATATCAACAACCGGCTCCTGATAGCACCGGCAGTTGAAGGTATTTCCCGCGTGATACCGTCCATAAGAACTCTGACCCGCACCCGGAAACAGAGCTTCAGGGTTTGGCGGATCATCATAGAACACGAGAATTCCATCCATTGAGCCGTGGGAATGTCTCGTGCGCTCATCATGGCAGGAATGCCAGATATAAGCCTTGATTCCAAGGTTCTCGGCTCTGGCCTGCGTGAGTGCCGCATTTGCTTTGCCGCACTCTGTCCGCGCGATGCACTTCAGATTTCTGGCAATCTTCTCCGGCATGATCTTCCGAAGCTCTTCCTCAATCTCTTCCGGCCGCCGGCCCTTCTGCGTCTCCCGCTCGGTGTAGGCGGTTATATAAGCGGCCCATTCCATCGGGACTGTCTTGATGTACTTTGAGTTTTCGGCAATCAGCTCTTCAACCCGCCTGCCGACAGGCCCTTTCATCTCTTCCATCAGGGCTTTGTACATCTCCCGGCCGTAGGTGTTGCGGAGAACGGCTTCCCGCCAGGAATGAACAGACTCATCTCTCTCCCGCTTGACCATGTTTCCGACAACCTCATCCACCCGCTGCCCAAGGGTCAGCCGATGAACCCACTCTTTCATCTTCTGGGTAACGTTGCCTGAATTGATGGCCCCGGATCTTGTCTGCTGCGAGATCCCGGAAAAGATTTTGCACAGGTTCTTCCAGAATGATCGTTCCGTCGAACGTTTCACGGCAATCATCTTTCATCACCTGCCATCTGAAGGTAAAATTAAGCGGCTGGCGGCATCGACGGAATGCCGCCATTTAAGCGAATCTATATTCAGGAGGGAAATCCGGAATGAAGAAAAGGAGATTACTTCATGAAAAAGAAGAGTGAGGGGATTCCGTCTATCGCACCGCTTTGAGATCCGGACAGGCGAACCGGACTCGCGGACGTCCGGCCACCACCCCTTTCGTCCGCTTCCCCCGCTAACGCATCAGAACCCTCCAGCTGGAGGCCCTTCTGGAGGAAACGGATTGGGGCTGTTTTAAGGTATAAGAAAAGCCCGGCGGCAATCCGTCAGGCTTCTCCCTGGAACTCTATTTATACTTTTTAAGCGGGTGAGGATTTGCACCTCACATGATCCATTCGTTATTGCTCTATAGTGCCAACTTAAGGTTTGTTTTGCTCTTCAGCTTGCCGCCCTTGCCTCTTTTAGTTTATAAAACTATACCAGTCTCATTGGTTCTGGAAGGTCTTATCAGTTGGATCACATCACGCAACTCCATGCAGGGAGCGACCCTTGAATGTCTTTACACTACGTCTACCTGTTCCGCCACCGCTCAATAAAGTATTATTGAATTTAAAGAAGCATGTCCACCGATGAACATGCTTTTTCGACCGGGTCAAATAATTCTCCCCGGCTCTGGCATAGCTTTTCAACCCTGCACAGGTCTTCGTAGCCGCTTCGGCCTATTGCAAGATCGAACTCCCTGCGGAGTTCTTCCAAACTCATATTGCGCCCGCAGCCGAATTCATCCTGATACTTATGAACCACTTCATCCCTGAACTCTGCGTATGATTTCGTGGCTCATCACCCCCCCCATGACCGGCAGCCGCTTATTCGAAACACATCTCAAGGCAATAAGAAGTGCTGGCCACGCAGGCTTTATAGAAGGCTTCGTCGCTCAGATCATCATCTTTTCCCTTGCCTTCTTCGTAGCCTTTATATCGCCCATCGATCGTTTCCATCTCTGAGTTGATATAAGCTTCAAAATCCTCTTCGGACAGGTCATAACAGGCAAGCGCTTTTTTCAGATCGGCCTTTACATCATTGACGAACTGGTCTCGACTGATTTTTCCCACCGCTTACACCTCCATGCTGTCGTCCCGAATCTTTTTCGCCTTGGAATAATCTTCCTCAGGTTTGTGAGAAGCCACATATTCATCACAGTTCTTTCCGTGCGCTTTCCATATTTCTTCCCTGCTGCGCCCGGTATACTTGAAGAATACAACCGGCTCTTTCTGGTCTCTGGTTCTGTCCCAATCCGGCGGCCTTATCCCTTCGATATCAGCAAACTCGCAATAGCTTGTCGGCTCGAATCCGTTCTTTGTGTAAAACTCGTACAAACCGCCAAACGCATCAAGTTTATTTCCGCCCTTCATTCTTGCGAACTCAAGGAGCTGACTTCCTGTGACTCCACGATCTCCGGGATGTTTGCACACGCTCACGATATCGCCATCGTGAACCGCAACAGCAGAACCGCCCTTTGTCGTGAAGCACTGCATTTTCGCATAATCCTCCACGGAATAGGTTCCATCCACACGCCAGGATTTATCTGGCTGCACGTCCTGCACCGCTTTCTTTGCCGCATGGAAAGTATCGTAAAACTTCTGCGGCTCAGTTTGCTGGAAATTATCCGGGTTCAGCGGGGCTTTCGTTCGTCCGCTCCCGGTTCCACTTCCATTATACGCCGAATTATTCTGATTTACAATACTTTCGGACGTATTTTCTCCACCCGCATTATACTGCGTTTCCGGCTCTCTGGCAACGGGCGCCATCGGAACGTTTTCGCCCCAGAACATGGACTGCTGTCCAGGAACCTCCACCCGTTTCTCGACTCCCGCATACTTTTCAAGCAGATCGTCCGAGAAGTTCGTTTCAATCTCCGCGCCCAGGAGCTTTGCCTGGAGCTGAATTCTGGCGATTACCGCTTCCGGGTGATCGCTTTCCCATTTTTCTTCCTGAGCGAACGGGACATCACTGTACTCTTCAGTGATGTTTGCCAGAATGTCCTGTTCTCTCGGAGTCAGACGCTCTGCCCACTGGGCAGGTACTGACTTAAGCCCGAACTCATTCGTAGCTCGAATTTCACCATTTCTGGCCTGATTCCATTCATCGGAATACTGAACTGAATTGGCCAGATTGTTGAGCGCATTATCCGCTTCGTCCAGATCAACAGCAGGATTCTCAAGAACCTTTTTGGCATTTTTTCGGGCATTTTCATAATCCCGAAGCTCCGTCTTTATGGTTGCTGCCTTTTTCTCGCTTCCATCTGAATACTTGCTGAAACTTACGGGAATATCCGGCATCTTTGCCTTGGGAGGCGTGACCTTCGGCGGAGCGGCGACCTTTGTCCCCTTCGCTCTGGCCTTGGATCCGCTGCCGGATCCCCACTGCTCACCAAGCTTCTTACCATTGAACTTGCCGCCGAAACCAGCTTTGATTTCGCCGGTTGAAGTTTCCAGCTTGAAGTGCCGGCCTTCCTCGCTCGTCCTCCACGCTTCAGCATCAATGCTGAACAGATTCTGAACAAACTTGGCCGTCTGCTCCCGGCTGTGGTCGGCAGCGTACTGCTTAATCAGCCTGACCCTCTGGTCCGAAAAACCGGAATAATCCGGCTTATCCCGACCGATGAGAGACTTGACCTTTTTGCGCACCCAATCAATGACCCCACTGTTGGGCTCTTTGCCCTCTCTGGCCTCTTCGGGCTTTCGGGCGGGAGTTTGGTCATTCTCCTGCTCTGCCTGCTCTTTGGGCTCATTCTGGGCTTCCGCAGGCACGCTCTTCTGCGTGGCCTTCGGCTCCTCTTCCGGCTTCTCCGCTGGCTCGGCTTCAGGTTTTGAGACTGGCTTCTGTTCCGGCTTCATTTCCGGTTTTTCCGGCCTTTCCTCCGGCTTTACTTCCGGCTTTTCCTCCGTGGCTTCAGGCTTCTCTTCCTCTGGCCCTTCTTCAGGCGGCATCATACCGCCCATGGCGGCCATCGGATCCATTCCTCCGCCGGGACCACCATCTGGCCCCTCAGGTCCTTCAGGACCGCCCGGCCCCATGCCGCCCATCATGCCGCCCATGGGGTCGCCCATGCCTTCGCCTTGATCAACCTCGGTTTCGGCGCTTTCAACAATTTCATCCGTAATGGATCCCCATGCGCCGACATCCTTGCCGCTCTTCTGCAGTTCTATCAGAGCGGTCTGCTGCGAGATCAACCCGGCAGAGAACGCATTAATCACGGTTCCGGTCACCTGCGAGATAATATTCGCCCTTTCGGAAGGCGTAGTCACCTGCAGAGGCTCGAACACGACATGCATGCCATCCGGGATCTTCCCCCAAAGACTCATGCACATGACCGGCAGCAGCTTCTCAATCGCCGGGCGCAGGTTGCGCTCCTGCAGCTGAGCCAGCATTTCATAATAGTTCTTCATGTCCGATTCTCCGGTGGCATTCATGCCCTGCGGAGAACGTCCATACAGCTTGGTCGCCGGAATTTCGGCGGCACCTGCCATATCCATCATGAAGGACTCATAGATTTCAGACAGACCGGAGAAGGAATAGGGATGCTGTTCGTACCCGTCCTGCGATCCCATGATCATCATGCCGAAAGAATTCCGGTAACGGTTTTCTTCCTCAATGCTCTCAATGATCGCCTGCTTCTGCTTCTCCGTGCCCATGCCCATGATTTCACCAAAATCGGCCATTTTAAGCACGCCGACATTGGCCTGAAACACGAGCTGAGCAATATTCGCGCTGGTCGCATTTCTCTTCTGAAGCTCTTCATAAACGTGCTCCAGCTCAGATGCTCCCCAGTAGCTTTCCGAAACCTCTTCCATGATCGGAAGCATCCGTCCCCGGAACATCAGGAGCCGGGAATGATGAATCCGCATGGTCTGGTTTGTCTCGTTATTCAGCCGGACTGTGTAATATTTCGGATATCCGAACTCGATATCGTCCATATCCTCTTCCAGCTCAACAGAAGGATCCAGTCCGCTCGTCCGATCTACGACAATCAGGCCCCGGAAGCAACCCGGCACCAGATCGTCATAATCCAGCGGTTCATCCAGCATATCCTCCTGCCCCTTGATCACGATCACGGCAGCAGCACCGCCATAAAGCCTCGCCCAGCGCAGCGCATTGGTGATTTCCTGCTTCACGCTGTGCTTGGATTCCAGCTCAGCCAGCTCATCCAGCTTATCCTGATCAAGATTGGAGGAAATCGTATACCAGGAGCGGGTCATATCTTCACAGGGGGTGTCAATAATCCGCTTCGCGATCCAGTTTTCACGGTAAGCCACGGTCAGCGTCTCGTAATCCCGGCTGATATAATTCCGCTCGAAATCGTTCGCCTGACTTAGTAATGAAGCTTCACCGAGATAGGCCAACCTGTTAATGAACCCGTCATTGGCAGACAGGATTTTCAGAGGCAACGCGCCACGCTTGGTCGCATCCGCGCCCTGATTCTGAATCTGTCTCGCACGAATGTTGCGTCTTTTTTTGCTCGACATCGCGCATCACCTCCGTTTTTACTTGAAATATCCTGCCTTATCCACCAACCGGGCACAACAGGCCGCCGAGTCCGGCGCGTCATCATGCTCCGCATCCTCGGTATAATCCAGAATCTGCGCCAGATATTCCGGGTCGGTTCCATCCAGCCATTTGATATTCGGCCACCATTTCCGCAGGTAGCTCGAAATCTTCACGTACTTATTGTCGGACTCATGATATCCATGGGGATATCTCTCTCTCCGGCGAATTTCCTTTCTCAGGAAACCCTTATCGGAGTTATCCTCCACGTGAATCGGGTAACATCTGAGCCGGTCGCATTCCGCAATGATCGCATCCAGCACGGTGTCCACATGCTTCTGCCAGAGCCGGCCATACATATAAACCGTATCGCCAACTCTTCTGGCACAGGTCAGCGCTGTGTAGTCCTCGCCGCCGTAGGCCGCATCCACATGGGCAAAGCCATCGAACAGATTCTGCTCATCCTTGAAGAACTCCGGTGACTGAGTGAACAGAGCGTTCTCGGAAGCGATATGCCGCAGCTCGTAGTTCGCCGCAAACAGAGAAGGGGTCATGTCCCGGCGGAGCTGAGCGATTTTCTCTTCCGTCAGCATCCCCGTCCGGCGATAATCCCAAATCTCCGGCTTCGGCATGATCGTGAAGGCATCTTCCTTATGCCAGGGCGTTCCGGTATTGATAATCCGGCCGCCAGGATTCCGCACATTCTGCAGTTCCTGATAAACGGCTTTCGTATGTTCCCGTTCGGCCTTGGAGACTCGGTCTTTCAGGTTGACAATATCGTCCGTGATGACGATATCCGCATGCTTACCGGTCAGAGAACCGGAAATACCCATGCCGAGGAGCTGCGAAGCCCCTCTCGGCGCAGAATAGCAGGAAGTCGTGATTTCGTTCGCGGTCGCCCGCAGGACTACCAGCGGAAATCCGGTCAGAGCCATGTAAATCTGCTGAAAGATATCTGAATTCAGGATCCGGTTCACGTTCTTGATGACTTCCGTCACGTCCGTGTCCGTCTTCCTCAAGAAGATGACGTTCCTGTCCCGGTTCCGAATGATAATCAGCGAAATCGCAATGCACAGGCAGGTCGTTTTATATGAACCACGGTGCGCCTGCAGCGTGAAATCTTCCTCCCCGGCAACCATATGCCGAATCCATCGGTCATGCATCTCATTCAGGTTGGAATAACCGAGCGCCTTGCCAAGGGCCATCGGGTGAGCGATAAACCACGCCGCTTTTTCCCTCTGCGTCACTTGGCATCGCTCCCGTCTTGGCTGCTGAGCTGTGCAAAGGCATCATCCAGGGCAGAATAACCGCTGATGCCCTGCTTCAGGCTCTCTTTTTCGACCTCCAGCTTCTGCTGTTCGATGAGCATCTTCGGATCCTGTCCAAGAACCTCAAGAACCTTTTCAGCCGCCCGGGTATCCCCTTTCTGCGCCTTCTGCGACAGAGCAACAGCGGTCACTACGGCATTGGTGATGTTGTCCGTCTCCGGGTTCATTCCGTAATGAATCAACTGGTCTCTGACGGCGTTGGACAGTTGGGGCTTGCTTCCCCAAACCATTTCCAGAATGCTTCGGAAGCTTCTTTCTTCCCTGCGAACCTGCTGTGACCTTTTGCCACCCTTGGATTGAGCTTTTCTCGCCTCCGGGTCGCCACTCTTGAACTGAGTCTTGACGCCCTTCTTCAGGTTTTCATTGCTCTTCTTCCGGCTCGCTGCCACCACTTCCGGGGGCTTCTTCTTAGTCGCGCCCACGATGATCACCCGGCCTTAACCACTGCCGCTCAACCTCATGAGCAACCCTCGCCATCATGAGGGGCGGAACGCTCATTCCGCAGACATACTGAACAGGTTGGTCGATGAAGTCATAATCCTGCGGGAAAGTCTGCACATTCACAAAATCCTGAGCGCTCAGCCCTTCGCCATCAGCCATCCGGTAATAGCTTCCTCCGCTGGCAATGGTTCCACATACCTGCTCATCATGCCAGATGTAATTGGTGAAGCCCTTATTCTTTCCGAACAGCCGTTCGTTGATATCGGACAGCCTGTAGTCCGTTGGCTTTCTCGCATCCAGGAGCGCCTTGATGCGAGATCCTTCCTTCAGCGGGATCCCATGTTCTGAGCGAACCTCCCTGAACTTAATGGGGCGCTCGTTGAAGGAAAGCTTAATCCTCGGATAATCCAGATCATCCCTGTGCGCCACAAAGAACACTCTCTCCCGCCTCTGGGGAACTCCCATGGTCGCGCCATTCAGCAGGAACATCTGCGGCTCGTACCCGGCCGCCCGAAACGCCTTGAAGATTTCGTTGACATAACCCCGGGCATTCCCGGTGGTCAGCCCCTTCACATTCTCGGCGATGACAACCTTCGGCTTCAGCTTCTGAGCGATCTTAATGAACCAGAAGAACAGATCGTCAAGCCGCTGCATCTTCTGGCCTTCGCGGAACTGCTTCTCTGTGTTCCAGCCTTTCTCGCGCTCTCCAGCAGAGCTGAACACAGAGCAAGGCGGACTTCCATCCAGGATATCCAGATTGAACAGTTCGGGCGGGAGCTTGTCGTCTTCAATCGCTCCGAAATCCCGAACGTCCATGTTGTAGTTGAACTTCGGATGATGATTTGCGACATAGATTTTGTTCATGGCATGGTCTATCTCGCAATTTCCAATCACCGTGTATCCCGCGAGCTTATATCCCATGGAACTACCGCCGCCGCAGGAGAAACACGAAAAAACGTTGAGGCCGTTTTTCTCTACGTCAGGCAGATCCTTGAGATACCATTTCCAGTTAAGCTTCACTGAAATGGAACCCGCATTCCGGACACTCATATTCGAAGGCCTCATCTCCGAAATCGTCCTCGTTGAATTCCATGCTGGTATCAATGCGCTCGTTACGCTCGGCTTTCTCGTTCTCGAAACCGAACTGCAGCATATCGATATCATCACCGATAAAGTCCATGGCTTCGGTCAGCAGCGGCTCATCCCAGACAGCCATCTCAGCCACCCGGTTATCAACGAGCCGGAACGCCCTGATTTCGTCCTCCGTGAGATCGTCCGCTGTGACCGTCGGCACTTCCTTGAGTCCCAGCTTCCGGGCCGCCAGAGCTCTGGTGTGACCCGCCACAATGACGTTGTCCTTATCCAGGATGATCGGATTCAGGAAGCCGAACATCTGAATACTGGCAGCCACCTTATCCACAGCCTTCTCCACGTCTCTCGGATTGCGGATATATGGCGTGATTTCATCCAGCGATCTGTAAACGATATTCATTCCAGATCACCTTCCTCTTCATCCTGCCAGCCGTCTTCCTCAAAATCGGCCACGTTATACTCCACGGCTTTCTTCCGGGGAATTCTGGCGCCGCACTTCGGGCAGATCACCCACTGGGGATCCTTGGTCTGCTTCTTGTCCTTGTCTTTCTTTGCCTTGACATCAAAGCCGAAAACAGACATATCGAAGGATCCCATGAGGCTGTCCAGCTCGGAAATCAGAAGCCCGGTATCCCATGAGGCGAACTCGCCCGTCTTGTTATCAGCGAGCTGGAACGCTTTCAGCTGCTTCTCGGTCAGTTGGTCGGCCACCACGCACGGAACTTCATCCATGCCCAGCTCAATCGCGGCCATTAAACGGGTATGCCCCGCGGCCACATGCCCTTCCGCATCGATCACAATCGGCACCCTGAACCCGAACGCTTCAATAGAAGCCTTGACCCCCGGAACAGCCGCGTCATTTTTTCGCGGATTGTTTGGGTCTGGAATCAGGTCCGTCACGTGCCAGTTCGTGACCTCAATCCTTTCCTGTCTCATTTTTGCCTCCTAACAGTCCTTTTGGATAACAAAAAACTCCGCGATTGGTGAATCCGCGGAGTGCGTCGCCGGAAATCCGGCATCATCAGTGATTATCGATTGAGATTACGGTCAGAACAGTGTACCCGGCTCCAATCAGCAGCTCGCGCATTGCCTTAACCGTCTGGCCCGTCGTCAGGATATCATCATAAAGGATGACGTTCTTTTCCTTGGGCCATTTCTGGATGGTGAAAGTTGGATCAATCCGCATCCGGTTTTTGCAGGTCGCCGCATCGGCATAGAATGGAATTCTAAGCTCCTGCGCTATATATTCACAGACAGCGGTCGCGAAGTGAAAGCCTTCCGCGTGCCGCCGTCTCGGAGAAGTCATCAGACACCAGCCGGATTCTGACAGGTTGCCGCCGATTGACGCCCGGATAAAATCCAGGGCGCCTTCCGCAATGAACGGGACGTTGTTCTCAACCTTGATTGCCTCAAGCGGAACACCCTTATTGCCTGTCTTCATCAGGCATTGGTAATATTCGCCGTTTGATTTTCTGACCGCCACTCTATCCGACAGGTCGCAGCGCTTTTTGGTTTCGGCCCATTTCTTTTCCTTCTTGATATCGCCAGAGAAGTCAAAGTCAAAATCAAGCTCTCCCAGATCCAGATCCATCAGCTCTCCAGCCAACAGATCCTTATCCCATGCCGCATACTCGGAAGTCTTATTATCAATTAGCCTGTATTCCCGAATCTGTTCTTCCGTCAGGTTCTCCACGACAACACACGGAACTTCTTTCAGGCCAAGCTTTTTCGCCGCCTGATAACGAGTGTGCCCATTGATGATTGTGCCATCTTTTGTAACCTGAATAGGCGAACGAAACCCATATTCCTTGATTGAGGCCGCTACCGGGTCAACCGCATCTTTGTTTTTACGAGGATTGTGCTTATAGGGGTGTATCTCATCAATCTTTCTGTAGACGATTTTTTCCGGCATTATCAGCCCACCCCCACAGAAGAAAACAGACAATGAAAAACCGCAGGAACTTCATCCTGCGGCCTCCCTACACTTCTTGCCGATTATATTTTAGCACAAGGTTTCCAGCCCGTCAATACGCCATTTTCATGCCAAATTCGTGCCAGAATCGTGCCAAAAACGTGCCAAATTTGTGCCAAGCTTATTTTTTTGAAAGTTCTTGAACTAAATCCAGCTTTTCAAGCCCACCGTTTTTTAAGGTCTCCCGAACCAGAACAATTTTGCCATAGGCGTTCAGCGTGCTCACAATGATCATGTCCAGTGTTACGCCACCTACCACGATTGTCATCAGAATCTGCCACCATTCCATTTTTTGTTCCCTCCTGATTTTTGTGGGAAACCAGCGTCCCTTCCCAAGCTCGCTTTCGCTCACGCAACTACCGCCGATTTTACGTCAGTGCTCGAACAGGCTCACCGCAACCCATGAATTACTTAAGCAGCCATTGCATATATCTTTTCCATGGCCCGATCATAAATCCGTTGAACAGACCTCTTGGAACAGGCTTCCTCCCCGTACTGGCTTTTGAACGCAAAAACGATTTTCGCCCAGGGTTGATCATCAAAAACCTTCTGCTCCACAGCCAGCTTCTCCCGCTCTGACAGGCCTTCCAGCCACTTGCCCACGCAGGAAACAAGAATCTCCGTCCTCTGCATTTCACCCTGAATTTTGGCGATTTCCTCTTCCACCTGCTTCACAAAGGGCGTGACCTTGCCCATCGCGATATCCAGCGCGAGATTTCCGACCGGATCCCCGACGGAGGTTCCATGAGGCATCCCCGTGATGGCCTGACTCATAGACACCCGGTCGCTTATCATCTCCCGCTTGTTTTCATCCAGGGCTTTTTTCAGGATATCAACCTGCGCCTGCAGATACTCATGCCTTGCGAGCGTCTGTTTATAATTCTTCAGCATTTCATCAACGGCTTCCCGGGTCATGCTTGCTTTCCTCCCCTACGCCTTAAAAAGGCAGTTCATCATCAGGTATCTGAACTTCCTGGAATCCTACCTGTTTCGGCTGAGCAGCCGGCGCAGGATTCTGAGAAGCCGGCATCTGAGTGGTCTGCACAGCTGTGGGAGCAGCACTCTGAGGAACCGTCTGCGACTGCCCATCCCCCTGATCCCTTGAAGAAAGGAACTCCACCTCATTGGCCAGAACCTCCAAACTTGCCGCTGCCTTGTGATCCTGAGTCTCATAAGCTCTCGCGCTCACCGGACCAACAACACACACCTTTCTCCCCTTTGACAGATATTTCGCGCAATTTTCACCGAGCTGGCCCCATGCGGCCACCCGAAAGAAGTCCGCATCATGCGACCCGTCTTGATTGACCTTCCGGCGGCTGACCGCCACAGAGAAGTTGCAAACCGTATCTCCGCTTGTCAAAGTCCTAACTTCAGGATCTCTCGTAAGATTTCCGATAATCATCAATCGATTCACGAATCATTCCTCCGTTTTTCATTGAGTTTTGCCGAAACAACAAGCTGCTTAAATACTGTGCATTTCATCACAATCTTGCTTCATGCCGCAACGGATGCACAGCATTCCGTCAAACGATCCGATTGCCCGACACCTGTTGAACAGCACTCTGCATAAATCTTTGAGCTTGTCAGTCTCACTCGGCGCTTCTTTCCGTTCCTCCACCGGCTTCAGAGGACAATTCGGAAAGCGCTTTGTGCTTCGGTCGAATGAATAACCCCTGTCCTGATGAAGCGCCCAGCAATACGGATAATCCCTACCGTCATCAGAGAACGGGCAATCAAAACAGCTTTGAGGCATCTGAATGTTTATCTGAATCATTCCGCTTTTCTCCTTCGCTTAACCATCGCTTGCCACAGTCTTTGATTCATGGGCTTCACAGTTTTCCCTCTCCGCGCCCTCAATGGCCCAGCCCAGATATACAAGAGCCTTTTTCAGATCCTGTATTCCGTCTTTTTTCCGCCACCTGCTGATATACTTGATCACATTCCCGACGCAATATTCCGTGAAACCTTCCGCCGTGAGTTTATCCCGAATATAGTCAATACATTCAATTTTCCCGGCATAATGTCCAGGATGATTTACTGCATCCATATCAATCTTCCTCCCTGATGAACTGACCAAACTTTTTACGATAAACCGCGATCATGTTTGGGAACGGCGCGTTGTATTTCGCTCCGCCGAACTTCAACCGTCCCTTGATGAACCTGATTTCCGCTTTCCCGATCACATAATCATGAAACCATCTTGTATCTGTTCTGGCCGGAATCAGCATCACAATCACTTCCGCATTGTTCCGCTCTTCGTAGGCCTTCCTGACCCACTCATCCAAAGCGGGACCATAAGGCGGATTCACGAATACCCGGTACCCTCCCCACGGCTGCTTCAAACCGTCTTCCTTGCTCGTGTAATGATTCCTGCACAGAGCATTCGAGTCCGTGGAAGCCGGATCCAGATCAAAATGGAATTCCTTATCGAGCTGACTGAACAGTCCAGCCGGAGTGCTCCACTCAGACGTTTTGCTCGCCGCCATATAACCGCCGCTCAATCGCTCTTCCCTCCTACCGTCCGGTGCTGCCGAACCCTCTGTCCCCTCTGGCAGTCTCCGTATCGAACTTATCCACGACCTCAACGCCGTCCAGCAGAACCGGAAAAACCACAAGCTGGCTAATTTTGTCCTTTTTCCGAATCAGGTATCCTTCTTTTCCGTGGTTGTACAGCTTGACCCGAATGCTCCCCTGATATCCGGCATCAATCACGCCCTCGCTGGTAATGCAATGATTCACATTCAGGCCGCTCTTACTCTTCAGGAAACCTACAAAACCTTCCGGGATCTCAACATGCACCCCGGTGTCAATCGTCCTGCTGTCCCCGGCCGGAATCAGCAGATCCCTCGGTGACAGAATATCCAATCCCGCGTCCAATTCATGCGCCCTCACCGGAAGAAATGCGCCCTCATCCAGCACAACTCTCATTTTGCACTTCCTCCCGTCAATTCATTTACGAGCTTCTGCTTCTGCTCTTCCGTCCATCCATCCTTGAGCATCCCAACCGTGTTCAGGAACCTCTGGAACTCTTTGCCAAGATTATCGTCTGTTCCATACAGATAATCACTGCAAATTCCAAGCGCTTCCGCAATTTTCTGAATCGCGTCACTTCTCGGAACCCGAACACCCTGCGAGTAACGGCTGACCGTCTGTGATGATGTTTCTATGATGTCCGCAAGCTCCCATTGCTTTATGCCGGCCTTCTTCAAGGCTTTCTTGAATCGCGCTCTGTTGATGATCATTTGTCTTTCTTCCTCCACTCACACTTTGGGATCGGCTCATCGGTTATCTGTATCGGCGGATAACTGTCAACGCCTTTTCCTTCAGGATTCTCAGCGAGATGAATCTGATAGCGGATTGCCTGATACAGGTTATAAAGCCTGTACCATTCGTCATCCTTCACAATTTGCTCCCTGTACGGGAAGATCGCATTAAAGGCCATTCGCAGGTACCCATTGGCAACATCCCGCCGCTTGCAGAACTCGTCGCATCCGATCATCCCATAGATCCCATCCAGGACAGCCCTGCTTATTTCTTCCGGTTGGTCGATTTTCAGACGCATCAGCAGCTCGACCGCTTTCAGAACCTCCCTTGCCTGAGCGCTGTTCAGCGTCAACGTATACTCAAACATAAATGCACTCAGCTTCCTTTCTCTTCGTCTTCGTCCGGCTTTTTAGCTGTTCTCGCTTTCAACTCCACTCTCCAGCCTTTCTCGGCTTTCCGCATGGCTTCAGTTCCGGGCAATGCCCCCTCACGCATCCAGGGCCCGCATTCTTGAAAATCTCCGGCGCTTTCTTGAGACAGATTTTCAGCATCTTGTCCGCCATCTTCCGAATCTCCCACTGCGCCCGGTTGCAGGTTCGCAGACTGAAGAAGTGCAGCAGCTCTCTGGCATTCATCGTCATGATCAGCTTTGTCGGCACCGCCTGAGGCGTGACATATCTCGCGTCCTCCGCGGGAACTCCGGCATCCAGCAGTTTCCGGTAAAGTTCCATGCTTCGGTTCATGCCCTCGATAGCTTCTTCTGCCATTTCTGACTGACGAATGCTTTCAGGAATCACAAGCTCGACATTATCCAGCTTTACGTATCTCTGGCTCTGGACATCAAACGAGGCCAGCCTGTGCCGCGTCAGCTGAGCCAATGCGGCTCTGCTGAGCCCTTCCACCTGAAAACTGAAAACGGCATGTTCCAGAACGCTCGTGTGACCCGCATCAACCGCATGATTCAGAGCCTTCTGCAAGTTCCCGGAATCATAACAGATCGCCGCTGCCTGTCCACATAGCTCGGCCGGAAAAGCAGTTGCCCGAATCAGCTCAACCTTCACTCTTCTCCGCCTCCCCGCCAAGAATTTCGATCGCTTCCTCCACGGCCTGCGTTAGGCACTTATATCGCTCTCTTTGCCGCTTGAGGTAATATTCTCTGGCATCGCGCCGAAATTCATCTCTGGCTTCCCCGAGCCAGTGCAGCATGGTTTCCCGATCCATATCCATCCCTCCCGTTTTAAATTGCATAATCCCTTATCTGCCCAACGATTGGATTGAACAGCATCAGCGTCCCTCCGCATTTTTGCGCGACTTTCTCGGCCTTTTCTCTGTCACGCGTCCGCCATGCGTCATAATAGTCACGGCTCCAGTTCAGATCCCGGATTAAGTAATTCCAGCCCACCAGATATTTCCCGTCTTTTGTGACAATCAGGCAGGTTTTCTTCCGCAAATCAACTTGCATCTCTTCCTCTCTTCCTCCAACAGGTCGGATAGCGCATCGCCGTGCCGCCTTAATCCGAACCGATCACCCAAAATAAAGCGTATTTTTGACCCCTTTATGGATCTCGATCCTGACCGGCTTATCATCCCCGGTACAAATCTTTGTGTCGCTGTGAAAATAGCTCAGAAGGTTGGTGACGTCCTCTATCTTCTCCGCGCTCCACTGAGCGTCTTCCTCCCAGAGCTTTTCATATGCAGCAGCCTCTTCCTCCGTCTCCGCGTCCGGGCTGATAATCTGCTGAATTGCCCTCATCAGCTCTCTGACATACTCCTGTGCCACTTCCCGCGTCTCAGCCTGGACGATGACGGACATATTTTCGATCTGGACCGGATCCTCCTCATTCTCCGGGAGGCTCCTGACCGCAATCCTGAATGGTCTCATCTCTTACACCTCAATGATCCGAAAACCATACCTGAAAAGCATGAGCTTCCGTTTCAAAACATACTCGCGGGTACAAAATCCTTTCGCGTCTTCAATGACCGTGTCCCCGTTTTTGTCTTTGTAAACAAAATCGGCAACATACTTCACGGCACACTCGACCACTTTTCCGCGCTCATCTGTCTGCGCCGGAATCAGCTCGAACCCAACCTGCGTTTTCAGATCGCTGATTTCCCCGGCCCGCTCCAGCCACTTAAGTTCCATATACCGGCGAGCTTCGCGTCTGGAATCAAACACCTGTCCGTCAAGTATCGTTTTCTTGCTGCCGTACTTTGTCCTCACTCCCGCTGCACCTCCAACAAGTCTGTCTTGATATAACCGACCGAAGTCACACTCCACTTCAGATTTTCGGCGTAAACCGTGACCATGGTTCCTTTCTTCAGCCTCCGCTTGACCTCTCCGTCAATGCATCCTCTGGCCCTCGTCTGCGATTTCAGGATCTTCGCCGGCATATTGATCAGCTGCGGCTCGGAATAATCCAGATAACCTTTGCTGACCCACCCGTCACCCTGTTCCGTTGACAGATCAACCAAATGTATCCACTTGCCTTTTGTCGCTCCGTCTGTCCAGACAGCATCGCCCATGTAGAGATATCCGCCGAGCGTCCCGTTTCTGCTCGGCGTTTCCCGAATCACCACATAGCTTTCCGGGTTGCAGAGCACCCACATTTGCTCCGGCTCGTCCGCTCTGGCCGCGCCCATCGGCAAAACAGACATCAAGATCGCCAGAATCACCGCAAGCCCCGAAAGGCTCTTCCTGAGCCTTTTCAGGTACTTCCGATAGTCCCTTTTCAGAAACTCGCTCCCGCTTTTCTGAATCGCTTCCTCAACCCGGCGAATCTCAGCGAGAGTCTTTGCCCTTTCTTTTGTTTTGTTGACATCAGCGCCCATCTTTTACTCCTCTTTCTGTATTGTCGTGAACCTCATATGCGGCTGGTCGAACATCAGAGGCACCATGCCGCACCGTCCCTGTCGGTTTTTCTCAATCGTCAGAATCTGAAACTCCGCGTTGCGCTCCTGACATATCTGCCAGAATGCGTGAGCGTCGGTCCCGGCCTTTGGCTCATCCGGCGCATAAAGCGTGAGGTAAATATTCGCGTCCTGTTCGATAGCTCCAGAATCCCTGGAATCAGCCATGCTCGGCTTTCTTTTTGCACTTCCGTTTCCTCCCTCACTTCCGCGGTTAAGCTGCGTCAGAGCCAGAATCGGAACTTTCAGTTCCATCGCCAAAAGCTTCAGATCCCGCGATATCTGCGTGATTTCCTCATACTTGCTGCTCGTCTTCTCATCGGCTTTCAGAAGCTGCAGATAATCGACCACAATCATCTTCAGGCCATCCTCTCTGAGCATAGAGAGCGCTTCGCGGCGAATCTGCATCGGTGTGCCGAGGCTCGTGGAGATCCTCATCGGAATCTCCGTCATCAAAGGCGCCTGTCCCCAGATTGTCCCAAATTCCTCCGGCGAAATGCTCCGGTTATCAATCCGCTGCACGTCAATATTGGTGTACTCCGCAACGATTCTGGCAGCGAGCTCTTCGCCCTCCATTTCTCTCGACACAACCAGCACCGGCCCGGATTTAGCCGCCACATTGGCCGCCATATAGAGAGCCAGAGCAGATTTGCCAACACCCGGCCTTGCGCCGAGATAAATGAGCTGGCCCGGTTTGAATCCTCCCGTCAGCCGATCAAGCCCCGCAACCCCGGTCATCACGCCACCTTCGACCTTTTGATCCAGCCTGAGCAGCAGATTCAGAATCGCGTCCTTCAGCGTCATGGATTGCGGCTGCTCGACCGTATCATTCACGGCGGCGGCCATTTTGCTGACCTGCTCTTCCGTCTTGACCGACAGATCGCTGATATGTGAGGCAACATCCACACAGGCTTTCAGGAGCTTTCTGCGTTTCCGCAGATCCATCAGGATCGTCTCATACTGGCCGTAGTTCGCCGCCGTGATAGCGAGTCGATTCGCTTCCATCAGTTCCGTTCCGACACTGAATCCAAGCTCATGCATCGCCATGGTTACCGTAAGCAGATCGGGTTTCCCCCGCTGCTCAATCACCTTGCGAATGCCCTTATAGGCATTAACCGTCTCTTCGTAGGAAAAGACATCCTCCGGGAGGGCGGCAACCTTCTCAGCGGCCTGCTGGTCGATGAAGGCCATGCCGAGAATCATCAGTTCTGCTTCACGATTTTGTGGAACCTGAAGCATTTTCCGTCACCTCTCTCAGATGAAATTGAACTCTTCCTCGCCCGCTTTCGGTTTTCCAAGGTTCTGGAGGATCTTGCTCAGATACCGCATCTTGTTGCCGGAAGCTCCGGCACATTCCTCAATCGCGGACAGCAGAACCCCTTTTCCATGCTCCGCATATAAAGCCACGGCATCATCCATTACCTTCTGGTTTAACGTGAATCCGCAATACCTCATCTTGTCGAAAATCTCATTGTGATCATTGGCAAGCTTTTCGGCTTCGTCATCAGGAATGAATGATGTTGTCGATGGCGGTGATGAATCCTCGCGCGCGCGCGCGTTCTCCTTCATCGTACTCTTATTCTTACTCTTATTCTTATTCGGGAGCATTTGTCCGTCATCTGTCGGACAAATGTCGGACGCTGGTATGTCATCAGTCCGAACTATTCCGCAATCCGCACCTTCGGCTTCATCGATTCCTGGAAATTTGCTTGTCGCAGCACGAGTCCTCTGATGCTTTGACCACGTCGTGATTTGAAGATACCGTTCGTCGGAAACCCAGTAGCACTTGATCAGCGAAACACGTTCAAGAGTTTCAAACGCGTCGTCGATAGACTTGGCTGTCAGATTCCCCTTTCTCGGAAACAGCTCATTTTTCAAAATCACCGGATCGCGATAAAACCGCCCAAAGTCATCAGCAGTCACAAGCAAACGATAGAAGCAAACTTCCTCGAACCAGTTCAGGCCATCAATCGTCTTGCTGTACTTGATAGAGTCCTTAATCGTCCTCCACGGCATTACCCCTTCACCGCCCTTTGATTCCAGCAGTTTATTGACCGCTCAGCCGCCGGATTATTCCACTCGTCTTCACGGTCTCTGACCAAAATCGCCTCGCCCCTCGTTCTCGCGCCACACATGTCACAAGATACGTAGTAATAGAACTTGTCATATCGGCTTGAGTTATAATTCAGGGAAACGCTTTCACTGCCGCAAAAAGGACACTCTTTGATTTTTCTTTCCATTTTCTTCTCTCTCTTTCTCCGGTCTTACAGCCAGCTCTTCTTGAAAACCCGCATGAAGGTTTTATGATCATACTTGGCTTCAAAAGCTCGCTGACAATCCTGTTTCAACCGCAAATCAATGCTTTTATCGCGATCATGAAGATCCATATGAATGCTGTGTTTCAGCCATACCCAGCAGCCCCATTCATCGGACAACTTCCGATTCGCTACACCCCCATACACATGGTGGATATCAAGTTGACTCTGGCAGCCGGTCAGATAACATTCCGCCGGACCGTCACCCTGCAGCAGACTTGGTGCTCTCATACCTTTTCCCCCACATCTCAACGATCTTTTGCTCTTCCTGCGGCGTAATGGTCGGAATCCCGAGCGCTTCAGCATCCTGAATCAAGCTGTTGATGAACCGCGCCATCTGCTCAGAATTAAAATCGCTGCTGCCGTAGTAAATCTTGACATTTGACCATCCGGGCTTATCGCTGGCCTGATCTCCGTCCAGGACAACAACCTGCCGGCCAACGTGCCCACGCTCCCACTGGCGCTTGAAATACTCCACCGCAACAGTCTTCATGCCCAGGAATTCACTGACCCCTCCAATGTCCCGTATCGCGTTCCGGTAAACCATCGTCGGCGTCCACTTGACCCATGGTTCCTTCTGCTGCATCTTGGCCGTGATCTGGTCTATGAGCTCCCACGCGTACCGATTGGCGCGAAGGCTCCGCGGGCTGCTGAATTTCCTGATTGTCACATCCAGAAAAAACTCTTTCAGCTCATCCAGCAGCTCCCGCGGATCTTCGGTCAGGGCCAGCGAGAGAATCCACTTTCCGTCCATGCTCTTCGTGAGATCATGAAACTTCGCTCTCATCCTCTTGCCCTCCCCTGTCACGGTGCTTATGCATGTAAATCAGCTCACTCGTGGGACCAAGATTCCGGTAAAAGAAGTCGTCACACTTCTGCTTGCTCAAATGAGTACCTAAAACCCGGTATTCGTAGGCGTATTGACCATTTGCACGCTTATCCGCGATCCGCTGCTGAATCTCTTGATCCTCATAATTCGATTCCACCATGTAGAGATCGTAGTTCGGCGCAGAGATCCCATTCAGATTATTGGTGTCTGTCGCGTAAAGCATCTTTCCACCCGGAAGATGAAGCTTGTATCCGCAATTTGGCACATCGTGCACGAGCGGTACCGGAACAACCTTGGCAATCCCGTAGTCATAGAGGCTTCCAACCTTCAGAAGGTCAATCTGCCTTGTCCTGACCCCTGCATCCACCAGAGGAGCCATGAGCCACTCACAGGCCGCAAACCGCACCAGCGGCCGCTCGAAAGCAAGCCTGCGAATCGTAGAAGCCTTGAAATGGTCTCCGTGAATGTGCGTCAGAAGAACCAACCTCAGCTCTTTAATAAAGGGCTCCAGGGCCCTGAAGGAAACCCCGCAGTCGATCAATATGGCCCGGTTGATCAAAACCGCATTTCCTTCAGAGCCCGTGGAGATAACCTGATACTCAATCACAGGTCAGCCAGATTCACCTGCTGCCCTGCCGGAGCTTCAGGTGGGACGGATTCGCCCTGCACCACGCTCGCGGTCTGACCGGGCATCTGACCGCCATCATTATTCGGTTCTGGTTCAGAGTTGAAGTTGCCGTTATCAATCCGAATAAAACCATTATCGTTATTGAGTGCACTCTGCATTTGCACGCTTACGGGATTGTCAATGCTCATAATGCCCCACTTTGAAATCAGCTGGCGGAGCATCGTCTTTTTCGCCATGCCGTCGAAATCCTTGTACCAGTATGAGGAATATTTCCACATCTCGTTATCCGGGATTTCGTGGTTCAGGATCCTTCTGTAGGCTTCCGCACTGAAGGCCGCAGAATATTGATCGGCGTGAGCCATCATCTTTTCGCGGCTCCAGTACATCACCTTACGGAAGCCGTTCAGATACTCGAAATAAGCCACATAACCAATCACGGGAAGCTTTTCCCGAGCATCGTCATCCTCAACAAACTGGAATTTCGGCTGACCCGTCTGTGAGTCCTTGCCGAGATACTCACCCTCTCGCAGTTCAAAGGAATCAATGTCACGATACTGACCACTTCTGATCGCGAGCTGCAGGTACCCTTTATAACCAAGCACGAACTGCGCCCGCTTCTCGCAAACTGGAATCCAGCGGCCGTTTTCACCTTTTAGGGGCTTTCCGTCAGGCCCTGTCTGCCAGATGTTTTTGCCATTGGCATCCTTGAGTTGGCAACTGAAAGGCACGAGATAATACTGACCGAGCTGCGGCGAAGGAGAAAGATTCAGGCTTTCTCCCAGGAGCGCGCCAGACAGAATTGTTCCGGGTGTACATTCCTGCAGAGCCGGATTGACCGCCACAGCAGAGGAGATTGCACTGGTGAACCGCTGCACCCGCTGTGGATCCTGAAGAGTGTTATTGATCAACTTGCGATAAACATCCGTTGTAATGGCAACAGAAAACTTCTGCTTCTGCGGAATAACATTAGCACTCATACTTATATCCTCCCTCTACCAGAAATTTCTTCAGAGCCCTGAGCTGGTCCAGAGTCCCAGTCACGGTGAATGTTGTGGTGTAGAACTGCGGGGCTTCCTGAGCCACTTCAGCAGCCGGAGTTTCCACCGGCGCAGCCATTTCCACCGGAGCCGCCAGAGCGCCATTCTGCGCTTCCTGCGGGGCCGTCTCGACCACTACGGAAGCAATCTCAGCTTCCCGAGCCTTCTCAGCCGCCCGCCGGGCTTCAGCCTCTTCCCTCGCCTTTCTTGCGGCCTCAATCTCCGCATGCCGCCGGTTCACAATGTTCATGGCTTCAGCCAAGTTGTAGCTCTTCCGGTACTCCGTCAGAATCTCGTCCTTATCCTCGCTCGCACTGATTGTTTCGAGCTCAGAATGAATCCGGTCAAGGAACTCGGCCGCTTTTTTCTTGAGCCCGGTCAGGCTGTCAGAGAGCCCGACCCTGATTCCCATATTGGAAAGATCCACGAACCCAGGAACAAGCCCAAGGCTGTCCCGATATTCGTTGAAGTAAGTCTGCAGAGCTTCAGCTTTCTTACCCTTCATGCCATCCTCAACCTCTGCAATCTTCTGCTTCAGAGCAGCATCCGCTTTGGTGTACATATCGCCGGCGTATTCCTTGTAAACCCGTTCTAAATGCTCATAAGGAGCCATAATTTCGGATTTGACTTCCTTGCGCCGCCTCTCAAGCTCCTGATATTCCTTATTCAGGTCACTCCTGACCTTTTTGACATCTTTGTAATTCTCTTCGGTGCAAGCAAGAGACATTGCTTCCGATACACGCTTTTCGATGCTCGCTTTCACGGCCTGAAGCTGGTCTTCAATGACCGGAAGCTGTTTTATGACAATCAGTTCCTGTTCCATAATGTTACCTCCGTTTTTGTTTGCATATTCCAGAAGAACATGCTATAATCACCCTGTTGATTGACATCAGCACCTGTTTTGCCTGTGAGCACGCCCATGCTTGCAGGCATCTTTTTTGTCTTCGCCCATCCACCACTGGAGCTGCGGCGCCCGGCTGAAATCGGCCTTATCCTTTTTCTGCTGAATCGGAACATACTTGGGATAATATCCGACCGCATTCACCGCAGGCACAAACTGCGTCTTTTCGTTGATTCCACCCTGGGGAGCCTCCCACCGTCCGAGCCAGTCCCAAATCGCTTTAAGCATCTTTCCTGACCTTCCTTTCCAGCAGTTTTCCTTTTGCTTTCAGATCGCGGTTGAGGTCTTCACTAAGATCCTCATTCCACTCACTTTTTCCGGTCTTTTTGTTCACGCTCAGCAGATATCTCAGAATCTTTCTGTCCGCCCGGCCGTTCTTATCGATCCCGAATTCCACCAGTGAAACGTGAGATCCATTCGGATCAATGAGAATGCCAATTTCCATTGCGTCCGGCACCAAATGCATGATTGATTTCTCAAGCATCTCGACCTGCTGTTCAACCCGCCGAAGCACCATCTCGCTGCACTCCACTTTTCGCACCTCCCTTCTCAGTCATATTGCAGTTCGAACCAGCCGTGCCGGTCGGCATAGTCGAAAGCATCCACACTCTTGAGGCAGCAGTCGCAGGCGAACACTTCGCCGTCCGGTCCTTTGTAGAAGGTATCCGCTGCCTGTCCACAGATGGGGCAATGAACTTCAGGAGCTTCAGGTACCCCGAACATTTCAGCCTCCCGAATCCTCGGGTCATCCATGATCTCAAACAGCGACATCTGCAACCCTCCTCTTCTGTGCTTTTGCTCTGACCTTCAGTCTCGCTTCTCTCGCGGCATCCATCCTCTTCCTGACCACATCCGGCGAATCAACCGTCCGCCTGTTTTCCCACTCTCGCAGATCCTCTTCCCGAACTCTCAGAGGGCTTTCCATATGCCGCATCTTCCGCATGTACCGCCGGGCAGTGCATTCGCTCGTCCCGTACCGCTCAGCGATCTCGGCCGCGCAATATAGCTTCTGCAGCATCCCATTCCCTCCAATCTGCCATTATTAGCCAACTTCTGTTTCCTTCTCCAACTCGGATTCGCTGAACAAATCGTTCACAGAACAGTTGAGTGCTTCTGCGATTTTCAAGGCCGTTCTCAAGCTCGGCTGTTTGCGCCCAGTTTCAATTTCGCAAACAAACGCTTGAGACAAAGAAACTTTCTGAGCGAGCATCGCTTGGCTCATGCCGAGCTTTTCCCTTACTCCCTTTATTCTCACGGGCATCGACCTCCTTTCCGTAGCTAATTATAGCTTTCTGCTATTCTTTTGTCAATAGCTTACTGCTAATTATTTGTCCTTGATTTTATTCGCTAATAGCTATATTTTAAATTCAAGGAGGGCAACTGAATATGAATATCGTAAAGGAGCTTATAGAGCGAAAAGGCATAAATCAAAAAATATTATCCTATGAACTTGGTGTATCCCAACCAACAGTCAGTGATTGGTGTTCTGGCAAAAAAAGGCCAAAGGGCCCGAATGTTGACAAGCTTTCTGAATACTTCGGTGTTTCAAAAGGTGTTATCATGGGGTTTGATAAACTTCCAGAAGACGCTATTCTTGCACTTGACAATTCATTTATAAGTATCAATAGACATTCTGTTCCTATCGTCGGTGAAATCGCCTGCGGAACTCCTATAACAGCAGATGAGAACATAGAGGGTTATGCTGATGTTCCACAGGGTATTCACGCCGATTTCGCGCTTCGGTGTAAAGGCGATAGCATGGCGCCGACCTTTTTGGATGGGGACCTTGTTTTAATCCGAAAGCAGACAGATGTTGATGATGGAAAGATAGCCGCCGTGCTTATCGATGGCGAGGCCACATTAAAACATGTTTATCACCAGCAAAACGGCTTGCTTCTTGTAGCTGACAACGCCGAGTATGCCCCCATTCACCTGCAAGAAACTGAATGTGAATATGTTTCTGTTCAGGGACAGGCCGTAGGCTTTGTTCGCATGTTTTCCAAAGAATAGACAAAGAGGAACATCGTCATGGGATTGCGATATCGAAAGCGAGTCAAAGTCGCCCCTGGAGTCCATCTGAACATCAGCAAATCCGGGATAAGCACTTCTGTCGGAAAGCGAGGATCCACTGTCAATTTTTCCAGCAAGGGCACAAGAGTTACCACGGGCATTCCCGGAACAGGCATCAGCCACTCTCAGATGGTCGGCAAGCGAAAGCGCCGCCCCTCTCAGGCTCAGCTCGAAAAGGCGCAGCGCGAAGTTCAGGAGGGCCTTGGTCTGACTGACAAAGAAATGAAATGGCTGACCAAGCAGATAAACAGACATCCCAGAAGGTTCCGAGGAAAATCAGCGGAAGAGGTTCTTACGATCATCAAAAAGCGCCGCAGGAACTTCAGATTTCTGAAGTACCTTTTATATGCCGTTCTCGCCGGATATGGTGGCTCTATATTCACCCAGAACAATGTTCCGATGATGATTGCCATCGGTGGATGGTTCGCGGTCTACGTTTTCAATATTCTTTTCATAAAGGCCAAGTAGAGAGGTATAGAAATGGGCCGCCAGAAAAAACAGCACCTGAAGCAGCGAAAAGATGGACGTTATGTTGCCGTCTATCACGGGATCCAGTTTATGGGCAATACGGAAGAGGAAGCCCTGGAGGCCAGACAGGCATATAAGGACGCAGAAGCCGAAGAACTGCAAAGCACCATGACCGTGGCTGAATATGCCGAAACATGGCTGCCAATCGCTCATCCGAAATCCACAATCACCCCCGGCACTTACAGAGGGCTTGAAGGACATATCAAAAAGATAAACCGTGTTATCGGGGATGAATTTCTCTGCGACCTGACACCTGTTCACATTAAGAAAATCTATTCAACAGAATATGCCGGTCTATCCGCATCTTATATCAGATCCGGCAAGCAGCTTATCAGCACCATGCTCGACGCCGCCGTATCGGAAGGATATCTCCGCTCGAATCCTGCAAAAGATTCAACCGCCAAACCCCACAAGGGCACATTTCACGGGCATAGATCAATCACACAGCAGGAGCGCACATGGATCGAAACCCTTTGCACCGATCACCGGGCACATGCGGCCGTTATGACCATGCTCTACGCCGGCATCCGGCCACAGGAAATGAAAGCCCTTCAGATTGAACGATCGGTCGATTTTGAGAATGATACGATCACCTTGGTCGATTTCGCTCACATGGATACGCCCCAAACCTACAAAATAACGGACAAAGGGAAAACAGAGCACGCAAAACGGACCATTCCGCTTCTTCCTCCCTTGAAAAAGGCCCTGACCGGAAAGAAAGGTTATTTGATCACTGACGCCAAAGGGAAAAGAGTGAACGTTCAAGCCTGGAAGTGTGTTTGGAAATCCTACGTTTTTCACATGGAAACCGCCATCAACGGCTGCGAGAAAAGATGGTATGGAAAAACCAGAGAACACAAAGCCATTTTGGCTCAAGGCGGCAAGCTCCCGCCCTGGATTGACTTCACGGTTGTCCCATACGACCTCCGGCACTCTTTTTGCACCATGTGCAGAGACAACGGGGTCGAGCTGAACACCTGCGTCCACTGGATGGGACACGCTGACGCCAACATGATCATGAAGATTTACGATGAGTATTCTGCAGACAGAGGCAAGAATGAAGCTCAGAAGCTGATTTCCTTGTTTGCTGATTAAAATTATATTATTTAATACTGGACACCCGAATTTAAATTGATATATAATTATGCCATCAATTAAAGAAGGCGGTTGAAAGGCATGGATAACGTACAGCAAAGGCAAGCCGCAAAGCAGTTCGTTCAAGACTGGACAGGTCACGGAGATGAGAAGCAGGACGCTCAGAATTTCTGGCGCCAGCTTCTGCAGCAGGTTTTTGGAGTATCCGAACCTGAAAAGGCCATATCATTTGAATACAAGGTCAAAAATGATCAAACGAACACCACAATCTTTATTGATGGCTACATCCACGACACGCAGGTTCTGATTGAGCAGAAGAGCGCAGACATCGATCTTTCCAAGGGATACCGGCAAAGTGACGGCAGTATGCTGACCCCTTTTCAGCAGGCCAGAAGATACGCCGGTCTCCTGCCCCATAACATGAACCCACGGTGGATTGTTGTTTCGAACTTTCAGGAATTCCGCATTCACAACATGAACCAGCCAAACAGCGAGCCAGAAATCGTGAAGCTTGCTGATCTGGAAAAAGAATTCCATCGGCTCGGTTTTCTTATCGACACCGGCAATGAGAATCTGAAACGGGAAATGGAATTGTCCCTGAAGGCCGGAGAGCTCGTCGGAAAGATCCACGACCGCTTTCTCGAACAATACAACGACCCCATGGCGAAGCACACTCAGCGGTCGCTGAATATCCTCTGCGTCCGTCTGGTTTTCTGCCTTTACGCTGAAGACGCCGGTCTGTTTGGTGCTTCTGACGCTTTCAGCAGCTATATCGCGCAATATGAACCGAAGGACATTCGCCGGGCACTGATTGACCTTTTTAAGGTTCTGGATACCCCCCTTGATCAACGGGAGGATCTTTATCTCTCAGATGATCTGGCAGCGTTCCCTTATGTGAACGGTGGTCTGTTTAAGGATGAGAATATCGTAATTCCACGAATCACAGACGATATTAAGGAAACCCTGATTCAGTCTTCTGAATTCAATTGGAGCGAAATCAGCCCCACCATTTTCGGCGCGGTTTTCGAATCCACCCTAAACCCGGAAACCCGCCGTGCCGGAGGAATGCATTACACTTCCATAGAGAACATTCACAAAGTTATTGATCCCCTCTTCCTGGACGATCTGAAGCAGGAGTTTGCTGAGCTGAAAAAGAACGTTTCAAAAATCCAGACAGAACGGGAACGGAAGAAGCACCTGGATCCATTCCACGACAAGCTCGCTTCTCTCGTTTTTCTCGACCCGGCTGCCGGCTCAGGGAATTTCCTGACAGAAACCTACCTCTGCCTGCGCCGCCTGGAAAACGAACTGATTGCACTTCAGACCGGTGGACAGATTTCCTTCGGCGAAGCCCTCAACCCCATAAAGGTATCCATCTCGCAGTTTTACGGCATCGAAATCAATGACTTTGCCGTGACAGTTGCCAAAACCGCCCTCTGGATCGCAGAAAGCCAGATGCTCAAGGAAACAGAGGATATCGTTCACATGGCTCTGAACTTCCTTCCGCTGAAGACAAATGCAACTATTATTGAAGGAAACGCCTTACAGATTGATTGGAACAAAGTAGTTCCGAAATCCGAACTATCCTACATTATGGGCAATCCGCCATTTGTGGGCTATGACTTTATGCAGCCATCACAAAAAGAAGATATGCAATCATTTTTTGGCCCTAAAACAGGCAGGTTGGACTATGTAACAGCTTGGTACATAAAGGCAGGTGCGTACATACAAGGAACTTCCGTTCATTGTGCGTTCGTATCAACTAATTCAGTAACGCAAGGGGTACAGGTTCCTGATTTATGGATACCGATGACAAAGAAATACAATATCACGATAGATTTCGCATATAGAACTTTTATATGGGACAGCGAAGCGTCATTAAAGGCCCATGTTCACTGCGTCATAATAGGATTCAGTGCAGTAAGAAGTAATATTCATGTCCTGTATAACGAAGCCGGACAAGCATATCATGTTTCAAATATAAGTCCATACTTAATAGAATCTGAAAATATAATTGTTGAAAAGAGAAGCAATGCAATATGCGATGTGCCGAACCTGATATTGGGCAACATGCCCAAAGACGGTGGTGGATTCATTTTGACGCCAGAGGAAAAAGAACGATTTATAAGTCAAAATCCTCTGTCGGAACAATGGATAAAATTGTACATTGGAGCAGATGAATTCATAAACAACAAAAAGCGTTATTGCCTATGGCTCGTGAATGCTGCACCGTCAGATTTGAGAAAATGCCCTTTGGTTATGGAGCGTGTGCAAAAAGTACAGGAATTCAGATTCGCGAGCAAGGCAGAATCGACTCGCAAGTTCGGGCAAACGCCTACTCTCTTCTGCCAAATCGCACAACCAGATTCTGATTTTATCATTGTGCCAAAAACAACTTCGGGACGTCGCCGCTATGTTCCGCTGGGATTTGCATCAAGAGATACTATTGTGAGCGACCTTGTTTTTATTGTGCCTAATGCTGATTTGTTTGAATTTGGCGTATTGTCTTCTAATGTTCACAATGCATGGTTGCGCATAATTGGAGGCAGATTGAAAAGCGATTATCGATATTCGCGAGACATTGTTTATAATACTTTTCCGTGGCCAATACCCAATGACACGCAAAAGCAGAAGATCCAACAAACGGCACGGGCCATCCTGGACGCCCGCGCACTCTATCCTGACTGCAGCCTTGCAGACCTCTACGATGAGCGAACAATGCCGCCAGAACTCCGTACAGCCCATCAGAAGAACGACAAAGCCGTCATGGAAGCATATGGCTTCTGGGGAAGGCTGAACTCGGAACCGGAATGCGTAGCAGAGCTGATGAAGATGTACCAAGCGCTGACCGAAAAAGAAAAGGGGCAAGCCTGAACGGCCTGCCCCTTTTCCCTACTCTTCCTGCATATCATTTTGCATATTTAGAATGATTTTTTCGCACTTTTTTGAGCCTTTTTTACCCTGAATTCCAGCCTGTTTTCGGCAAAAGAAAATCCCGGAAGCCTTTATCTCAAGGCCTCCGGGAAAGTGGCTCAGATAGGACTTGAACCTATGACACTCCGGGTATGAACCGCCTTGCCCGAAGCCTCTAACTCCTTGGCTTGCAATGGTTTCAGGCGGCAACCACGAAAGCTGCATATCGTTTTGCACATTTTCGACCGTTTTTTCGGCTTTTGTGCCCCCTTCAACGGGGCAATTATAACATCTTATCCGATTTCTTGCAACGAACCTTCTGAGCACCTGCCCTCTTCTTACTCTTCATCGGCTACCCACCATCTTCTTATATCTCTTAATTTTTGCATCCTGATACAAAAGCATGCGCGCTGCATCATACAAGAGTAAATTTGAAACACACCAATTTCCGTATTGCGGATCATTGTTGTTGTAAGGGCAAGTAGTTTTCTGACATCTTTCTGCAGAATCTGGAAACTTCATTCTGTAGCACTCAAGACATTCGGCAATCTTTTTAGGGCTTCTGACCTTCTTCATATTCATTCACACCAATCAGTCCTTGCTTTGTGAACACAATCCATCAGATCATAATCAGCAATATTAAGCATGATCCATCATCTCCTGCTTACCATCACTGTCAATATCAAGCAGCATGTCCTGCATAATGGCCATGATGCAGGGAACGATCTTTCTTACATCCATTCCGTAATCAGCAAGAATACGGGCAAGACGCTCCATTCTGCCGGACTGGTCTGCTTTACACAACATTATCAACGTCATCTCACGTGACCATTCCGGCGTTTCTTTCACTGTTTGCATTGACTGATAAGCCATCGTCTTTTCCAGTTCAGTCATAATTTTATCTCCTTATACAGCAATTTTATATCTGGATTTCATTAAGAATTTCAGGTGTGCTTTTGTCTATCAGGATACTGAGTATTCGCAGATATTCTCCTGCGTCGGCCATCTTAATTCTGTCTTCTTCTGGTAAGGTTTCAGCATATTCATTAACCCAATTTGACAATTCAGTAATGTCTCCCGTTAATTCTTTTAATCTCATCTTATCTCCTTTCGGCTCTTCGCAATACAGCAATTTATTCTATAACTTCTGTTTCGATGCTGATTACCTCATACCAATTAGACGCACAGCTAATCTCCTGTTCTAAATCGTGTTTGATAAACTTATCGTCCATGTTAAATTCGTCGTCCGACTCAACGTCAAGAACAACTGTTACTCGCTTTTTCATTTTTCACTCCTCCTCGATTCGCAAAACAGCAAATTTAACGCATATCCACATGTACTTTGTCACCTTCGTGAACCATATCCGGTATCGGCGTACCAAACAGGAAATATTCCATATACGCACAGAACAATTCAGCCTTTTCAAAACTGCCGAAGCTCGCCATCTTGAACGCTTCATTCCCTTTGTGAACCCACAACCCCGGATTCTTGCCGAACTCTTTTATATGCTCCACGGAAATCTTGTAATCACCCTTGCCGTATGTCATACTGCATACCTCACTGTTATGAAGTGACCTTTGTCAAGGGGGCCTGAGAAATTTTCTCAGAAACTTGACGGGCCAAGCAATTTCAATCCCGACAGCACTTGGAAAGAGCTCTGATTTAACAGTCTCCGGCATTGGCCACTCTGTTATTCGTGGGTTGGTTACCAACAGGCTAATGGTCCGCCGAGAGCCCTGCGATCTAATCGCGTGGATCATGGTTGCCCATGCCAACATAGTGAGAACGCAGTTGGCTCGAACCTTACAGTGATCACAGCTCCTTCCAGATGCTGTCTGGAATGAATTCGGTAATAAGTAAGTGACTGGCTGGGGACACAACTCCAATCCTGTTCGTCCCGGAGCCGTAAAACGTTGGATTGCGCTCAAGCCTGCCGTTCGGACAAGGGGTGGAGATTTTTTCCGCTATACGGATGCGGGAAAAATACTACCGCTTGTCCGATTGCCTGGACGGGTTATGTTCGGCCGGCTACAATCAATCAGGCGATGGGCGGGGAAGTTGTCTTCTTCTCCTCCAATCCCATCCCGCCCGTCGCCGTGGCTGCGGACTTGCTGGCCGAACATGTTCTGTCCAGGTCGGCAGGGTCGAAGGACTCAAGCTGCATGACCGTGGATATCATCTACCATCATCCCCCATACAAAGCAGGCGAGCTCTCTGGCAACTGCAGCTACAGCTACATTTCGCTTTTTACCACGGTGAATCAGCTTATAGTATTTTCTGCGAAGCCGAACATTTGCCTTGTCGGCATAGGCTATGACTTCAGCAGTGTTTCCTGACTGTCGAGCCTTCAGTGCTTTCGATTTCTGTCCGATCACCCCTTTGCAGATACCGCCGCTGGCTTCGATCAGCAACCGTCTCAGATGAGAGTTTCCTGCCTTGGTGATTCCCAGCCTGTTGGTATCATCACTGCTGGAATGTTCTCCAGGAGCCAGACCAAGATAAGCCGCGTAAACATTTCCTTTACTGAACCGCGCAAAGTCTCCGGTTTCCACGATCAACGAAAGTGCCGTATGTGTCTTGATCCCGAGTAAGCATTCCAGCTTCTTCACCTTTTCCTGATACTGAGTCTGATCAGCAAGTTCCTGAATCCGCTTGTCGAACCTCTCAATCTTAGCTGTCAGCTCATCGTAGGTCGCCAGGTATTCATTCAGGGTTTCCCGGACCAATTCCGGGAGTTCCAGCTTGCGCATCCACTTCAGATGGGCCTGCGTCCAGTTGTTTCCTTCATAGATGCATCCGTGGCGGATACACAGCGCATTCATCTGCTGCTTCTTCTGCTTCAGCGTAATCTTGTGATCATCACGCATCCGAATGTATTCCTTTACCGCATTGTCATCCGCTGTTGGAACATGCACGGCATGATATCCGCCATAACACAGGCATTTTGCGATCAAGTGCGCGTCACGCTTGTCTGTTTTGATCCGCTTTCCTTTTTCGGATATTATGGTTGTCGGAGCCAGGATGACGCATTTGATTCCGGCATCCGTCAGCTGATGATACAGGCTGTATCCGAGACATCCTGCTTCGTAGCCGCAGAGGATATCACAGTCTTTATCGGAAACTCCCAACCTCTCTTTTAGGCGTTTGATGAACTGAATGACCAACCTGTAGTCCGGTTCAATTTGAATCTGGGCTAGAACATTCTCTTCTGCCCCGAGAATCGGTTCGACTGCACACAAAGTGTAATTTGTGGTATGGACATCCATCCCGATTTTGAGTATCCTATACATGAAGTGACCTCCTTTGCATGCGGTAAGCCCCGCAACTGGCGTGATTTTGCATCTGACAGTATACGGGTAAATCCACGTTGCTGCAAATGCTGGGGTCACTTCATATTATCTAAAATGTTGCCTTTAAGTTATTACCGTTCCCATCCGTTGCGGATAATCGCAACAGGCACTTCTGCCAAATAGTCCGCAAAATCAGACGGACTTTCTCCCCGTTTTTCTTCTGTCCTGCCGTCATCATAAACAACAATCCATTTATAAACCGTTGCACTCATTCCAACTTCACCTTCTTTTACTGTTATTGTGTTAATGTCACTCCTGCCGCTCCTCCCATTTTCGCCACGGGAACATCAGCCAGAACCCCTTCCTGACCAGTTCCCATCCGATCCATTGCCGAAGCCAGCGAATCCGTACACTGACCTTGCTTTCAGCCTTTTCATCTGCCGTAATTTCCAATGTCCCAAGCTCAACGGTCTTCCCGTTGCTCCACTTCAGGATTACCTTGGCATTGTTGATTCGCATTCCATTTCACCGCCTGTCCGCATCGTCTGCAAAACCTGTCTCCATAGTCTATCGGCATTTTGCATTTGCCACACTGATACCACCAACTACCATGTCCGTCATGCTCTTCTATGCCACTAACAGTCGGCTCAACCGCTTCCTGCTCTTTCAGCAAGGCAAGGACGGCTTTTGCCGTCTCTTGTACCTCGCTGTCGCTGTACCACTGCTGCCAGTCATCCTGCGTCAGCCCTTCCAAGCAGCCCATTACTGTCAATCTATCCATCATTCCCACTTCACCTCATGACCGCAATAACCGCAGTAATTGATTTCCTTGTCTGCCCTCTTTCTCGGCAATCTTTGACCACATTTTCCGCAATACACTTTTCCTTGGCTCCATGTTGGCTTCACGGGTTCCTGCTCTTTCAGCAGTATTTCTACTTCTGTCTTTATCTGGTCTATGTAATCGCATAAACTGGAATACACATCCCAGTTGCCTGGGCTAACTACAGGATGAACGGTCACATCTGCGAACAAGCGCAAATCATCCAGATGAGTTATAACCACTTCTCTATCAGTCATCCCACTTTACCGCCTTCCCACAATATGGGCAGAACCGTGTGCCAAGGTGCAATCTCTGCGCTCCCATTTCGATGCTTCTGTCCGTAGAGCACCACGGACAATAAGCATTTCCATACATGTCCGTTTTAACTTGCATCGGTTTCTGCTCTTTCAGCATGGAAAGCACATACTCTGCGTCTTCCTTTGAAAGACGAACATCCTTAAATTCTCCAGCCTCGTTTATGGCTGTTTCCAAAGTTAATTCTAAAAGAGTCACCCTACTTCACCGCCTGTCCAGCTTCGGCAATTCTGGCCTATACATCCATGCCGTTATTTCTCTTATGTCTCGTCCGCTGTCGAGCATGATTCCATCGTCAACACCGTCCACATAATCGTCAATCCAGATATCTTTCCCGTCTGTCATGAGATACTGCCCATCATCTCCCGGTAAGCCGTGAATAATACCGTCATCGTCCTCTGTGAGCAGATTCCACTCCTGCTCTTTCAGCAGTTCCAGCGCATCATCTATATATTTTATGCCGCTCTTACATCCAAGATTCCCGACAACGCCATCAGCTCGATTGCTTCCCATCTCAAAAAACAACCTTGCGGCTTTCAGTTCCATGATAACCTTCTCTCTGTCCATTCACTTCATCGACCTTCCGTTATATCTTTTGATACACATTCCCATCCAATGAGTTCTACCTCGCTAATCGGTTCAAAATCGAATAATTCTTCCATTCTTTTTTCTGCTTCTTCTTCTGTTTCGCCCTCAACCCATAAATCAATATTGAATTTGAAATGTGCCATTCACTTCACCGACCTTCCTTCATTCTTTGTCCACAAGAACACAAAGAAATTCTTTTGTGTTATCAAAGCCTACCGCTATATAACCAGTTCCTTCCAACGCATCGTTGATCTTGTTGAGGATTTCAGCTATGTCTTCTTGCCTTATGTCACTCATTGCTCTCACCGACCTTCCGACATATCTGCGCCACAGTTTGGACAGAACGAATAGCAAGCTGTTTGTCCATCCTGTGAAACACCGCATTGGCTGCATTTCATCCAACTGTGTCCATTTGTGTTTCCGAAAATCCAATGCCCTTTTTCGCGCTGATGTTCAAGAAAACGAATTTGTGCTTCATGCTCTTTCATCGTTCTCACTGCGTTGTAAAACCCGCGATCATAAGCGTTATGTACAGCCTCACAGATTTCATCACTTACAGCATCCATGCAGAAACCGCCGACCGGAGAGCAGTTCCCAAGATTCCCACGCATTGGGCAATCTTTTCTCATATCTGGATCATACATCCCATTTCACCGTCTTTTACCAACATTTACAGAAACTGCAGACATCTGACATGTTCTCTGTCTTTCGCCCATTAATCGCTTTTTTGACGTTTTATCCTCTGATTTTGCATTTTTTCTGCAAAAAGCGGGGTTAAACCGTGTTCTAAACAGCCTTTTCTGTTTTGCTGGCCTGATTTGTCATTCCCGGACCTTCCTTTTCCACGATCGCGGTTGCATACTCGTCATTCACGAGCTTCTCCAACGTGTACAGAGCTTTCATATCCTGATACATCATGTTCCATGTGTCATGCACCTGACCAAGCCCAACCATTTCAGGGTATTTTTCCGCGCTGAATGCCTTTTCCCATTTTGACCAAACCGCACCAGCTAAATGCTGAAGCGCAATTCCGCATTCCATTTCCTGTTCCTGACTCCACGCCATGCCCCAATTTTCATCAGCCTTTTTGCTCATCCGTCAATCCTCCTCTGGATAGATCGTTATATCCAAATGTCTGCCAAGAAAACGGAGCCCATAATCCGTCAAGCTATACCACGCTTGCTTTCCTTCCTCTTCCGGCTCGTGTTTCCTGATGATTCCGAGTGCCCCGCTGAAGTAGTCCAGATATTTGTTGTTTCCTGCCCAATAGTTCCGATACGGCTTATAAAAAATCTTTCCGTGCCGCTTATAGGCATGGCGCACGCCTTCCGGCCACATTCCGATCATGTGCATCA